CGCCCTGTCCTGCCCTGTCGCCCTGCCCTGCCCTGTCGCCTAGTGCCGTGCCGTGTCCTGCCGTGTCCTGCCCTGCCGTGTCCTGCCCTGCCGTGTCCTGCCCTGCCGTGTCCTGCCCTGCCGTGTCCTGCCCTGCCGTGCCGTGTCGCCTAGTGCCGTGTCGCCTAGTGCCGTGTCGCCCTGCCCTGCCCTGCCCTACCCTGTCGCCCTGCCCTACCCTGTCGCCCTGCCCTGCCCTGCCCTGCCCTGCCCTGTCGCCTAGTGCCGTGCCGTGTCCTGCCGTGTCCTGCCCTGCCGTGTCCTGCCCTGCCGTGCCGTGTCGCCCTGCCCTGCGTCGTCTGGCGAACACTTGTTCGCCCTCGTTCGGTGCGTCATTTTTGATACTTGACTTGTCTCATAAATGTCGCTAGTGTGTGGTTTATGGAAGTAACCCTACTGACCGAGACACTCAACTTGCGTGAGACGCTTCGCCTCGCTCGCCTTGCCGAGCGTCTGCCCGTTTCCCGTTTCCGTTTCGGTTCGCCGTGCCGTTTCGTTCGTGTCATTGACCTAACCGTTCATCTTGTAATGCCAGAGATGTTTGAGCGTGTCGGTGCGTTGCGTGTCGCTCGCTACTTGCGTAGCACCTCGCCACGATGGGGTCGTTCGTGGCGCAAGTGGTGAGCGTTGCGCTCGCCGTTGCGTTGCGCTCGCCGTTGCGCTCGCCGTTGCGCTCGCCGTTGCGTTCGCCGTTGCGTTGCCGTTGCGTTCGCCGTTGCCGTTGCGTCGTCGTGCGTGGTGCGCTCGTCGTAGCGTCGTCGTGCGTGGTGCGCTCGTCGTAGCGTCGTCGTGCGTGGTGCGCTCGTCGTAGCGTTGCGCTCGTCGTAGCGTCGCCGTGCGTGGTGCGCTCGCCGTTGCCGTTGCCGTTGCGTTGCCGTGCGTGGTGCGCTCGTCGTAGCGTTGCGCTCGTCGTAGCGTCGTCGTGCGTGGTGCGCTCGTCGTAGCGTCGTCGTGCGTAGTGCGCTCGCCGTTGCCGTTGCCGTTGCGTTGCCGTGCGTGGTGCGCTCGCCGTAGCGTATCGCTCGCCGTTGCGTTGCGCTCGTCGTAGCGTCGCCGTGCGTCGTCGTGCCGTGTCGCCCGTCGTGCGTCGTCGTCGTGCTTCGTCGTCGTGCTTCGTCGTGCGTCGTGGTCGTGCGTCGTGGTCGTGCTTCGTCGTGCTTCGTGCTTCGTCGTCGTGCTTCGTCGTCGTGCTTCGTCGTGCTTCGTCGTCGTGCTTCGTCGTGCTTCGTCGTCGTGCTTCGTGCTTCGTCGTGCTTCGCCGTGCTTCGCCGTGCTTCGTCGTCGTGCTTCGTGCTTCGTCGTGCTTCGTCGTGCTTCGCCGTGCGTCGTCGTGCGCCGTGCGTCGTCGTGCGCCCTGCGTCGTTGTGCTTCGCCGTGCGTCGTCGTCGTGCTTCGTGCGTCGTGCTTCGTGCTTCGTGCGTCGCCGTGCGTCGTGGTCGTGCTTCGTCGTCGTGCGTCGTCGTTGTGCTTCGCCGTGCGTCGTGCTTCGCCGTGCGTCGTGCGCCCGTCGTGCGTGGTGCGTTCGTCGTCGTGGTGCGCCCGTCGTCGTGGCGTGTCGCCCGTCGTGCGTGGTGCGCCCGTCGTCGTGGTCGTGCGTCGTGGCGTGTCGCCCGTCGTGCCGTGCGTGAGGCGTGAGGCGCACGGGTGGCACGGGGTCGCCCGTGTGCGTCGTGCGTATCGCTCGCCGTGCCGTGTCGCCCGTCGTGCGTCGTGCGCCGTGCGCCCTGCGTCGTCGTGCGCCGTGCGTCGGCGTGTGTCGCCGTGCGTCGGCGTGTGTCGCCGTGCGTCGGCGTGTGTCGCCGTGCGTCGGCGTGTGTCGCCGTGCGCCTGCGCCTGCGCCTGCGTGTGTGCGCTCGCCGTGCGTGTCGCCTTGCGCTTCGCCGTGCGTGTCGCCCTGCCCTGCGCTTCGCCGTGCCGTGCGTGTCGGTTCGCCCGTTGGTAGGTGCGCTCGCCGTGCGCCGTGCGTCGTGCGTCGCCGTGCGTCGCCGTGTCGGTTCGCTCGCCGTGCCGTGCGTGAGGCGTGAGCCTCACGGGTGGCACGGGGTCGCCGTGTGCGTAGGCGTGTGCGCTCGCCCGTCGTGTCGGTGCGCCCGTCGTCGCCCGTCGTCGTTCGTCGTCGCCCGTCGTCGTTCGTCGTCGCCCGTCGTCGCCCGTCGTCGTTCGTCGTCGCCCGTCGTCGCCCGTCGTCGCCCGTCGTCGCCCGTTGCTCGCCGTGCGTTCGTCGCCCGTCGTCGGCGTGTCGCCCGTCGTGCGCCGTGCCGTGCGTGTGCGCCCGTCGCCCGTCGTGCGCCGTGCCGTGCGTGTGCGCCCGTCGTGCGCCCGTCGCCCGTCGTCGTGGTCGTGCGTCGTCGTGCGTATGCGCCCGTCGTGCGCTCGTCGCCCGTCGCCCGTCGTGCGCCCGTCGCCCGTCGTGCGCCCGTCGCCCGTCGTCGTGGTCGTGCGTCGTCGTGGTGCGCTCGTCGTGCCGTGCGTGAGGCGTGAGCCTCACGGGTGGCACGGGGTCGCCGTGTGCGTAGGCGTGTGCGCTCGCCCGTCGTGTCGGTGCGCCGTGTCGTGCGTCGTGTCCGTTCGCTCGCCGTGCGTGTGTCCGTCGGTGCGTCGGTGGGTGCGCCGTGTGTGCGTCGGTTCGTTCGTGCCGTTCGTGCGTGTGCCGTGTGTCCGTCGCCGTGTGCGTCGCCGTGTCGGTGCGTGTGCGCCGTGCGTCGCCGTGTCGGTGCGCTCGCTCTCCCTGCGTGTGCGCCTGCCTGCGTCGCCGTGCCGTGCGTCGCCCTGCCGTGTCGTGCGTGTGCGCCCGTCGCCCGTCGTGCGCCCGTCGCCCGTCGCCCGTCGTGCGCCGTGCCGTGCCGTGCGTCATTGGTCGCCCGTCGTGCGTCGCCGTCTGCCGTCGTGCGCCAACTCTCGTAGCCCTGCGAACCTCACGGGCAACACGGGTGCGCCCGTCGTGTCCCCGTCGTGCCGTGTCCCCGTCGTGCCGTGTCCCCGTCGTGCCGTGTCGTGCGTCGTGCCGTGTCGTGCGTCGTGCCGTGCCGTGCGTCGTGCCGTGTCGTGCGTCGTGCGCTTGCGTGAGCGTGTGCGCTCGTCGGTGCGCCGTCGCTCGCCGTGTCGGTGCGTGTCGTATCGCTATGCGTCTGCGTGTGTCGCCGTGTGTCGCTCGCCGTGTGCGTAGGCGTGTCGGTGCGCCTGCCGTGCGTATGCGTGTCGCCGTGAGTGCGCTCGTCGTAGGCGTGTCGGTGTCGGTGCGTGTGCCGTTCGCCGTCGTGCGTGGTGCGCCGTCGTGCGTCGTGCCGTGCGTCGTGCGCTCGCCGTGCGCCGTCGTGCTTCGTGCTTCATAGTGCGCCCGTCGTGCCGTGCGCTCGTCGTGTGTCGTGCGTGAACCTCACGGGTGGCACGGGGTCGCCCGTCGTGCGTGTGCGTCGCCTGTCGTGCTTCGTTGCTCGCCGTGTCGGTGCGTGTCGTATCGCCGTGCGTCTGCGTGTGTCGTCGTGCGTCGCCGTGAGTGCGCTCGCCGTCGTGTCGCCACGCCCTGCGCTCGCCGTTCGTCGTGTCGCCGTTCGTCGGTTCGTCGCCGTTCGTGCCGTTCGTGTGCGCCACGCTACGCCGTTCGTGCGTGTGCCGTTCGTGCGTGTGCCGTGTGTCGGTTCGCCGTGTGCGTCTGTGCCGTGTGTGTCGCTCGTCGTGCGTCGTGCGTGAGCCTCACGGGTGGCACGAGGTCGCCGTGTGTCCGTCGTTGCGTCGGTGCGTCGTGCGTGTGTCCGTTCGCTCGCCGTGTCCGTTCGTTCGCCGTGTCGGTGCGCCGTCGTGTCGGTGCGTATCGTTCGCCTTGCGCTCGCCGTGTCGGTGCGCTCGCCGTGTCCCCTCGTGCGCCGTGCGTCGCCGTGCGTGTCGCCCTGCGTGGGTCGTGCGTCGCCACGCCCTGCGCTCGCCGTTCGTCGTGTCGCCGTTCGTCGGTGCGCCGTTCGTGTGCGTCGCCGTGTGCCGTGTCGCCGTGTGCCGTGTCGCCCTGTGCCGTGCCGTGCCTCTCGCCGTGTCGTGTCGTGCCAAAAGCGCACGGGTGGCACGGGGTCGCCGTGCCGAACCCGACACACGACAAAGCCTCGCCACTCTGCGCTCGGTGCGCTCGGTGGCGAGGCTCGCCGTGCCGTGCTAGACGGTCATCAGGTGTCGCCCGTCAAGCTCCCAGACGCTCAGCCAAGTCGTCGCTATCAACTTGGCCTGCGCCTCGCTCTGACAAGGGATAGCGACTATGTGAGTGTCGCTACTGTCCCCCGTCGGGCTACTGATCCATACCTCAACGGTGTCGCCATTGGTGACTATCGCCCGAGGCGTTCCCTTCATCACGGTTGTCGGTCGGTTCGTGTTCATTTCTCCACCCCCTTCTCCCTTCCCTTGTGGGGCTCTCCCCACGAACAACACCCTAGTGGCACTTGTGAGACAAGTCAAGTACCCAGACGACGGCTCGGACAGGGGCACAAACGCCCACGGGTGGCACGGGCGAGGGTACTTGACTTTCTGGGGGGACTGCCCTATCGTGATGGTTGGGATTACCAACCAACAAGAAGGGAGACATATATGAGGCGGTCGTCGGTTTTTCGGGGAGGTCGCACGACGGTCGTGCCGTTCGGCGTGTCGTTGCGCCGTGCGCTCGTCGTGGGCGCACTCGTCGCCGTGGCGTCGGTGGCGTACGCTCGGCTCGGTGCGAGCCCGTCGTTCGTGTGCGACGCCACGCCCGTCGTCGCCGAGGAGGGCGACACGCTCTGGGGCATAGCCGAGGCGAGGTGCGAGGGCGACATACGGCAGGCGACCGACGAGGCGTTCCTTGCGTTCGGCCCGCTGTCGGTCGGCGAGTGGGTCGTGATGCCCGAGCGTGAGGGCTGTCGTCTGAGCTGGGTCGGCGTGTCGCCGTCGGTGCCGACGCAGGACTGCCGATGAACGCACGAACGAGGTCGCTGACGCTCACGAGCGTCACGAGCGTCGTGTTCGTGGCCCACGCAATGTGGATCGTCGTCGGCATGGTGCTGTCCGTGAGGGGCTCGCTGTCGTGGTCCACCTACTTCGGCGTCGGGCTGGGGTCGTGGCTCGTCGTGAGGCACCTGATTTCCCTCAGCGAACGGGCCCTGTCCGAGTTCCTGCGCTCGGCCCCGAAGGGGCGCACCGACCGAGCCGAGTAGGGCGCAAGACGCCCACGGGTGCCACGGGCTCGCCCCCTGCGCTCAGTCGCCCCTCTCGGGGTTCCCCACGAAGTTCTTGGTCTCAAACCCACGCTCAACCATCGCCAGCGTGAGGGCGTCGTAGAACGCCCGCCCGATGCCGTCGTGGGCCAACTCGTCGGAGACGGGGAGCGTGAGAGCCTTGGCGAACAGCAATGGGTACATGCCCTCGTGCCCCACGATGCGCTGGTGGCCGGGGACGAAGTTCTCCTCGCCCCAGACGACCGACTTGGGCACGGCGTACCTGTACGACTTGGTCACGAACGAAACCTCGTCGCCGAGGACGTGGGTCACGGTGAGCGCCTCCTTGATCCTCGGATTGCCCTTGGCGAACTCGTTCGCGAAGTTCTTGCCCAGGGTCTCCACGGGCTCGTCGGAGACGTACCCCTCGGCGACCATGGTTATCTCGTCGGCACCCCAGCCCTGCCTCAGTATGGCCGCGGCCTCGGAGACCGCCAGGAACCTCACGTCGGGCGACCTGCGCTGCATGGCATCGGTCATCCTCGTGATGACCGCCAGACGGTCGGTGCGCCAGCCGTAGAGCACCTGGTTCATGTCCTCGCCTATGCCGAAGTCCCTCACGCCGGCGGTCTTGGTCTCCACCGCAGTCGCAAGGACGAGCGCCAGTTTCATCATCCGACCCTCGTAGGCGACGTCCATGTATCAATGGTAAGGACGCCACGGGCGTCCACGGGGAAGGGTTCCCCTACGGCGACCAGTTGTTTACTAGCCTGTGCGACATGGCACAAAAAAAGAAAACCACCAAGAAATCAAACAACGCAAAGAAGCCCGCCGTCAAGAAGGTCGCATCGAAGATCGCGGCAGCGCCGAAGGTCGAAGCACCGAAGCCTGTCTCCGTCTCGAGCGTGCCGTCGCCCGCGCCCTTCCTCCCAAAGAAGAAGAAGAGCTTCCTCGCGCGCATCTTCGGCTCCTAGTCTCGCCTAGCGGCGATAGGAACGATACGCCGCTCGCAATATCCGCACGCCGTTGTCCAGGGGGCGGTAGCACTCCGTGTCGCCACGGGTGGCCATGGGCATCTTCATCATGATGCCGAAGTTCGCATAGCTCTTGATCAGGATGCCCATCTTGACGAGGCGGTCGAGCGTGGCCTTGGCATCGTCGTTGTCCTCGAACGCGGCGTCGAAGGCGCACAGCTGGTACGCGAAGGTGGGCACCTCGGGTCGCCGTGACAGGATGAACAACGAGGCCATCATCAGCTTGCGGTCGCCCGCCACGATGTCGGCCTCCCTGCACCCCGTCGCGGCCGTCGTCACTGGGGCTCCGTCTGGTCGCCGTCCTTGTCGGGCCCCGCGCCGCCGGTGCCGGCGTTCTGTGCCGCTGGCTCGTTGACCTTCCCGAGTAGGTCGCTCATCGTCGCGTTCAGCTGCCCGAGCAGGACGTTCGTCTTCTCCATCAACTGCTCCACGCTCGTCAGCAGGACGACGGTCTGCACCGCCAGGTTGCCCTGGCTCTCGTACCTGACGCGGAGGTCGTCGGTGATCCTGCGGTAGATGCGGTCCTGGGCCCACGGGTCACGCCTGTCCATCGGATCCTCCACGTAGCCCGTCATCTCGGCACCTCCTCGGTCGCGATCTCCTCCGAGAGCATTCTATCGAACGAGACCTGGAGCTGCGCGTGCCAGCGCGCGACGTCGCGCATCAACGCCTGCGCGACGACGAACTGCGGCGGGACGTCGCGCGGCTCCACGGCCACGGGCGACTGGTTGTGGAAGAGGCACGGCTCGGACCGCACCATCAGCTCGACGAGCATGCCGGGCTGTATGTTGGAGCCATCGTCACCGTGCGAGGTGCGATCGGTCACTTATGGTGCTCCACGAGGGCCCCCATCGGCATGACGATCCGCTCCTCGAGCAATCCGACTTCGAGGGAGTTCGCCGCGATGTGGTCGAGGGCGTCCACGAGGCGTATGCCGATCCTCTCGAACTCGGGCGCCATCCGGCGCATCTCGAGCTGGCGCCTCCACGCCTCGGTGCTCTCCTCGATGCTCTCGGCGCCGAACGTGTCGAAATGCTTGTTGGCGAAGTCGAGCAGGTGGAGCGGATAGTTGTTCTGGTAGCGCTCGCGCGTCTCCTCGGACGCATCCGCGAACGGAGCGAAGAATACGCCCACCTGGGCGAGGTTGTACAGGGCCGCCGCGTGCTCGCCGACGAGCCTCCTTCGCTCCTTGGCCGCCTGATTCCTCTTGCTGGCCCCCGCCGTCTTCTTCTTTTTCCTCGCGTTCTTTTTGCTCATGCCAGCATCCTAAATGCCCACGGGCGCGCCGTCAACGCCTAAAACTCCTCGTCGGCGTGGGGGCCCGCCACCTGCGACGGGCGTGTCGCGGCCGGCTCGGAAATCTCGAAGGGGAACATCCTGCCCCGCCTGAGCTTCTTGGGCCACTGCCTCTCGTCCCGCGCCCCGCGGAAGTGCCTGAGCTCGTAGGTGTAACCGTCGGGCGACAGCGGGTCTGGCGTCAGCGATATGCCGAACTCGGGCCAGCGAGACCACACCGCCGAACCGAACGGTCTGAGCTCACGGGTGGCCATGTTGCTGCCGAGCGGCGCGTGGTGCTCCAGCCACAGCGCGCAGTCGTAGGCATCCTTGACGACGTCAAGGAACTTCGCGACCTCCACGGCCACGGACTCGGAGTTCCGCCCGCCCGGGTCGACGTACGACTTGTACAGCGGGCCGAACATGATCAGCTCGGGCTTCACCGCCTCGATGTGACGCAACAGGTAGGCGCGGTCGTCCTCGCGGAGCAGGTCTATGCCCGACGGCTTCAGCAGGAGCGACCCGTCCAGCGGACGAACCTTCATGTTGAACTCCTTCTCCACCCTGAGCTTCGCCCTCATGTAGGTGTGCCTGCTCATGCGGCGGATGATGCGGTCGGGGTTCTCCAGGTCCACGAACAGGGTCCTCACGGGCGGGATCGACTGGAAGGAGAAGGGGTGTATGCCGAACGAGGACAGTATGGCGATCTGGCGGGCGAGCATCGTCTTGCCCACGCCCTCGGCGGCGACGACGATGACGCGCTCCTTGCGCTCCAGTATGTCGGGGATGACCCAGTCGTAGATTCCGTCGTCCTCCTCGGACATGAAGTCGTCCCACCTCACGAGACGACCCGTGTCTATGCGGTCGTTTGTGTACGAACCGCCGATCATCGCCTGCACACGGGCGAGCTTCGTGGCGTCCTTGATCGACCTGTCGGTCAGCACCTCCGAGATCCTGACCGCCAGGTCCTCCATCGGCGTGACGACCTGCTCCAACTCCTCACGGGTGAGCGGCGCGATGTCCACGAGGTCGCCGAGCTTCAGGCCCGCCCCGATGTGGTCGGTGACATCCTTGTGGTTGGGCGCCCGAACGAGCGACACCTCGCAACCGTGCTCCCTGAGCGCCGCGAACACCTCCGACGCGTACGAGATGCCCGCCTCGTCGTTGTCGGCGATGATCTCCACGATCCCGCCGGCGAGCCACTCGCTGAACTGCGGCTCCCACTTCCCCGACCCCGCCCCCGACGGGCCCGTGGTGGCGGCGAAACCGAGCGATGTGAGCGTGTCGGCGTCCTTCTCGCCCTCCACGACGTACACGGGCTCGCCGTCGCCCACCGCCTTCAGCACGGCGGGCAGGTTGTAGAGGACCTTCCGCACGCCGTCCAGCGAGTAGACGTAGTCGCCTGGGACGTCGGGGTCCGGGCGCCTCTGCAGGAACGTCTTCTTGCCGTCCTCGGTGACGTAGCGGAGCTTCTCGTAGACGAACTCGCCGTTCTCGTCGTAGTACTTGTAGATCTTGACGAGCTTCTTGCTCTTGGGCTTTCTCGGTTTCCTCTCACGGGTGAAGTCGTTGCTCTTGGTGTCGGCGAACAGCTCCGCCGGGCGCATCCCCATGGCGGAGCAGATCTGCTCGAAGCTGCACCCGTTGCCGCGGTGGCAGTAGACGCCGATGTTCCCGTTCTCGTCCCTGACCGACAGGGACGGGTTCCTGTCGTCATTCCGGCACGGGCACCTCGCCATCCATCGGTCGGGACCGTTCGGCCTGACCCCGTCCAGCCTGGACAGGAACCGATGGGCGGTCTCTGACGTCATCCGCGCGTCATTCGTAGTCCGTGCGGGGGATGGATATCTTGAGTTTGGCCCTGATCATCTTGCGGGCGTACTCGGTCATCCCACCCCAAATCCCGAACTGCTCCCACTCGAGCCCGTGCACGAGGCACTCAAGCTGCACGGGGCACCGATGGCATATCTTCATGGCCTCCGAGCCCAACGATCCGCCACGCCTGGTGTGGAACTTGAGCGTGTACCATAACTCAGTCGGATGCCCGACGCACGCACCGCCCTTGGGCGGTCTCGGCATCACGCCCCCCGCGCCCCCGCTCACCATCCCGGTCGCCAGCGGTCTTTTGCCTAGAGTTCCTTTGCTTACGGGCATCGTCCCCATCCCTTCTGTTCGCAAGGATGGTATCGCCTACACCAAACGCAAGTCAATCCTCTTCCAAGCCTCGTAGACGAGTTTACGGATCCTGTTCTTCGTTTTGTCCACGGGTAACTTGAATGCCTCGTCAACGATGTCCCCCCTCCTGCGCAGGCAGGCGTAGGTGACCTCGAGGATCATGTCGTCCCAGGCGTCGGTGTTCCTCGCCATCAGCCATGTCCTCGGGTCGTAGACGCCGTGCTTGGCGAAGGCATGGTCCTCGATGTCCGCCTTGGTGGCGACGATCTCCATGTGCCACCCGACGGTCCGCTCTATCGCGAACACGAGGTCCATCACTCCGCTCTCGCCACGGGCTTCCTTGATCGTCCTGACGGCGTTGACGAAGCGCTCCTCGGCGATCAGCGCGCAATGGGCGTCTATCTCGTCGAGCCTGTCCTTGAGTTGCTCGTCGTTCTCGTTCTCGGCGATCTCCCTCATTATCTCGTAGTCCTCGAAGAAATCAGGCATGTCGTCCTCCCCGAGACCATCCGGCCAGTCCTCGTTTTCCATCACGAACCTAGCAGAACCCTCTGCACGGAGAGCTTCTTCTTCGTCGTCATCGAGCTCTCGTCCATGCTCGCTATCGCCAGCTCCTCGGTGCTCGTGTGGCGGTAGTGGTCAAGGTACTCGCAGGCGGCGTTGTAGACCGACCAGGCGTTGTGCCCGAAGCGACCCGAGTTCCTGTCCGACACGTACACCTTCCCGATCAGGTTCCACACCGACTCCCTGAACTCCCGCTCCCTTTGCGACTCGTTCTTCTTCCTGGGTTGCACGATGTTGAGTATCCTCTCGTTGATCATCCTCGAGGTGTTGGACACGGACGCCAGGGACTCCACGGAGCGCCTCACCTCGTCCCCCCACTTCACGGATATCCCCAGGACCTCACGGGCGTCCTGGATGATGGAGTCCACGTTGCGGGTGTGCCTCGCCGTGAAGACCCTCCTCGCCTTCCGCTCCCCGAGGATTATCGTGTTGTTGCACACGGCCCTCACCTCGGTGTTGGCGTAGCGGATCGGCCAGACGCCGTCGTGGCCCGCCGAAATGACCAGGTACCGGGCGAGGGAGTCGTTGACGCCCGAGCACGCGACGCTGAGCGACCCGAGGTCTATCGTCGCGAAGAAACGGGCGCCCCCCTTGAGGACGCCACAGGTGTCGATCACCGCCCGGCCGCGCGACGCATTGACGACGGCCAACGCCCGCTCGAGCACCTCCTTGTTCTGCCGAACCTCGTACCTCGTGCCCACGGTGGCGAGGGGATCGAAGCTCCCGTCGTTGTTCTGCCTCATGGTGGCCCTGCCGTCCGGGATGATGATCGCCGAACCGTCGGAGTTCCTGACCAGCCTGCCCGAGTCGTCAACGGCGGCGACCTTCGTCAGGACCACGTCGTAATCGGCCTGCGAGGCGACGAGCATCTGCTCAAGGGTGCCCATGTTCCTCACGGGCGTGCCGAGACGGTGCCACGGGATCTGCCGGTCGTTGTAGGCGAACCGGGTCCAGCCCGTCTTCGTCCTCTCCAAACCGTGAGCCATTTTGTTCACCTCCCTGGCGCAATTATCTCACAAAAGCAAGACTAATAAATTTGCGGCTAATCACGGGAAAGCGATAGGCATTGCAAATCGCCACGGGTGACCGTATCGTTGGACCATGCCGAACAACGAAGAATCAGACCTCCTCGCCGAACAGGCGAGCGCATACCGCAATGTGATGATGTCCATGAAGAAGCTCGCCGTGCTCGCGGAGAAGGGGCCGGTGGACATCCCGTCGATCCTCGTCATTCGCTTCGGAACCAGCACGGGCACCGACGCCTACAAGCTCGCGAAGTCGTACGAGGCGAAGTCGCACGAGGGGAACAGCAACATTTTCTACGAGGAGAACGGGGCCACCCCCTACCTCCTCCACGAGGAGGACGGGGTCGCGCTCTGCGAGGCGATGATAGACCTGAACGAGTACGTGGGCAGGGGCTCGTACCCCGGCAAACACATCTACGAGGCCCTCACGCACTTCCACGAGGCCTACAAAAACGTTTCGCCCTGGACCGTCGCCCTCGTGGCCGACGGGATCGCCTGCCACGCCGCCGAGGACCCCGAGTGGCTGAAGTTCATCGAGGCCCCGGAGAATGCCGACAGGGGCTTCCACGAGCTCTTCTGCGACGAGCCCGAAGCCCAGAAATGGCTCGGCGAATGCATAAGCGTCTTCCTCATGTCGATCACGGGCGAGATGGTCTCAGCGAGCGTCAACTACTCCTACGGGGACAAAACTTTCCCCCCCGAGCCGATCTTCCAGCCGTCCACGGTGCGGCAGGAGGGCAGCGTTTTCGACAAGGACAGGGATTGGCTCCAGGGGCAGCGGGTCATCATCCAGATGGTCCTCTTCTTCGCCCACCTGGAGGCCGAGGAGGCCAAATCCTTCTCCGATCTGGGCGACCTGACCCAGGGCCGTGACTAATGTCACTTCAGAGAAAGTCCCTGTTAGGGGTTGCAATCCCCGTGGGTTGCCCATAGAGTCTCAGGCAAGCAAATGCAAACGACAAATAACATATAGCGAAATAGCAATCAACTACTAAAGAAAAGAGATACGACATGAAGACCAAGCCAACCGCCGAGGACATCGAAGTCAGCGTGCAGACGATCACCCCGGAGGACGCCAAGGTGCTGTTGCAGACGAACGTCAACAACCGCAACCTGAGCCGACGCCGAATCGGGATGTACGCCAACGACATCAAGCGCGGCATGTGGAAGCTCACGGGTGACAGCATCAAGCTCGCCAAGAACCCCAAGACGGGCGAGGTTCGCCTGATCGACGGGCAGCACCGCCTGCTCGCCATCATCGAGGCCAACCTCCCGGTCCAGACCGTGGTCGCCACGGGTCTCGAGGAGGACGCCTTCTCGGTGATCGACCGAGGCAAGACGAGGACCTACAACGACGTGCTCAACATGAGCAAGGTCAAGAACGCCAACACGGTCTCGTCCGTCGTCCGACCCGTCATCGTGCTCGAGGCGGGCCTGAACCCCTACGGGGCGGGCATCGACCTCGTCACGCCAGAGGACGTCGTGCGGTACGCCATGGAAAACGAGGAGATGGTCCAGTGGGCCGTGAACCGCTCGTTCAAGATGCGCGAACACCTGTCGGGATCGGGCACGGCGTGGGCGATGTTCGTGTACCTGCTCGCCAGGAAGCACGGGATCAAGTGCGCCGAGGCCTTCAGCAACAGCCTGCTCATGGGCGTCGGCTACGGGATCGGGGACGCACGGGCCGCCCTGCGCAACTGGGTGCTCCGCAACTACGGGAAGTACAAGGGCACGTCGCGCGGCGCGTACGACCAGTGCGCCATGATGATCAAGACCTACAACTACACCGTGACGAACCAGAAGGTCGCCCAGCTCCGCATGACCGACATCGGAGGCGACAACTGGCCGGAGTTCAACGCAAAGAAGTTCTCCGAATAACGGCGATTCCCGATGGAGCGTGCCGTGACCAGCAGGGACGCCCACGACACCGGGGAGCACGAGAGGGAGAGGAAGCTGATACGGCGGGTGCTGGAGAACCACGAGCGTGGTTTCATCCTGGACGCCGATCTCATCGCCGAATTGCGCGAAGCGGTACGCAGGCACAGCGAGCAGGACGCGCGATGAAGCGCAGTACCATATACAGCAAGATGGTCCGCCACGGGCTCGCGCTGCAGTTCCTCCTCACGCTGTCCCTCCTCGTGATGCTCGTCGCCTTCGCCGTGCACTTCAACTGAAACGTGCCGTGACCAGCAGGGACACCCACGACATCGAGGAGTACGAGAGAGAGAGGAAGCTGACCGACATGAACGAGACCCAACAAAAGATAGAGGCCCTCAGGAGGAAGCTCCCCCGCAGCGAGCAGTACATACAGGTGGACGAGGGTTGGTACCAGCTGGTCATCGATTGCGACGCCGAACTGGCCGCGCTCAACGACAAGTACCAGCCGTTGCAAATCAAGGAGAAGTTCGGCGGCCTCCGCTACTACTTCACCCCGTCGGCCGATACCACGGCCGAGCAGCGGGACGCGATGTACGGGGTGGTCGCCAAGTACGAGGCGATCGCAACCAAGACGTGCGAGGCGACCGGCAAGCCGGGCGTGCTCATGAAATCGATTGGCGGCTGGCTCAAGACGCTCGACCCCGAGTACGCGGAGAACACGAAGCACTACGCAAAATACTCGGTAGTCGAAATCATCCGCCACGAGACGTCACTCGGTGACCGCGAGAAGCCGGCGTAGACCGATGGCCACGCGAAACGCCACGGGTGATTTCCAGCACAGGAACCGCCTCGAGCGAAAACTGGATCAATACAACCACACGATGGAGCTCGTCAGGACGATCATCCCCGTGATCGTGCTCGGTTTGCAAATTTTGATATTGATACATCTGAGCAAGTGAGCCGCCGACCGTTCAGGTCGGGCCACTAACCGTGCGAAGCCCGGCAATGTTCTAAAATCTACGCATGGGAAAGCGTAAGCGCAAATTCACATACGCATTCAGCAAGATGCAACTCCAGATCACGATAGAGGCCTTGCTCATGGCGCGCAGCAACGGGGCGCACTGCGAGGTGCTGCTCATCGAGGAATCCGGCGTAGAGCACAAGTTCGACGGCATTTCGGACGACGGGGGGATCGACAACCTCGTGGACTCGCTCGAGGCGAGCCACACGGGCTACGAGATCAAGCTAAGCCCCACGGGCAGGCTGTACACCCGTTCCGAGGACAAGTCAATCGAGACCACGATCAACGCGCTCAATTACTCGCTCGGCCAGCTCGAGGAGGCCGAGACGGAGGAGATGGACAAACTGGCGGCCGAGGCGGCGCCGCAGGTGATCGCGGATATCTACAAGTTCCTCAGCGACGAACCAACGCACGGCTGAGGGGTTGCGAGGGATCTTTACACCTCCGGCAGTTTCCGACAAGAAAACATGCAATTAGTGAGATGTCCTGCCCCGGGATGCGGCCTACAGACCGAAGTCCTCGGTCGGGCCTGTCTGGAATCCACCGACGGCCCCATCGAACACCTGGAAACCTGCTGTCCGCAAGGACACCAATTCTTCTTCCCGGTCTTTATGCTCGACCGTAAACCCTATTCGGGTACGATAACCGATCCAACGGAGACCGAAAATCCCTGAAACTGCCGTCGCAATTGACCAAGAGAGGAGTGGTTTGTGACCAAATTCCATATTGCTGGAACTGGCTCTCGCGAGTTGGTTCTAGACGAAGATAAGCGTCGTGAAGTTCGTGATTATCTTGCGAACCTCTTGACTAACGCAAAAGCCGAGCACGGTGACAATCTGGTCGTTATCAGCGGAATGGCGGAAGGCTTTGATGAAGCACTCGCGCGTGCCGCGATCATGGCCGGTGTGCCGTTCATTGCGGCGATCCCCAATACTGGCTACATTAAGTATTACTGGGGTAGGACCAGCATGCTCAAGCGTGACAGAATGGCTGAAGCAGAAGAAATTCTGTCAAAAGCAAGCGAAATCGTCCATGTCTGCGATGGCATATATGCGCCCGATGGTCGTCACGCCAACTTCCATCGCAATGAGTGGATGGTTGACCACGCAGATATCGTCTGGGTCTACAACCCGACTACTCGTGGTACTGCTCAATGCTATGCCTACTGTAAGAAGATGGGCAAGCGTACGATCATCATCGACTAATTACCCGGGCCCCCCTTCCCGCGTCAAGCTCGGGGTGACCTGCCCGACAACTCGGCATGCCAAGGCGCCATATCCTTGATGGCTTCCAGCCTTTGCATCATTTCGGCAAGGTCTTCTTGGATCAAAGTAACCTCCCAAAACACAAACGCATCCACGGGCGCGGCATCGGGCCCGAACGCCTCGTCATAATATGCGACGAAATGATCCTTGATGGCAAGCAAGAGGTTCTTCAATTCAAGCATCTGCGCCTCGTCCAGGCGTTCTATGTTGGCGTATTTGATTTCTTTGTCCGGACTTTCATCTTCCCAGTACCATCCGTTTGTGATCTCCGGGTCGTACACGCGCTCCTGCGGGTTTTCTGGGTCGTATGCGTTCGGCTCGGTCATTGCCTGAGCCTCGCCATGCATTCCGCCTTCATGATGTTCAGATCAAGGTCGTTGGAGACCATCCCGTACCGCTTGCCGCAGTTGTCGTGCCCGGCGGCGAACTGCCAAATGTCCCAATCCTCCCAACCCGTCAGCGGCTTGGGTTGCTCGAAAGACAGCGCCCAGGCGGCCCAGTCGGCGGGCTTCATCGGCACGCCGTTCGCCTCGAACGCCTCGGGCGAGTACTGGACGTACTTCGCCACCCACAGCGGGCAGTTGCCGTGCTTGCGCGACTGGACCCTCGAATTCCAGAACCAGTCGCCGCTGTATATCGCCGGGGGCTTCCCCAGTTCCGTGGTGGCGCGGGCGACGATGTGGTCAACCGCTTGCTTGACCAGTTTTGGGGGCAGGTCGCCGTGGTGTTCGATGTCTATCTGCGGGACGAGATTCGCCCCGTACGTGCGGTGCGCCTCGAGAAGCATGGATATCTGTTTCTCGGCGTCGAGTTCCGGTTTCACGTAGACGTAGTAGCCGAACGGTATCTCGTTGTTCTTCGCGCGCTTTGAGTTGTATTCGAGCAGGGCGTCCTGCTTCGTGCCGACGTTGCTCCTGATGTAGGCGAAATCGAATCCGAACGAGGCGACCTTCTTCCAGTTTATTGTCCCCTGGTACTCGGACACGTCTATGCCGGTGAGATATTTCTGATTCTCAGGCAACTTTTTCTTCTTTTTCTTCATAGACACTTTTTTCTCCATCCTTCCGGCGTTCTAACGGCGTCAATTTCCCCGTTAGTTACGATATCGCTGGTGAAGCGCACCATGGCGTTCAACAGCTCGGTTTGTGTTGTCCCAGTCTCTTCCAACCAGCCGTCCATACGTCCTTCGGCGAAGTCATCCCATAGGGCTTGAATAGCGATTTTGCCGGTTGTGCCTAAGCCTAGATATTCTTCGCCAAGAACCTCATCAACTGTAAGTCCACAGTAATGGTCGGCAACCATGTCAACAATCGAGTTCTTTCTTGGTGTTGTCATAAATTTTTCCACCGCCGAAACGCATTTGCCCGACGGCCCTGATGCCCAACTGGGCGATCATGAGCATCGTAGCAAGCCCGGCCAAGATGGCGGCGATGGAGAAATACGGAATGGTGCGTCTCGGCGACTTCACGAAACCCATGCTACCCCCGGCGCACGGTCGGCAAAGATCTGCCGCATAAACGAGACACCCCGATGTCCCATCTCGTTCGAGGGACTTCGGGGTGCTGCGTCTGGTCGCTTCAACGCCAGGGTGGGCCGGCGTCTATGCGATTCGAATTAGGCTGAGTTGCGGACTCCGTCGTAGGCGATCGCCACGGTGAGGCCTGCTCCCGCGACGGTCGAGCCGACTTGGTCCACGTCGACCGAGAGTAGGTCGCCAGCGGCGAACGTCCTCACGGAATGCTCGCCGGCGACGGCGCTGGTGGCCGACGCGTTGATCATCGGGCGGTTTGCCTGGGTGCCGAAAATCGTCGTGCCGTTCTTGTTCACGTCCGCCTGCAGGGATGCCCCCGTGGGCGCGGTCGCGACGGCTGTCGTGACTCCGGTGATCGTCCCAGCGAAAGGCATGCGGACACGCGCCTTCGTTGTTCCTGCTGTCAGGTCTCCGTCGACCTGGAGAGTTACGACTCCCCTGAACTTCCTGTATCCGAGTGCCATGTCTGTATTGCCTCCTTGCGTGCCTCGGCACGCAGCTAGTGGTTTCCCGAGATCAAGAATACCACCACGGGCAACTCCGCGATGAACCACGGGACTGCAAAGCGGTCGTTCCTAAAACGCCGGCGGGCGTCCCCCGCCGACGGAGTAGGGCGACCAGCCAGGTCGTCGAACGGGGAGAGAAGCAAGCGACGATGATTGAGCAACGCAGTTTTCGGGTTGGGGCGCGCAAAACGGCGTGAAAACAGGGAGTTCTTAAACAACGCGCCTCAGGTGCGCGCCAGACATACGAAAACGAGTAGCGCAGATCGGAGGAGGCGCAGTCTCGAACTCCGGAAGCGAGGATACAAGGGCGAGGACTCGGCCGCCGAGCGGCGCGACCGATGACGGTCAGGATGATCATCAACGGGACTAGCGAACAGTCGTCCCCAACACGAAGTGCCGAGCGTGAGCGCCAGCGAACCAGCGAGGTCCGCAGGCGAGCCTGCAGCGAAGCCTGCGGATTGGTGGCGACGAGACCCACGGGACTAGCGAACAGTCGTCTCCAACACGAAGTGCCGAGCGTGAGCGCTAGCGAACCAGCGAGGTCCGAGCGCCGGGCGAGGATTGGTGGCGACGGGTGACGGTCAGGAGAATCATCAACGGGACTAGCGAGCAGTCTTCGCCAGCACGAAGTGCCGAGCGTAGCGAGTAAGTGAGCCCGGTGCGAGCGTTGGCGAGACGGGACCCACTGTGCGACCGAGCCCGTCGGGGAGGTTCGTGTACCTACGGGAGCCTAACCGAGGGAGCATTTGGAGTTATTCCGCAGGAATAAGGACAAGCGAGTACGTGGCGAGCGACAATGCGACCGATCGTGGTCGTAGCGGAAGCGGAGAAGGCGAAGCGGAGGGGACGAACCGTGGCAACTGGGATCGGGACCGGCGAGCGAGCGGAGGAGGTTTTGAGTTCACGGCGAGTGTGTCGTGTCCAACGACTGGGATGTAGCCGTGGCGAAATCGTCAGTCGTTGAGCGGTCGTCTTCCGTCCAAGGGACGCACTGCCGAGACCGGAGGTCTCCAGTGCGAGGCGTGTCCTGCGCCGAACCCTTGGCTGGAAGCCGCCGAACGAAACCGAAGAGGCTTCCCGATGCCGAGGCACTCGGCGATGTGGATGCCGCGGAGAACGAGTCCGCAGGATGAACGAGAACGACGGAGCGAGCGAGCCAGTCGAGCGAGCCAGTGCGGACTGGAACGAGTGCGGAGTGAGCGGAGGATTCATTCCGGAGCATCTCGGACGGAGCACGAGTCCGTGGGGCACGGGCGAGCAAGATCAGGGTTCGTACGACCCGGTGGGTCGTCCGCCGACACCCGGAGCGAAGCGAACGGGGCTTCTGAGCGGTCGTGAGTGCGTCGGTCGCCGAGCGCAACCGAGAGACGCCTGTGGCGTCTCAAGGCGCTCGGGGAAAGAGCGAAGCGACTGACGAGCCCGACTCAGGCGCACTGCGACCCTGGCAGTCGTCCCCAACACGAAGTGCCGAGCATGAGCGCCAGCGAACCAGCGAGGTCCGCAGGCGGAGCAGGCGAAGCCTGCAGCGAAGCCTGCGGATTGGTGGCGACGGTCGCCCGTGACGACGGTCGGGACCGGCGAGCGAGAGGAGTGAGATCGAGTCCACGGACGAGCGTCGAGTGTCAGTCCCCTGCGCGGAGAGACCGCAGGGAACGAATGCGTCGGGGGAGTAAGCGGCACAACGCAATTAGGGAACGCATCGCCGAGACCGCAGGTCTCCGATGCGAGGCGTGTCCTGCGCCGGTTCCCGCCTGCGTGCTGCCGAACGTGCGACGAGACGCCGAGGAACTCGGCGACCGAGGAGAGCGAAGTACGCAGGATGGGCGAGATCGAGCGGAACGAGCGAGCCTGGGCGCACCCAACCGCCCACGGGTGCGCCCGCTATGCGGTGCTCGTTGCGAGACGATGCGTGAACGAATGACGAGGGCTCAATGCCCGAAGTCGTTCGTATTTCGTTTAACCGCCCCACGCGAGTCAAGTATGACGCACCGCCCCGGAGCGAAGCGACGGGACTAGCGAGCGAGCGGAGTAGCGGAGAAAGCGAAGCGTCGGAGCGACGGGCGAGCGAGCCACCTCGCGAGCGGAGTAGCGGAGAAAGCGGAGCGTCGGAGCAACGGGCGAGCGAGCAACCGAGAGAGCCAGTGCGGGCTGGGACGAGCACGGAGCAAGCGGAGGAGAGATTCCGGAGCGTTTCGTGCGGAATGCGAGTCCGTGGAGCACGGGCGAGCGAGGCGCCCTTCCGACCAACCGCCCACGGTCGGAAGGGCACCGGCGCTCGTCGGACGCAGGTACGGCGAGCGGGAAGGGCGTTCGTACGACCCGGTGGGTCGTCCGCCATTTACGACGAGCGAGGGCGTACGAGCGGAGCGGTATGCGGAGCCGGGGGCGGAGCAAACGGGGCGACGAGCGGAGCCTGCGGAGCGTCGGAAGCAACGTAGTAGGCAAGAGCGAGTCGGCAGGCCCACGGAATGACACGCAGTGAGCGGGAGCGACGTAGCGAGTGGAGTTGCGGAGGAGGCGCGAGCCACGGAGCAACGCAACGGCGGAGAAAGCGGAGCCACGGAGTGTTGGGGGCAGTGGGCCGCGCCCGGTCCGACCAACCGCCCACGGTCGGATCGGGCCCTGCGCCCGCCGGGCGTAGACGGAGCGGAGCAAGGCACGGCGGGCGTGATGGGGGTTCGTCCGCAATCCGGTGGATTGCGTTCCGACACCCGGAGCGGAGCGAACGGGACTGATTACCGACGGAATCGGGAAAGCCGTGGAGACCGAGCACCGCGAGGGCTCCGACGGTCTTCGAGGGAATTAGCGGTGTCTCGACCGCCGCTGGCGTAGCCCTGGCGAAGCCGAGGCACGAGAGACATTGCCGTATGGCTGAAAGATTACGCGATGCCGCAGGCGTTCACGGAAAGGCGGGCCCCGCGCCGGTCTTTAGCCATAAGGGCAAAGCGCGACGAGCCCGACGCAGTCGTGGCGAGCCGAGGAGTTCCGGGGCCGATGACGGCGGGACTCTGGTGTTGGTGCTTGGCGAACTCGGTGAGTCGCGGCTCTGCCGTGATCGGGGGTGCGCGTGGCTGAGCGTCGGTTCCGACGCAGCGAGCGCGCCTCGGTCACCGCGATCGTCTCCGGCGCTTAGGAGTAGCGAGAGGGGGACGAGGACGAGCTTGTCGAGGAACGAGACCCATTGAGCGGCATCCTAAGGGCAAATCGGCATCGGCGCGAAGCCGAGTCGGGACGAGGCGAGAAGGCGTGCGGATTTAGGAAAGTGAGCACGGCGCAAGGCGTTGCGAAAGATCGCGGCGAAGGACATTGATCCCGGTGCGACGGCACGCGGGGCGCCGATCGGGCGGGGCTCTTGACCTACCGCCGTGGTTCAGGGCACCCGAGGCGGCTCGCGGCGGCGAGCGGAACGTAGCGCGACGTCAGGGTGAACGCAAGCGAACCCTGTTCGAGTCTCACCACGCCAAGCCTGCGCGGGCGTTGGTGAAGCGAAGTGCAGCGTTTTGGCGGAAGTCGCGAGAACGGATATCGTTCGAGTCGGCGACAAACGACGCAGACGATGCGTGCCCTGGCACGCACAGGCTTTGCCGATCGTCGGAGCGATGTGAGCGCCACGAAGCGGTCGCGAACCGAGGGAACGTGGGGCGAACCACGGCGGGGCTCTTGACCTACCGCTGGGATTCGAGAAGCACGCGTTGCCCTTGCGCAGCAGGCTACAGCGGGCGGGGTCCGAGGGAATCCGCGGCGGCGAGCGGAACGTAGCGTGACGTCAGGGTGAACGGAAGCGAACCATGCGAACATCGTAAGCGCAGCGCGCAACGTTCGAGTCTCACCACGCCAAGCCTGCGTAGGCGTTGGTGAAGCGGAGTGCAGCGTTTTGCCGGTGCCGGCAAACGACGTGGACGAATAGGAAAGGCAGTCGCGCGGACGAGCATCGCGAGGCGTGTGCGACAGGCGGTCCCTTCGCCAGTGCCGCCCCTATCGTCAGAGCGGGATGAGTGCGGCGAAGTCGTCACAAACCGAGGACTCTGAGGGCGAATCCCAGCGGGGCTCCTGAGTGCGGGGATTTTCGAGCGTTCTGGCGGACGAGGAGAAAGAACCAGCGCCTGACGAAGTCGTGCGCTGGGGCTTAGCCGCAGGCGCGCGGTGCTTTAGCGGAGCGCAGCGCAGCGGGCTATAGCGTCCGGCCGCCAGAGCGCAGGGCGTGGAGCAAGACTCCCGGAGACGTGGCGACCCCGGGCTCCCTCGCAGAGGGGCTTCAGCGGGGCGCCCGTCGACGGGACTGCCGAGTTCAGGCAGACCCGATCGTCCGGTAGCGATCGTAAATCGACAAGAGAGAGAAGCAAGAAAAACTTTGAAGTTACGGTCAGAACGAGGGTGGACACGGGACCGCGAAGTCGCTTGGCGAAGCAAGTCGGACTTCGTCGACTTGAGGAGTCAGCGACTGCGGGACCGGGGATCGCCCGAGAGCGTCGGAGACCGACCGTAACTTCAAAATTTTTTTGCGTAGCGAACGGTCGATGACGAGGTCGTGGCGAAGCTTTCGACCAGCGTGCGAGCACGGCGCCAGCCGTTGCGAGAGGACGATCGGGTCGGGGCAAGACGCCGCGTGAGTAGTTTCCGAGCGGAATGTAGCGTGACGCCAGGGTGAACGGAGCGAACCCTGCGAACATCGTAAGCGCAGCGCACGATGTTCAGAGTCTCGCCACGACAAGCCTGCGCGGGCGTTGGCGAAGCGAAGTGCAGTGAGTGGTGCCCGCCGGAGACTGCGCGGGACTCAAGGACGCCGCGTGAGTAGTTTCCGACCGGGACGTAGCGTGACGCCAGGGTGAACGGAGCGAACCCTGCTTTGAGTCTCGCCACGCCAAGCTTGCGCGGGCGTTGGCGAAGCGGAGTGGGAGGAGGGGTGCCCGCCGGAGACCGTGCGGGACTCAAGGACGAGACCGGGAGCCACGAGTTGGTAGCTGTTCTTTCTCCGGTAAGCGGGGGAATCGACGGTTTGCGCAGCAAACTTGAGAGGCGGAGTCTGCGTCTGGGGAAAGGCCGTGCTGTACCCGAACGACGCCGAGTCGTGGCGAGGCTAGGAGGGATCGCAAAGGAAGCGTGCGAGCAGGGCGCAAGGCCTTGCGAGAGGCGAGGGGCGACCGGTGCCCGACCCCGCGTGGTGGGCATGCGAGGCGCCGACTGGGCGGGACTCTTGAGCTTCGTCCGAGCAGACCCAACCGGCCGCTAGTGGTCCTAATCGAAGGCGACCGGAGGAGAAAGGCTTTGAGCTTTTTTTTCGTTAACCGGGCGAGCGAGGGTGGACGCGGGACCGCGGAGCGCAACGAGGAACGGCGCACTCGGCGGGGGCGCCGTTCGAGAGATCGAGTATCGCTGACTGCCAGTTGCGTTGCGGTTTCTTCGGAGGAGTCCGGATGTGACCGGCGGAGGGAGGTTCGGTCGCGGAAAGTCCACGGTAATGGAGCGACCTGAATTCCCGTAGCCGTGAGTCATCTGGATCGTAGACGGCTTGCCGCGACGCACGAAGAATGCGCAGAGCATAGGCAGAAGGCGTTGCGCGACGCAGTCGTCGCGAAACGAGATCGGTTGAGCGGAGCGGGACCGGGGATCGCCAGTGCGAACGGCCGGTTAACGAAAAAAAAGGTCGAAGTTTCTACGTAGTGAGCTTCGATTAGCGAGGTCGAAGCCGGAGCTTTCGACCAGCGTGCGAGCAGGGCGCAAGCCTTTGCGAGAGGCCGGTTGGGTCGGGACGAGACCCCGCGCGGGGGATCTCTCAGCCGCGACCGGGCGGGACTCCGCAACGGAACCGACCGTTACGAGCGGGCAGCGTCAGAACCGGCCAAAGCGGGGGAATCTCTTCGTCCTTACGCGGGCATTGTTCGGGAGGTGGCGCTGTGCGAGCGACAGCGTAAGGACGACGAGAGGCGGCAGGTCCGCGTGGACGGTTGTGTCCCTATGGCGAGGTGAGGATACGAAGCCGGGGCGCAGTGACGAGCCGAGATTGGGGAAGCGTGCGAGCAGGGCGCCAGCCCTTGCGAGAGGCGAGTGCACGGGAGGTGCCAGATCCCCGCGTGGACGGTACGCGAGGCGCCGACTGGGCGGGACTCCGCAACGAGACTCGGCGAGAGAGCAGGTAGCGACGATTAGATGAAATCTAGCGAGCCGGGAGGACCGGACGGAGTCGGGTCAACCGGAAGTTTGCCGAGGCCGAGACCAGGGCGAGGCCGTAAGACGAGCGAAGCGAAGCGAGCGAGCGGCGGGAAACTGACGGTTGCGAGGCCAGATTTGATCTAATAGGGACGAACCCAACGCCACGAAGCAAGCCGGGGCGAGCGAGTGGGGTAGGTGCAGTCAGCGTGTCGAGCAGGCCGCTAGGCGTTGCGAGAGGCGAGCGAGACGAGTGCCTGTCCCCGCGTGGTGGGCATGCGAGGCGCCGACTGGGCGGGACTGCGGACCTGCCCTGCTCTGCCCTTCGTCACGAGAGTGGTCCGGGTTCTAGTGAGCGGAGCGAGCTAGTACCCACGGGACTACCGAGTGACGGGAGTCGTTCGTTCGAAGAAAAGGGCGACATCAAGGGGTAAGCGGCAGAAGACGTTCGTCTTCAAACGCTTCACCGGGATGTGCTCCTAGTATTCGGCGACGACGATGTCGGGACTCGTGAGCGTGGCTAGCCACCGGACGACGAAGTCGAAGCCGTGTCGTTTCTGCAGCCACACGAAGTGCCGTGCGTGGAGCGCCGCGGCGCGACCCAGCACGGGGACGAACCAAGGGTGAGGACACGGATGCGAAGAGCAGCCCGCACAGCCCGAAGTGCCGTAGCGAAGCCTGGCATGTCGGCGCCGCTTAGGCAGCCGGCAGGCTGTGAGCGGACCGCGCCCATCTTTGGGCGAGGCGGATCTCTTGGGCGCTCCCGAGACGTAGCGAGCGGAGGGCAGAAGAGCTCCGGCGTCTGGCGGTAGTGAAACGGGCTCCCAGCAATCCGCACGAGGGTGGCGTCTTGAAGAAACGCTCAGGCGAGACGAGACGAACGCACCGAATGAAACCTGATGAGCGACGGGCCCCCGCAACCGCGGCTGCCTTGGCAGCGGATTTCGTTGTCGCGAGCGACGACGATAACGGATTACCTGTCCCCACGGAGCGCCGGGGCGAAGCTTCGGCTGCCGGGAGGGATCGGGCGGGGGTTTGTTCGCCGAATGCGCGAAGCGCCTTGAGCGAACCCCGTCGTCGGCGCGTCTCGTAGGCGCGACCCAGAAACTCCGAGCGGTCAGGAAGACCGTCGCGTTTCAAGGACACGAACGCCAATGAGCGGTATCCGAACGTCGCGAGGGCAAGTTCGGGGACGCGCCCGAAGTCCTTCGGACGAGTGGCGCGAGCGGGGCGTTCGGGGTGAGGCGCGACGCCGGTCAGGCGTTCGCGGTGAGTGGATCCGACGGTGGCGGTCTCGCGGGTGGTGGCATTTCCCGGAGCGGAGCGACGGGACCGGGGAACGCAGCGAGCTTCTCTCGAGCGGGGCGACGCAGGAGCCGTTGCGAGGGGCGAGCGGGCACCAGCGAGCAGATCGAGTGAGCGGGGGACGCGGCTGTAGACGAGTTGGTAGTAGGAGCGCTCTGAGCGTCGGGCGAGAGGATCACGGGAGGTGCGGTAGACCAGACCGGCCGTGCTGAACCCGGAGGGTTCGCAAAGAAGGTCGCCAGTCGTGCGAGGAGCGAGTGCGCCAAACGAGTCGTGCAACGAATCGTCGGCGCCCTGAGCCCGAGAGCCACCGGAGGGATCGTCCGAGCCGACTTGCCCCGCAGGGGCGCGAGGATGGCGAACACTACCCGTAGTCACAGCATCACGGCCGAGCGTGAGCGAGGGCGTTGATGAGCGTTAGCCACGAGGGTGAGGAGGAGACTATAACCCGCTCTGGTCCGCGCCGCAGGCGAGACCAGAAGGGCGCAAGGAACGAAGCGATTGACGACGCAACGCGAGCGCAGCGAGCGCGGGCTCGAGGGGCGACATTTGCGCAGTCGCAGCGAGAGCGACGAGTCCTATGCGTCGAGGAGCGAAGCGAAGCCGCTTGCGGCGAGCGAGGCGTGCAGCCGCAAGCCGGAGGCGAGGCAGTCGCTGAGCCGAGCGAGACGTAGCAGAGCGAATGAGATCTGCGAGCGGGCTGGACTCCAGAGTGACTCTGGTGTTCGACCTGCCCTTGACCTACCGGGGGCGCGAGAATCGCGGAGCGCGGTGGGCGGAGCAACGATTCGAGGCGAGCGGATGCGTCTATCGATTGCCCGAATTGACTTCGCAAAAGACGGCAACCAACCAGAGTCCACGAGAGGGCCGGAAGCGGCCACGGAGCTGACGAACCTGAGGGGACGAGGGTCTGCCGCCAAGGCCCTGGCCGCGGGTGGCTTGGGCGGGCGTCGTTGCGAGTCAACCAGGCAAAAGATAGCGCTGCGCAATGCTCGTCATTGCGTCGGCAAGCAGGAGCGTCCGTCGGGACTCAGGAACCGCAGAGTCGCGGCGAAGCCGTGGCCGAGGGAACGTGGAGCTCCGTGCGTGCAGGCGTCGTGCAGCGACGCCGTGTGAGGCACGAACGCACGCATCGGAGCGGAACATGCACGAGGGCACCACGAACGGCTGCGACCGAAGATGGGGAGTGGAGCGTTGTTAGGGACGAGCAGGGCGAGGAGCGAACATGCGTAACGTCGCATCTTCGGGGAATCGTTTCTGGGACGACGCCGAGCCGGGGCGAGGCTAGGCGCAGACGAGATTCAGCGGGGCGAGCAGGCCGCGAGGCATTGCGAGAGTGAATGGCGACGGACTTCAATCCCCGCGCGACGGGCATGCGAGGCTGTGACTGGGCGGGGCTCTTGAGCACGGGCAGCGAGGGGCGAGTCGATAACGGGCCGCTGCTGCGGTCGCGAGGCGGCTGCAACGCGTCGCCGAAGTGAGCGCCGCCGCGTCGAATCCCGTTTCTTGACGAAGCCGAGTCGGGACGAGGCGAGGAAAGAATGGGGATTCAGTGTGAGTGCAGGCCGAGGGGCGAAGCGACGAGGTCTTGCACTAGGCGAGCCCGGAGCGGGGTCTGGCGCCGCGTTGGGGGCGTGCGGGGCGGGGACCGAGCGGGACAGCGGAGCGGAACGAAGCCTTGTGACCCCGCGCTGGGGGGGCTCAAGGCGGCAGTCGAACGGTCTACGGACCGCCTGCTTTGCGCTACCGGCCGACGAAGCCCGAACGGCGCAATCGGGTGACTGGTAGCCAAACGACGGGCACGGTAGTCGTGCGGTCTACTCAGTCACTCCGACGCAGAGCGAGGGGCGCAGCCGTCCGCAGGATGCGAGGACAGCCCGGTCACGCAAAGCCGGGGGAAGAGGACGTCAAGACGGCACGGATTTGACGAGTGAGACGGTGGAGCGGGACGGAGCGGGACTGAAGTTCTGGAGTCGAGGGAACGGAGCGTCGAGGTAGTTGCCGTCGTAGCGGTGGACCGAAGGGCTCACGCTATGCGAAGCACGACGGCAGTTACCCCGGTGACTGCGTATCCGTAAAGAACGAGCAGGACGCAGTCATTGCTCGTAGGCCCCCGACGGCCGGTCGTCGGATTGAGCCGTCGCAGCGACGCGTTGCGAGAAGGACCCCGTCCGTCGCAGCAACTGGCCGAGACTCCGAGTCGGAGAACTTCAGTCGGCGTTGGTGTTGCCCTGCCCTGGTGTTGCCCTGCCCTGGTGTTGCCCTTGGTCTACCGACCGTCTCGGACGCAGTCGGAGGCCTAGCCGCCGGGAACGAGGACCGAGCGGTCGGGACTGAGCAACGACGCTCGTTACTCCGAGGAGCGATGTAGAGAACGGCGAAAACATTGCAGCGTATAAGCGAGGACGAGGCGGCACGACGAAGTGAGTGACGGATCGCTGAGCGCCAGCGGTCAATGTTTATCGAGGCGAGGCTCGGCGCCGATGCCGGACCGATTCTCTACAAAAGCGACGAGGGGAATGGCGTCGTGGTCGCCCGTGCTGTGAGTCGGGACCGGGGACCGCGGAGCGGAACGAAGAACGGCGCCATCGGTGGGGGCGTCGGTCGAGAGTTACCGAACGGTTTGCGATGAAGTGTGTAGCGTCATTTCCTGACGACGATATCCGAGGAGGTGCTGCGGCCGAAGGCTGCACTCGCTAGGGACGTTCCGTTGTGGAGCACGACCACGGTAGTGCTCGCAACTGGAACGGCCCGTGGTGAGACCGACGAGGAGCGGAGCCGGCTTGCCGGGAGGAGGAAGGAAAAGTGCGCAACATTCATAAGCAACGCTCGCACCAATCGGGTGTCGAGCAGGGAGGTCGGTGGAGCGGAGCGGGACCGGGGATCACCCGAGAGTGTTGTGGACCGCGGAACGGAACGAAGAACGGCGCCATCGGTGGGGCGTCGTTCGAGAGACCAAGCGATTCGCGTCAGGAGCATGGAAGCGTGCTATGACGACGAAGTCCGAGGAGGTGACATGGGAGGGATGCTCCGTCACGGGCTGGCGGCCACGGTAGCCAGCGTGACTGGAGTCAGCCCGTGAATGTGACCGACGAGGAGCGGAGCCGGCTCGCCGCGAGGAGGGAATAGCCTGCTGTAATGCCATGTAAGCGAAGATTGCGCCGTTGAGGCGTCGAGCAGCGAGGTCGGTGGAGAGGAGCGGGACTGTCGTGCGCAGGGAGCGAGGACGAGACGCTAGCCGACTTTCGTCGACTAGCAGGGGAAATGGCGACAGGTAATCGCTCAGTTTTCTCCGAACCGGGGCTTCTTTGCGACCAGGTTACCTGTCGTTATTGGCGTAGTCTGTCTGTCGACGAGAGGGCCGTGCTGGGGAGCGACGGAGCGAGCCGGGGCGAGCGAGTGAGCGTCCGCTAAGGCAGCGTTGTGAGCAGGGCGACGCAGGAGCCCTTGCGAAAGGCGAGGACGAGCGGGGTGGGTCGCCGCGTGAACGGTAAGCGGGCCTGACGGGGCGCGGGACTCTAGACCTGTTCTCGGTTTGCGATCCAGGTTCTAGGGACCGGAGGGAGCTAGTACGTGGGAGCGGAATAATTTCGGGACTGTAGACCGGGGAGACCGGCTTTCTTCACCGAACCACTGGCAGGTACTTTACTCAGGGAGCGATCGACAAGTCAAATGTGACAAAGAAAGCGTGTAGTCAATCTGTAACTCGTTTGGCGAGAATGTCGCGCTGGACTGCAGAGCGGCACGCGGCGCAGGACAAGCGGTCGTTCGAGCAAACGGTGATGATGGACGAAACTGCGTTCGTAGGAACGTTTTACTTTCGGGAGCGGAACTGGTAAAGATACCGAAAGTGGTGAGGTGACGGAGACGGTCGGACTTTGGCTCGTCCGGGCAACCGGTACGGGACTCAGGAACAAGGCGGGCGCGTAGCGCCGACGCCCGCAGGGCGTCGATAAGTCGGTGCTGGGCCCGAGCCTTTGCGCAAGATGGGGAAGCGGAAGCGACCCCCATCGAGCGAGGGAACCGTCAAAGGGGACCGACGGAGCGAAGCGTGGTTTTTGCGAGGCCCACCACGATGAGGTCTATACGAATCGTTGTGGGATGAGCAACCGTCGGCGAGTGGAGCCGTAGCGAGGCGCCCGGCCGCATTCGTGGAACGAGGAGGACGCACGGATGTGCGGACTCGGAGCGACGCAGAATGCGAAATGGCGGGCGTCGACGAGTGCGTGGCGGAGCGCTCTAAGGCGCGCAGCGAAGAGCGAGCAGCGAAGCGTCGGGCGAGCGACCCAGCAACGAGGAGATTGGCGTCGCGGAGAGGATTTACGAAGCACCGACCCGCCGGGGAGTTGGGTGAGGACCGGGCACGGGACTGGTGAGTTGGTGCTGGTGCTGGTGTTACCGCGGAGTCGTGTGAATGGTCGTTCGCAGGAAAACCGGACGAGCGTTACGAGCCGAGAGCGGAGCGTGTTCGCGCAGCGAACCGAGGCGTGGTAGCGAGGAGGTGTTATCCGGAGGACGCCGTTACACGACGAAGCGGGGCTTGAGAGCAGACCGCGTGTTATCGGCGTGGGTCGTTCGGGGGAGCGACGGTGTTTGGGTGTACGGAACAACCGGACGAGATCGTTGCGACGGCGGACGGCAGAGCGTTCGACGGAAAGCGTCGCTTTAGCGAGCGGCGGCGCGGGACCCTTCGGGTCTTAGCCGTTCCCAAAAGGACGCGGTCGCCTAGCACGGCGGGCGCAGCCGGAAATGACGAGGAGGATATTTCCGGACCTGCGGAGCGAACCATGGTGTAGCGGGCACCGGCACGGGGCACGCGGAACTACATGGTGAGCGTTGAGCCGGAGATCGGAGCCGCTCGCGGCGAGGACGGTTTTTCGTACTGCTTACAACACCGTAAAGCGCAGGGCCGGAGGACTCTGCGCCAAGCGAGAGCCGCACGTAGCGCGAACCGACGAGTTTGCAACGAGGAGGCGAGGATGGCCGCAGGCTAACCGCAGAGCCCGCAGCGGAGCGGAGGGTTGGAAACGCGGAGAGAGGCGGCCGGCAACGAGACCCGCCCGCGGAGCGATCGAGCCTAAACGAGAGAGCGACGCGTAGCCGCCTGCGGAGAGCGAGCCGGGTCGGCAGGAAGCCGTGAGGGCGGGGTCCCTACGGATTCCCTTTGTCCGACGGTAGGTGAGCGAGGGTCGAGAGAGAACGGCGAGGGAGCCCCCATACCCGGGGAGGCGACCGAGTTGCCCACGGAGACACAGCGGGCGGTCGCCCGTGATGGGGGTCGGGACTGGGGAGCGCGCGTCGGCACCGAGCAGGTCAGGGGACGCGCGGAGCGCGGAACCGGACGATGAAGGGGCCGCGCGCGCGTCATAATGTTTGCGTCTGGTTCAGCCCGATCGAAGTCGTCGGAGACGAGCGGAGCGGGGACGCAGTGAGTGGCGAGCCCGAGCGCGAGCCTGCGAGCAATCCGAGGGCGAGTGGCACCCGTCTAAACAACGGGTCCACTGAACCGACGCAAACCCCGAGCGCGTCCGCCGAAGAACTGGAGGAGCCGTCGCCAGCCGACGGCGACCCAAGTAACTCGGCGAAGGGGTTCGCCGAGTTTTCGAGGCGGCGGGCGAGGGGGGACCGCGAGCAGTCGGCGACGAGAAATCGGGACGAAGTCCTCGGTGTCTTTCTCGGCGCCGCTCAGGCGAGCGGGACCGGGGAATGCCCTTCCCCGAGGAGCAGCCGTTCGGGTAGTGGAACGGTTTGACGCGGACCACCGGTCCAGTCAAGACCCGGCGGCGGTCGCCCGTCGGAACCGCCGATCGGTTCCGCGCTTGGGTCCGGGTCGTCTCGTCGGCGGAGGCTCTCGAACGCCGCTTCACGGACGACCTGGACTGGAGCGGCCCTTCGCCGCGAACCGGAGCCGTTCTGGAGTCCAGCGTGGGAATCCACCCCGGGGATTGGCGTTGTCGCGCGGCGTAGCCCGTCCGTGAGTTACGGGTTGTGGATTGGCTAGTTCCCCTGTATTCTCTAACCGTATGGCTACCACGAATAAATCTACATTCTTTTGGAGCTGCCCGAAGTGCGGGCAGGTCGCGAAGATCCACGTCCGGGCGACCGAGGTCGTGTGCCACAACAAGGACGCGCACAGCTCCACCCCCGTCGAGATGACGGTGGTGGATGACGGCCCCGGCCGCCGCAAGCGGCGGTGACAAACGTCACACCACTAGGGGTTGTCACCCACAAGGATGGGCGATAGTTTCGTCTGGCATGGGACACACGACGGGTCACGGCCTGGGGACCACCTACAGGGCCGACGCGTTCAAGACGCTCGGCCGGAACGCCAGCGAGAGCGGATGGCTCAGGGAGCGCGTGGCCAAGTACGAATCGACGCGGCGATCGGAGCTGCTCGGGTGGGTCATATCGATGATCTCGGAGCACGGCGAGCACGGCGACGGAACGATCGACTGGGTCGAGGCGTGGAGCGACGACCCCGACGAGGACTGGAGCCTCGGGGCCGAGGCGAACGCGGAGACGATCCAGGAGGCCGCCGAGCAGATGCTGGAGGATTTCTGATGAGCGCGTGGAGGGTGCAGTTCGCGGGGGACTACTTCGTGACGACGACGACCGTCTACGCCGCCGACGAGGAGCAGGCCGAGATCGCGGCCTCCAGGATCCTCAAGGAGTACTACGGCTGGGACATGGACGGGGTGGCCAACGAGATCGAGGCGGAGGAGCTGTGAGCCTGCTCGCGTTCCTGCCCGCCATCGGGCTCAGCTGCCTGGTCGGCATGGCGTACCTCGTCGGCAAGGACAAGGGCGCGAGGGACGAGAGGGACAGGCAGGCCGTGCGCAGGGCGTACGGGATGCGCCGGGGGGACGACCGATGACCGTGATCAACGAGACCCACGTGATCAACGAGCTCTGCAGGGTCGCCAGGGAACGCTACGGCGACAACGCCGTCGAGGCCCTGGTCGGCGCGCTGGCGAGCGTCTGCACACCCGAGCAACTCGAGACGCTGCTGACCCGCTGGCGGGCGCGGGTGCAGGAACGCAAATGACCCTCGACGTGGGGACGATGCGCGACGCCCTGATGGGCAGGAGGATCAGGCTCGTCGCCACCGACGACCCCTGGACGAGGCTCCGCTCCGGCGAGGAGGGCGTCGTCACGGCCGTGGACTGCACGGGGACCGTGCACGTGCGCTGGGACTCGGGCGGGCACCTCGGGCTGGTCGAGGAGGCGGGCGACCGCTTCGTGGTCGTGGACTGACGGGGACGCCATGAAGAAAGCCGTGAAGATAACCACGCGCGGGCAGATCACGATCTTCGACCTGGGCCTGAACGAGCTCGAGCAGCTCCAACGGGCGGTCGGGGGCTACGTCCAGGCCGTGAACCTGAACGACGACGTCACGCTCTGGTGCAACGAGGAGGGCAAGATACACGGCCTCCCGCACAACGCCATGGCGCAGAGGCTCTGGGACAGGACCTTCGGGGCGGACACGGACCACATCGTGGGCGACGTCGTGCTGACGGGCCTCGCCGACGACGGCGAGACGACGGGCCTGACCGACGAGCAGATGGACGCGTGGGTGGTCAGGCCGTGAGCACCTCGCTCGGTTACCTCGTGAACTCGCTCACCGGGGAATCGGTTCCGCTGGAGCGGTGCCTGGTGATCGTGGGCTCGGGCGCGGGCCGCCCGATCGTCTGCGACAAGACCAACGGCATCCACTACCAGACGGACCCCGCGTGGGTGTTCGTCGAGGGGGCGGACGACTCGGCGGCCGGGATGATGAACCACCCCTCGTTCCGACTGGAGATGAAGGGCAAGGCGGTGCGGAGCGGGCAGGACCTCGCCGTGCTGGCCAACCTCGGGAAGTGGAACACCCTGCTCGAGACGATAGAGAAGATGTCAAGGACCGGAGGAACGAATGGAAGAGACTGAACTGACGCGCGTGGAGGACCTGGTGGGCGCGCGCGAGATCGCCGAGAGGCTGAACTGCACCAGCAGCAAGACGGTGCACGGGTGGCACAAGCACCACGCGGACTTCCCGGTCCCGGTCAAGCAGCTGTCCATGGGCATCATCTGGGACTGGAGGGAGATCGAGCAGTGGCACGAGAGGTTCGAGCGCAGGAAGACCGCCAACTGGAGGACCACCGGGCGGACGAGCTACAAGGACGCGGGAGTCCCGGCGGTCGCCAGCTGATGGAGATCCTCACGTTCTTCACGTTCTGCGTCTTCGTGGTCTGGCTCTGGAGCTAGAACAGCGACTCCTGCGATGCGACCACCCTGCCGCTCTCGCAGCATATCCTGTGCGCGTAGATGAACCTCTCCTGGACCCCCATGGCGCCGCTCGTCTTGCCCACCGGGAGCCAGCACTCCACCCTGCGGGCCACCCCGGAGGCCTTCACGTCGGCGATTACGATGTCGCAAAAGAAGCACCTGTACTGCACACCGAGACTATAACGCGAGGTAGGAAATGGAAGAGAAAATGACGCCCGAGGAGATCCTGCAGGACCTCGTCGCGCTCCTGCGCGAGAGCTACTGGCACGGGCCGGTGACGGGGGCGGAGGCGATGCGAGACATATGGTCGGAATTCGCCGACAACAGGGAGGGCTTCGAGGAGACGGCGCGCGACATGTCCGTCAGCGTCGACGACTTCCACCGGGCCGCGAACGTGCTGGCGGACTGGCTGAGGACCAACGGGATGATGGACAGGAGCCCGCTGGGGGCGTCGGCGGACATACGCAAGGAAAAGCTGAAATTCCCGGAACACAGCAAGTGAGCACCCCGGGCCCCGGGGCGTCGACGCGCCGTTCCTGAGTCCAGCCCGCCGCGGACGAAACCCGGGAAACGACGAAAAAGGCGAAAAAGGCGAAAAACGGGACCGCGGAGCCGCGGGCCGAGAAGATCAAAAAGGCCGCCGACGGCCAGGACGCACCGTTCGCGCCGTTCCGGAGTCCAGCCCGTCGCGCCGACGCGCGGAAGCCCCACCAGACCTTCGCCGGAAGCCGTCTCGACACCGGTCGCGACGCACGCGCGACGAAACCAGCGAAGACGGGACCGGGGAGCGCCGCGTCCCCCGAAGACGGGACCGGGGAGCGCCGCGTCCCCGGGATGTCAGTCGACGTGCGAAAAACGCCCAGGTTACGATCGACTCGGCGCGCGCCGTTCCGGAGTCCAGCGGGAGTGCGCGGAAGAAAGAAACCGTCGGGACCGCGGAACGGGGCGCGCCGCGCGCGCTTGCCTTGGTATCCCGACGGTGGCGGAAGAGCCGGTGGCCGCCGGGGCGGCCCGGGGGGTCAGAGGTACTTCGCCACCGAGTTGTAGGTGCTCGCGCTCACCGTCTGATCGTCCGTGAGCCTGAGCACCCGGATCGCCTGCGAAATCTCCTCGACCTCCCGCCTGTACTCGTAATCTTGGTAGGTCTCGGGGGCTTCCGGCTCCTCCGGGAGCGACCCGGCGGGCAGCAACACGACCACGTTGAACCCGATCTTGTTCCCGCGCTCCTTCGACCTGTCGTAGTAGGCCAGCCTCGACGCCTCCCCGACCTCGACCTTGCCCGCCCTGACGAGCTTGACGACCGCGCGGTTGTACGCCTCGATCGCCTTGTCGTACTCGGCCTGTTCCCTTCCTCTGTTCTTGTAGCGGGCGTGCCGCTCGGCAAGACCCTTCTCGAGGTGAGAAATGAGAACGCTCGTTTTCACCTTTACCCTCACTGTGGACATTGCTGCCTCCCTTTTCCTGCCAACCACGCTACGGACGAACCTAGCACCTTACAACCCACAAGGGTGTGATCCACGTCACGCGGCGGGCCGGGGGCGGCCGGGGCGGGTTGCGCGCGGGGCGCTCAGCTCCGGAGTCCAGCGCGTCGGGGCGCGGCGGCGACCGGGGGCGGGACCGCGGATTTGCCGCGGGACGGCACGGCCGTACGCCGGTGGCCGCCGGGGCGCGCTATTGCTCCGGGTCCCCCAGCGCGAACTGCTCGAGGGCCGCCATCGGGTTGAGGCCCTCGGTGAAGGCGAGTTGCTCCCAGTCGACCTGCGCGTCCCCGGGCGAGTACCCGCCCCCGCGGATCGAGTCGAGCATCCCCCGGTAATAGTGGATCGCCCGCTCCAACTCGTGGGCGAGGTCCTCCAGGTCCTCCTGTTGCTTCTCGGAGAGAGGGTTGTCGTTTTCCATGCCCCGAACGCTATCGCCACTTCTTGCGAGTTGCAACCAACAAGATGCGGCCCTCGGGTAGATCCGCGCCGCGCACGCGGCGGCGACCCGCGGCGCGCTCCGGAGTCCAGCGCGTCGCGCGCGTCCCCGCGGAGGGTTGCGGCGCCCGTCACGGGTCGTCGGGACCGCGGAACGAAACGCGCCGCGGGGGGCTTGCGGGTGCGACGGTGGCGGATGGGCCGCTAGCCCATCGAGTGGACGATGTCCAGGATCCGCGACTCAATCGCGTCGCGGAGGTCGCCGCGACCGTCGGTCTCGACGAGCGGGTCGCCCGGGTCGTCGGCGAAACGCATCACGGAGGTCATCCGGTCCAGGCCCTCGATCACGATGCTCAGCCTGACCTTCCGCCTCCCGGGGTGGTCGGCCGGGGCGGTGTCGGGCAGGTCGCCAGGGGCGGCCCAGCCGTGGGACACCAGGACGAGGGCGCAGCCCGCGCGGACGGCCTGGGCGAAGTCGGGGTGCTCGATCCCCGCGTATGGGTCGGGCGCGCAGCCGTCGTACGCGATGCCGCCCTCGAGTGCCCTGTACAAATGGAAGAAGCCGGACTGCCTGTCGGGCTCGACGCCGGCCTCGCGCATCTGGGCGAGGAGTGCCTCCTCGTGCGCGGGCTCGACCCTGGGCCTGACCACGTCGTGGATGATCGCCTCCACCGCGCGGGCGAAACTCGTGTCGCGCCCCACCTCAGGCCCCCACGTGGTGCAGGCCCGCGAGCTCGTCGAAACGGGCGACGAGGTTGGGGACGTAGAGCCTGACGCGGCCCTGGTCGTGCCCCCACCAGGCGAAAACCTCCACGTTCGGGCCGTCGTGGCTGTCCCACGCGACCTCGCACCGCGGGCCCCCGCAGGTGCGCAGCACGATCACGGTGGCCCCGTGGTCGTAGCCCCTGACGTCCACCCTCACGGAGACGTCCAGGACGGTCTCATTCACCCACAGGGAGAACGGATCCTCGCCGTGGTCGACGAGGTCGTCCATCTCGAGGGACTTCAGCGCGTCGGCCGCCCCCTCGCCCCCGGACAGGGCCGCGTCCAGGGCGCGGACCTCGTCCGCGATGTGCTGGGCGTACTCCTGGGCCTCGTTCTGTTCGTTCATAAACCCCTCCATTCCTAGGCCAGGAACGCTACCCGGCCGCCTTGTTGGTTGCAACCGTTAAAGGTGTGAAAAACGTCACACACTTAAAGGTTGCAAGGGGCAAGGCGGGCTCGTAGCGTGGCGGTGTGCAAATCTCCACGATCACGGACAGCCTCTCCAGCAGGTACGCGGCGACCGACGAGGTCGCCGTGGCCTGGTGGGACAGGGAATGGTTCGAGCGGATGCTCGACCAGAAGCTCTCCGACGAGCAGTGGGACGCCGTGCTCCTGGCCGCCGAGAAGGTGCTGGAGTTCTCCAACCTGGGCGACTGGATGACGGACGCCGCGGCGGACACCATCTACGAGCTCGAACGGCGGCGGATGACCGACAAGAAACCAAGGAAGAAACGGAGCAAATAGAATGACCAGGAAGCGCAAGACCACCTACTACGTGTACCACGCGGGAACGGACACGCTCATCGACGCCGCCGACGGAACGTTCGTTTTCAGCGACGAGGACTTCAGCGACGAGGAGCGAGAGGCACTCGACGACAACCCGTACCTCGCCAAGGACGTGGGCGTGCGGCTCACGACGCTCATCCGCGCCTACGAGAAGCTCTGCGCCGAGGAGGCCGCCCGGGCGAAGAGGACCAGGAAGAAGAACGGGAAGAAGGGGAGGAAATAATGGGACTCGACCAATACCTCTACGCGAGGAAGCACATCTCCGGGTACGAGTTCTACGGCGAGAAGGCCAGGGCGGAGTTCGCCGCGGTGAAGGAGGCGGCCGGGATGTCCGCGGTGAAGGCCGACGGCGGGATCGGCGTCGGCCTCAACGGCAGCGTCTCGTTGTGCGTGGCGTACTGGCGCAAGGCCAACGCCATCCACGGATGGTTCGTCAGGGAGTTCGCCCGGGACGGCGTGGACGACTGCCGCGAGATGTGGATCCCCCGCGAGGGGCTCGTCTCGCTGCGCCACGTCTGCGAGGAACTGCTCGCCGACAGGGACCCGCAGAAGGCCGCGCAACTGCTGCCGCCCACGGACGGGTTCTTCTTCGGGTCGTACGAGATCGACGACTGGTACTGGGGCGACCTCTCGCACACCGTGTCGCAGATGAACTCGGTCCTGAACGACTGGTTCTCGGCCGGCCGCAAGCCCGCGGGCCTCAGGATCGAGGCCGAGGAGACGACCGCCCCCCTGGGCGACATCGACTTCTACTACCAGGCGAGCTGGTGACGCGATGGGACGCATCTCGACCGAGGGAATGATCGAGGCCGGCGACGAGCTCGGCCTGCCCAGGCGGCAGCAGCTGCTCTGGCACCTGTCGTCCAACCACTACCCCCCGGTCCACCCCAGCTTCGCGGGGACCGCGGAGGAGGCGATACGCCTCGCCGATCTCGGCGAGTGGGACGCCGAGGTGACGATGCCCAACGGCCTCGTGCGCACCGCGGCGTTCATAGTCGAGGGCCTCCACCTGAAGCCCTTCCTGGCCGGGGAGGAGGACTAGCCGTGAGCCGGGGGCGTCAGAACCCCTTGGTCCGGTTCCTCCTCGCGTAGACGAAGTTGTGCAGCGAGCAGCACGGGTTGCGGTTGTACGAGTTCAGGACCACGTCGCAACCGGGCTCGGCGCACGTCCTGGGGCCGTCGCCGTACTTCCTCCTGTGCCTCCAGTCGCGGTGGTACTTCGCATCGTGTCCCATCAGGCACCCATCCTAGCGGGAAGACGCGCCCGCGCGCCGTTCCGGAGTCCAGCGCGCCGCGGTAGGATGGTGGTCGCCGGCGTAGCCCAACCGGGAGAGGCGCGAGACTTAAAATCTCGAGAGTGAGAGTTCGAACCTCTCCGCCGGCACGACGCGCGCCGTTCCCGAGTCCAGCGCGCCGGGCCGCCGACGGCGGCCGGCCGCTCGGGACCGCGGAGCGGGACGACGGGGAACGGGACCGCGGAGCCCGCCGCGGGAGCCCCGGGGGGCTCCGTATCCGACGGTGGCGGATGACCCGTCACCAATGGCGCCAGGTCCTCCCCCATCTCGGGGACGTCGAGCGCAGGTAGTCGGCCGCCCCGGGCAGCCTGCCGCCGATCACCTCGGGCAGGACCACGTGCACGAGCAGGTCCACCACCCTCACGAACCTGCACGGGGAACCGAAGCGCGTCCTGCTCACGGGGAGCAGCTCGTGGCCCCGGGCCAGCAGCAGGCGCGTGCTGACGCGGACGAAGATCCCGATCACGCCCCCGCCGATCGCATCCGTTGGTTGTCCATCCCCCGAACGCTACCTGGCCGCCTTGTTGGTTGCAACCCACAAGGCTGTGAAGAATGTCACACACTTAAAGGTTGCAAGAGGCAAGGTGGGATCGTAGCGTGGTGGCCATGGAAACAAAGTACCCAGACATAAACATCCCGATGGTCGGCGAGGACGGCAACGCCTTCTCGATCCTCGGCCGCATCAGGCGCATCATGCGACGCGCCAACCTGCCCGACTCCGAGTGGGAGGCGTTCCGCGCCGAGGCGACCTCGGGCGACTACGACAACCTGCTCGCGACCGTCATGCGATGGTTCGAGGTGGATCGCGACCTGGACGACGACCACGAAGACGAGGACTACGAATGAGCACGAAGCTCCAGGCCGACTACGAGAAGCACGACGCCTACGACCTGGACGAGGGCTGGGCGGCGACCCGCGAGCACGCGGAGAACGCGATCCTCATCGCGTTCGACGGCTGCCACAAGATCTACCTCGCCATGGACGAGGCCCAGGCGAGGTGGTTCCGGGACAACTACAACGGCCGGGGCTGCGACGACCGCACCTTCGCCGGCTCGCCCGACCAGATGTTCGACCAGCTCACCGAGTGGTACGAGGATTCCTGCTCGCTGCGGTTCATCCAGGCGGTCTGGAAGAACGAGGACGACCCGAACGCGGGCTTCGTTTCGCTCATCGACCAGGGCGCGGGCGACCCGAGGGACGAGTACGAGGACGACGAGGACGACGAGGACTACGATGGCTGACCCGGTGCTGTACCACGGCACGCCCGTGGCGTTCCCGAGCCGCACGCGCAAGGTTCACCCCACGCCGACGACGCAGGACACGGGCGGCTACCCGCCGGGTTGGCGCATCGCGCACGCGACCAGCGACATGGCCGAGGCGCGGCGATACGGCGCGGTCGTCTACGAGGTCGCATTCGACGAGCACACGCAAGAGGGGTACGGCGACACCTGCTACTTCAGCGAGCGCGGGTTCCGCATCGTCAGGCGGGTGTCCTAGGTGGGCACCCCGACCCGCGAGGAGTTCCGGGCGTTCCGCGCCCAGCGCCCCGACGCCATGGGCGTGCACGACGACATGAGGACGGAGTACGGCCCGGTGGGCCCGCTCCTCCCGGCCGTCCACGGCGCCGACGGGAGGCCGACCAAGGAGACCATCGAGGCGTACGAGAAGCTGAGGGGGGTCTGCGCGAGCCGCTCGGCGGTCGGATCGGTCTGGACCGTGTACGAGGAGACCGCGGATTCCGCGGTCACCCGGAGGGACCGCGTCTATGCGCGCAACAAGCTCGAGCTGAACAGCCACAGCGACAGGATAAAGGTCCTCGGATGGGTCGTCACCGCCAAGGCATCGGGCCCGGTGTACCAGGTCTACCTCCTCGACAGGGACGAGCTCTGACATGACCGACTCCGACATGATCGACGCCGGGAGGGAGAACGAACTCGCGTCCCTGGTGCGGACCGTCCACGGCGAGAACGCCGTGGAGTACCTCGTCGGCGCCCTCGCGTCGGTGACGACGGGGCCCCAGCTCGACCACCTGCTCCGCCACCTGGCCGGGGCGATGACGCGGCCCCTCGCGCCGGCCGAGGCCGAGCGCCTGATCAGGGCGATATTCGACGGGGACCTCGTCGCGGACGACGGGGCGGCGACGACCGACTACCGGATCCGCGTCGCGTTCACCGCGAGCCGCCCGCTCACCAAGCACGAGATCGACTCCCTCAGGGACTCCATCGCCACCCGGGTCGGGGACCCGAGGTCCTGGCGACGACAGGAGCGCGGGACGTACGCCGAACCAGGGTTCGGCGTGAGCGACGTCGCCGTGGACGTGCGATGAGCAGGGTGACCGACGCGCTCGCCCGCCTGTGGGGGATCGTGACGACCGTCACCGAGTGGGTGCTGTCGCTGGTCTGGGAGGGGATCTTCTGACGACGGTGGCGGATGTGCCCTTAGGGGTTGCAACCGGCCAGGTCGGCCGATAGGATGTTCCAATGAGAAGAAAAAAGGAGGCCCCAGTGGCCAAGAAAAACGAGAAGAACAAGAAGAGGCAGCTCTCGAGGCGCGTGAGGGACCTGGAGAACGAGTTCTCCGCCATCATGCGGGCCCTGCAGACGCACACGCAGCCGATCGTCGAGCACAAGACGCCCAACACGTACGTTGCGACCGTCTCGTTCTCGGCCGACCGCAAGCTGACGGCCGAGGAGATCGACAGGCTCGCGTTCGCCATCAGCGTGCAGGTGGAGGATCCCTCCGGCCTCGACGACGAGAAGCGCGCCGAGTTCTCCACCGCCCAGGTGAGGACGATCATCAAGCGCACGCGCAGGCGACGACGCGCCGTCGGGAAGTAGCCGGCATGGGGTACCACATCGAGGCGACGGAGATCTCCGTGCGCATCAAGACCCAGGACGAGGACGCCGCCTTCAGGGCGATCTGCGCGTTCAACGCCGAGTGCCCGCCCACGATGAAGCGTGGCGGCACCGTGGGCGAGGACGGCAAGGAGGAGAAGTGGTTCTCGTGGATGCGGGCGGACTTCTCCGAGTACGCCGACCTGCGCGAGGTCCTGCGCGAGATGGGGTTCTCGCTCGACGCCTGGGACGGATGGATGGTCCTCACCGGGTGGCACGGCGACAAGCGCGGGCAGGAGGACCTCCTCATGGAGTCGATCGCCCGCTGGGTGGAGCCCGGCTCGTACGTCAACTGGATCGGCGAGGACTGCGCCCGGTGGCGCTGGGAATTCTCCGACGACAGGCTCTGGGTCCGCGCCGCGACGACGGGGTGGGCCACCGAGAAGTCGACCCCGACCGAGAACCACATGGCCGGCATCATCCGCGCGGAACGCTTCGCGCGGCTGGCGGCCAGGGAGGCCTGATGTGGACGCTGCAATTTTTCGCGTTCTGCGCGTTCGTCGTCTGGCTGTGGAGCTGACGGTGGCGGATGATAGGGTGAAATGATGGAGAAAACGCTGAACAAGGCAAGGACCTTCACGGCCGCGGACAAGAGGAAGCACCGCTCGGTCGTCGGAAGGGTGGGGTTCGTCGCGGTGGACGACATCTCGGTGGCCGTCAAGGTCGTCGGGGAACGCTTCAGGTACGGCAGGCTGGACCTCCAGGTCAAGCCGCTGGCCGGCAGGGGCAGCCGATGGGTCGAGTTCCACAACGTGCACCTCTCGAAGAAAGGGGAATGATGGAGTTCTGGATCAACGAAATCGCAATCGCCGCGATCGCCGCCCTGGCGGCGGTGGTCGTGGCGGCGAAGGCCTGCGTGCGCATATTCGCGCGCGGAGAAAACGAAAACGACGCGTAGACCCCCTTCGCGGCCATTTCGACCCCGGGTACCGAAAGGCGCCCGGGGTTCTTTTTTCATACCAAAACGCCCGGGCGCGGGTACCTGCAGTCGCTGCGCGGCGCGCTCCTGAGTCCAGCGGGCGCCGCGCGGGGTACCGAAACGGCCGGCCGGCGCCACCCGGGTACCGAAACGCGCGCTCCTGAGTCCAGCCCCGCGATCCCCCGAAGAAACGACCCCTCGGGACCGCGAAACGGCGCGCGGGCCGGGAAACGAGCCGAAAACGGGACCGGAATTCGCCGCGCGCGAGTCGCCGGTTGTCCAGGTCTTCCGACGGTGGCGGATGAGGGGCCGGGCCGGGGGCCCTCGTCGCCGACGGTGGCGGATGGACGAGCCGCCGCCCGGGCAGAAAGGAGAAAAGACCCGGGCGGCGACCCTGATAGCTCGGGAAAGGGGGGTGATCACCGAGCGATGACGATTGTAGCCCGGGACGCCCGTCCCGGCCGCAACCCCCCGGAGGGCGACCAAGGTCCTTGACGAAGGGGGTCTGGGCGCGCTAGAAACGTCTGAAAAAAGTTAGTCGTGATGCCTCCCCGACCCCGTGGACGACGGGACGGTCGGGTCGGTGGGCTGTCGTACTGGAACGACGAAGGCGTCGTTCCGATACGACGACGGACTCCCGCGTTGCGAGGGACGTCCGGTAAGTACAACTTGTGGTACGTACTCTCTACAAGGGGTCCGCGCGAGGCGTTCGCACGATGCGGTCGGGAGTCTGCCCCGGGGGCGGCCGATCGCCCTTGACCGCGCGGCCGGGGCGGTGTACGATGTCCGCGTGCAGGGGGTGCTATTCGTGACCGAACCGGGGCGTGGGAGAGCCGGCAAGTACGCGCGGCGCAGGAAGAAGGCCGCCGCGGCCGGCGCCGGCGACGTGATGCGCGTGTGGAACGAGTGGGTGCGCGTGCACCGGCCCGGGCAGGAGAACAGGGTCAGGCTGACCGAGGAGCGCGAGGAGAGGATCTCGTGGGCCGTGGCCACCTACGGCGCCGACGCGTGCGTCGAGGCGATAGAGGGCTGCAGGCTCAGCCCGTTCCACCAGGGCGACAACGACCGCCGGCGCAAGTACGACGACGTGGAGCTCATACTGCGCGACGCGGCCAAGATCGAGAGGTTCCGCGAGATCGCGAGGGAGCACCGCGCGCGGCCGAGGGGCACCGACTTCTGATGGACCGCGAGTCGGCGGGCAGGGTCGTCGTGGCCTTCTACAACGCCTGGAACGAGCGCATCCCCAAGGGGACCGACTGGGACGAGCTGCTCTCCACCTGGGCCCGCTTCTTGTCCGACGTGAGCGTCGAGGAGGCCCGCCACGCCTACCGCCGCCTCGTGGCCCAGGACTCCAACTGGCTCCCGAGGCCCGGCACCGCGCGCCGGGTCGCGATCGCGTCGAGGGGCGGGCAGCCGCCGAGGGAGTGGGAGGCGTGGGCGCAGCTCCGCAGGATCGCCGAGGCCTCGTACGCCGGCGTCGGCTCGGGCGAGAAGCTCCACGCCGTCGTCTCCGCCACGCTCGCCTCGCTCGGCGGCAGGGACGCGCTCGAGCTCCACACGAACGGCGACCGCGAGCTCTTCTTCCGCGCGTACCGCGAGAAGCTCGCCGACTGGGAGGCCGCCGAGTACGGGGTCCCCCCGGCGGAGGGGAGGGCGTAGTAGCCTCGCCCCGTGGCGAACGGGAGAGGCGGCAGGCCGGCCAAGAGGGCCGACGGGGACTGGGCGACGGTGACCGTGCGCGTGCCCGCCTGGTTCAAGAACCACCTGATCGAGGTGTCCGAGGGCTACGACATGTCGATCACCGACTACGTGAAGGCCCTGGTGCTCAGGGATGCCCCGCCGCCCGACGCCTCCTAGGGGCGACGACGACCCCCACCAGGTCTGCGTGCGGATCCCGGGCTGGCTGAAGGGCAGGGTGCTGGCGATCTGCGAGCGCGACGGGATCTCCGTCAACGCGTTCGTCTCCAACGCGATCCGCGAGTCCGAGAGGGCGGGCCGCGGGCTGCCGTCCCCGCCCGAGGGCCGTCCCAACCCGGGGATAGCCGAGGTGCTCGCCGCCTACGCCACCGGGGGGAGGGTCGTGAGACCCTGCGGGAGGACCAGGTGCGACCAGAGGCTGGTGCGCCTGGACGGGCGCGAGTTCTGCGACGAGTGCGGGATCAGGGTCGGATAGATCGGCCCGCGCGCGTAGTTCTATTTTTTCTTAGCCTCGCATAAATTAGCCCGCGCACGCGCGGTCGCAATTTTTTTTAGCCGCGATTATTCCCGGTCTCGCATAGATTAGCCCGCCCGCGCGCGGCCACGATTTTTTTTCGCCGCATAAATTAGCCCGCACGCGCGCGGCTACGATTTTTTTTCGCCGCTTCGGGCCGGCCGCTTTCCCTCCCCCGCCGATCCGGGCAGGCACGCCTGGCAAACACAAAATCCCGGCCCGGGGCTCGAACCGGCCCCGCGGCCGTTCGCGCGGGCGTTCAGGCGGCCATCCTGCGTTCGCGCGGGCGTCCCGCATCCGCGTCACTCGCCCCACATCTGGCTGAGCGTCGGCCTCGTCGGCGCGATCCCCCTGCGCTTCTGCTCGGCGGCCAGCTGCCTCGAGGTCAGGCCGGCCCACACGCCGTGCATGTCGGCGGCCGGGAACTCCAGCGCGTAGTCGAGGCACCTCGGCCGGACGGTGCAGTGCGCGCACATCTCGCGCGCCTCCTGGATGTAGCTGATGTCCTTGTGCCCCTTGGGGAACATCTTGTCCGTCTCGCCCCGGCACCTGGCGTTCTTCATCCACCCGTATCTTGGTATATCGGGCGCCCGCGGCCCGTCGGCCCGTTTCCCCCCGCCCCCGCCCGTCGGCCGCTTGCGCTCCCGGGCGTCCCTCTTCCTCGGCATGTCGCCTCCCTGGGGGGCGAGATTACCGGATGGCTACTAACTAATTGGCGCTACTGCTTGCGCCTGTTTTTCCGGGGGACGTTTTTCCTGCGGCTACTTCCCGCGCGCCTCTTCTGGTGCTGGGTGGCGACGTGGAACGGCGCCCCCGTCCCCGGGTCGAACCTGCTCGCGACCGAGAGCGCCTTGAGCACCGAGTTGCGCGCCGTCAGCACCGACCTCCCCCAGCCCGTGGCCGTCAGCGCCCCCAGGGCGTAGTGCGCCCCGCTCCCGACGGCGTACAGGCCCGAGGCGTCCGAGATCCAGCTGTAGTCCCCGTCTATCGGGTAGGCCCTGCCGTTCACCGCCACTATCAGCTCGCTGTCGAACTCCGTCTTCCCCGGGTGGTCCTTGATCACGGGGGCGTACCCCGACTTCTCCAGCACCTCGCGCAGGGACGGGACGAACTCGGCCGAGACGAACCTGTCGAGCCCCTGCCCCGAGAGCGTGGGCCTGGGCGCCGGCGGGTTGAAGTTGTGCGACAGCACGTTGATCGCCCTGAGGTCGCCCGCCGCCCCGATCAGCCACGGCCCGTTCTGGACGACCTTCCTCTGGCTCTCGGCGAGGACGTGGATCTCCGCCCTGCCCTCGCCGTCGGTGACCGAGATCCGCGAGTCCCAGCCCACGATGCACCAGCCGTCGCCCTGGACGGCGACTATGGTCGTCATCGGTCGCTCCCGCGCCGGTGCCCCCTTGGCGTCGCTGGGACGGTGCCACAAGGAGGGCTTTGAGGGGTGCGTGTCTGGTCGGTGGACAAGTGCGTTCCTCGTTCCCGGCCTAGGACGCCTTGACGACGGGGGGCTTGGTCTTCCGCGCGTCGTACTCCCTGCCCCTGAACATGGCGTAGCCGTCGTAGATCGTGACCACCTCGTAGCTGAAGAAGTTCTTCCCCGTCTCCTCGTAGGTGACGAGCCCGACGCCCTGCTGCCAGTCCTCCACGACGGTCTTGGGGCGCCCCCAGGCGTCCACCCCGCCCTTGGTGGACGGCACCGCGCCGTCTATGCGGGCGAGCGTGCCCGGGCTGGCGGCCATGATCGTGCGGGCCCCGTCCCAGTCGTGGCGGGTCCTGTAGGCCAGCTCGATCCTGTGGATGTGCCCGTAGATCACCGAGAGCTTCTGCTCGTTGAGGTAGATGTGGGCCGTCGAGCCGCGGGAGCGGACCCTGGTTCCGTGGATGCAGGCGAGCTGGTTGTTCAGCAGGTAGCGCCCGGCCGGGTAGCCGCTCTCGAACCCCACGCCGTACTCCTCCATCCTGCAGAGCGACGGGATCGACATGTCGGGCCACGCCTTCGGGGTGTTCCCCTTGGTGATGCCGAAGGCGGCCTTGGCGTTGTCGAGGATGTAGTTGGTGAGCCTCTCCTCGTGGTTGCCGGCCAGCCACACGATCTTCGCCTTCGGCGCCGCCGACCTGAGCTCGGCGCACAGGGTCGTCGCCCTGTCGATCGACGCCTGCGTCGTGAGCGCGAACGCCGGGCTGAGCCTGTACTTGCCGAACTCCGGCAGGTCCAGGTTGTCGCCGAGCAGGACGATCTGGTCGGGACGTATATCGTTCACCATCGACATCATTATCGCGATAGCTTTCTCGTCGTGCGTGGGCACGAGTTCGCCGTCGATGTCCCGGAAATATCCGATCTGTATATCGGGCACGATGATGGCGGTCTTCTTGTCCGAAGCGTTCCTCGGTTTCACCTCGGACTTTTGTATTTGCACCGGGGGGCCCGGCTTGGGCAGTTCCCACTTCGGGCCCTCCTCCCACGCGGGGGAGAACTGGATCGCCTGCAGGTCGTGCACCTGGAAGTCGCCCTCCGCGTCCTTCGTGACCTGCTGGTAGATCGAGACCTTCTTGATCGACCCGATGTCGGATATGTCGATGCCCTTGGCGCGGATCATCTCCTCGATGGCGTTGAGGATGCGTCTCGATTTGGTGGCGTCGGCGGCCTTGTCCTTCATCCGCTTCATCCCCTCGGCCAGTCTCGCGTTGTCGGGTCTGACCTTTTTCATATTCCCTCCCATGGTTTCCTGAATGCCCCCGCGTTTTTTTTATTGGCCGAACTTCTCGTCCAGCCCGCACTTGTCCTCGTGGGCGCACGAGCAGACCCTCGCCCGGTAGTCGTAGACCGTCTGGCGGGCGATCCTTATCCCCGACGCCCGCATCTCGCGGATTATGTCGCTCGTGGTGGTTATCTGGTCGTTGAGCACGTCGTACAGGCACTGGCTGGTCTCGTCGTCGAGCCTCTTCAGGATCTTCGCCATCGGGCACACGAGGTGCGTGCATTCCTTCTCGGCGTTCGTCCCTATCTTTTTCAGCCTCTGGGAGAGCCTGTCTATTTTCCGGTCTATCTTCAGCGTCTTCTTCGGGTCTTTGGCCACATCTCCTCCTCCGCGGCAACCTTATACCACGGAGGGGCGTTCGCACAATAGTATAAGTCGGTGACCTCAGGGGAATACAGAAAGCACTCGATAGACGACGCCCTCGCGAAGGCGATAAGGGACAGCGTGGGCGACGACGACGAGGCGCGCCGGCTCGCCCAGAAGGTCATGAAGCAGCTGGACAAGCACGGGTTGATCTACTACTCGGCCCCCGACGAGATCAGCCTGCTCAGCGCCGCCGGCCGGCTCCTCGTGGCCCTGGCCGAGACCCCCAACGCGACCCAGCGGTCCCTCGCCGTGTTCCTGGGCGTGAGCGAGGGGGCGGTCCGCAAGTCGGTCGACCAGCTCGTGGCGGCGGGCCTGGTGGCAAAGACAAAAGTCAAGAACAGGAACCTCCTCGTGATCGTCCCCAGGAAGGTCGCCGAGACGAGCGATATCAGGAGGTTCGGGGCGCTGCTCAGGGTCGCGTCGGCGGGCGGGGACGACGAGCTCTTCTGATATCTTGGGGCATGCAACTGCTCTGGTTCCTCATCGGACTGCTCGTCGGTCTCGTCCTGGATTTCTTCCTCGTCGTCTGCTTGCTCCGGCCCATCATGGCGCGCGTCGCGGAACTGGAGCGCTCGAATCTCTGTCTCCACGGGCGGATCCGGGGGGAGGTGGCGCCCGAACCGGACCACAACTAGTGTGACCAAAGTCACACGATTTTTTTGGTAGTTATTTGAAAAAAATCCCCTTACGGGTTGCAATGCCGAACGCCGTGCCCTAGCGTGTCCCATAAGTTATCCAACTACATAGGAGAAGAGGACATGAAAGAGAAGCAGAAGAAACCGGCCAGCGCGATGCAGGCGGCCCGAGCGTTCGCCGACGCCAAGTCGTGCTACGACGAGGCGGTCAAGACGAAGAAGCTCGCCGAGCAGAACTTCATCGAGGCGTGCGCCAAGGAGGGCGTGGAGTTCTCGGTGATCACCAACGACGCCGGCGTTTCGTCCAAGGTGTTCGTGCGCCGCACGATCCGCACCAAGGTCATCCTGGACAAGCTGCGCAAGCTCGTCAAGCCGGCCGTGCTCAAGAAGCTCGTAGTCGAGGAGCTCGACCAGAAGCTGGTCGCCAGCGCCATCAACATGAACATACTCGACCAGGCCACGGTAGACCAGGCCAGCGAGGCCACCACCGTCGTCTCGGTCATGATCGCCGAGCTCGAGTCCAAGATCGACGCCTGATGCAGCCGATCTTGTTCTTCGCGTTCTGCGGGTTCATCGTCTGGCTGTGGAGCTGACCGACGACCCGGCCGCTCGCAACGCGACGACGCACCAGTACGCTCGCCATGGGGACGATGTCCCCATGGCGAACGGGAAAACAAAACGATAGGGTCAGGAGGACCAGATGAAGAGAACGATAAGCACAGTGGAGAAAGAAGTAGCCAAGCGCCTTCGCGCGGCCCGGACGAGGGCCGAGATGTCGCAGGGCAACCTCGCCGACGCCGCGGGGATCGAGCGCAAGACCGTGAACCGGATCGAGAACGGACATTTCTCGCCCAACTTGGAAACGCTCACCCGCCTTTGCGCGGCGCTGGGCACCAAGCTCTCGGCGTTCCTGAAAGGGATTTAACCGAGTAGAAGAGCGGCCCCCGGGGTCTCCCTCCCTTTTCCGACCTCGGGGACCGGCTTCACTATATTACGTCAACGTAATTCCGTCCTCGTAGCTCAGCCGGATAGAGCGACGGCTTCCTAAGCCGCAGGTCGCAGGTTCGACTCCTGCCGGGGACGCAGTCAGTTGACGAAGGCCTCGTTGATGGCGGCGACGACCTTGTCCGGCCCCATCGCCCCGACGATGGACGAGACCTTCCGCCCGCCGGCGAACATCAGGAGCGTGGGGATGCTCAGCACGTTGAAGCGTCTCGCCAGCTCCGGGTTCTCGTCCACGTTGCACTTGTAGAAGGCGACGGCCCCCTCGTAGATGACCGAGATGTCCTCCAGCATCGGGCCCATCACCTGGCACGGCCCGCACCACTCGGCCCACATGTCGACGACGACTGGGTCCCCCTGGTCGAGGATTGCGTCGAGCTCGTTGTCGCCTATTTCCCGCATGAAAGAATTTTATCGCCCGGGTTGCCGCCCGGGGAGGATGGCCGTAGGGTGGACCTTACTACCTACAAGGAGTGTTTACCATGATCTACATACCAGGAGAATCTTGGCGACGCAAAGCGAAGTGCGCGACCATACCTCAGACCAACGACTTCTTCCCGGTCGGGAGGAAGCACCCGAAGATCGCGCTGCAGGCGTGCTCCGTCTGCTTGGTCCGCAAGCCCTGCCTCAAGTACGCTCTGGACAACGACATAGAGCACGGCATATGGGGCGGCAAGACCGAGAGCCAGCGAAGACGCATGAGGAAGTGCAAGTAGGGGGCAAGCGTGAACCAACGTTATCTTTGGCTCGGTGACGGGGAGCTCGTGATGGATTTCCCCTACGACGCGGGCGACGTCCAGGCGATCAAATGCATACAGGGCGCCCGCTGGGACAAGCTCGGCAAGGTCTGGAGGCTCCCTGCCACGAGCATCCGCGAGGCCAGGCATTTCGCCTCGTCGCGGGGTTTCAGGATAGACCCGGCGGTTCTGAAGTTCGATGCCCCCGCCCGGCTCCACGACCCAGCAGGGATCACCTGCACGGCCTCCTGGATCTACGTGGACTTTTCGTGGGACGAGGTGAAGGTCCGCCAGGTCAAGAAGATCCCGGGCGTCACGTGGAACTCGAAGACCAAGGCTTGGAAGGTGCCGAAGACGTCGGCCATGGAGGTGATCGGATTCGCAGAGTCCTTCAAGATGGGGGTTCCCGACGACCTCCGCGAGTACGCGGAACGCCGCAAGCTCGAGAGCAAGACCATGACGGAGGCGTCCAGGGCGGAGTCCGCAGACATCAAGGTGGACGACATCAACGGCAACCTCCTGCCGTACCAGCTGGCGGGCGTCAGCTACGCCTTCAATGCCCGTCGCTGCTTCATCGCCGACGACATGGGCCTCGGCAAGACCCTCCAGGCGATAGCGACCCTCGAGTACGCCGAGCAGAACGGGTCGTCCCCGTTCCCGGTGGTGGTCGTCTGCCCGCCGAACCTGGTCCTCAACTGGAAGGCGGAGTACGCGAAATGGGCTCCGCACCGGTCGGTCGCCGTGGTGACCGACAGGAAGAACCTCCCCGAGGACGAGCACGACGTGCTCATTGTGGGGTATTCGAACATCGACCACTGGGCCAAATTCCTGAACGACTACAAGAGCCTCGTGTGCGACGAGTCGCACTACCTCAAGACCAAGGACGCGCAACGGACCAAGGCGGCGACGAGGATCGCCAAGCGGGTCGGCACGGGAATAGTCCTTTGCCTCACTGGCACCCCTGTCACCAACAGGCCGATGGAGTACGCGAGCCAGCTCGGCATAATCGGGCGGCTCGACGAGTTCGGCGGCGAGTGGGGTTTCTACCGCCGCTACTGCGCGGCCTTCAAGGACAAGTTCGGCCACTGGATTCTCAGCGGCGCGTCCAACCTGGAAGAGCTGAACGACAGGCTCCGCTCGTCCTGCTACATCAGGAGGACCAAGGACCAGGTGCTCGCCGAGCTCCCTGACGTCGTGCACGACATGTACCACGTGGGCATGTCGGAGAAGCACGCCAAGGAGTACGTCAAGGCCGAGGACGACATCGTGGAGTACCTCGTGGCGCGGGCGAGGAAGATCGCCGAAGATCTCGGCACGTCCCCGGGGTCGGCCGCCGTCATGGCCAGAATGAAGACCGAGTCGCACCTGCATCTTGTGAAGATATCCGTGCTCCGCAGGCTGGCGGCCAAGGCGAAGATGGAGGCGATCAAGGAGTGGGTGCAGGCGAACATCGACGCCGGGGAGAAGGTCGTGATCGCGGCCCACCACAGGGACATCGTGGACGAGCTGGCCCTGCATTTTGGTGGTCTCAAGATTCAGGGGGGAATGAAGGTGGAGGAGGTCGAGGATGCCAAGAAGAAATTCCAGACCCTCCCGATTGAGGATGCCCCTGCGATCGTCCTGTCCATCCAGGCGGCGAAGACTGGCCACACCCTCACGGCGGCGCAGAAGGTCCTCTTCGTGGAGCTTCCGTGGACGCCGGCCGACGTGGATCAGCTCTACTCCCGCTGCCACAGGCTCGGCCAGAAGGGGTCCGTGATGGTCACCTACTCCATCGCCGACGGAACGGTGGACGAGAAGATCTACGGCCTGATCGAGTCAAAGCGGGATGTCGTCAACGCCGCAGTCGACGGAATCTACGAGGACCTCGAGAGGGAAAACGCCGAGCAGCTCATGCTCTCCCTGCTCGACAGGGGTTTGAAAAGTAGGTAATCGGTGTACACTGGTCCTGCAATCCCAAGGGGCTGACAGGTTTCGACGATCGGTCTGTCCGGAGAGGATGCGACCCGAGTTGCTCAGACTCGTTAAACAGGGCAAAAAAATAACTGCCAACAAGCAGTTCGCTCTCGCCGCCTAATCGGGCGACAGGGGAGCAACCGTGAGCCGCAAGGTCGCACGGGGCCGATCCACCGCAGCCCGGCAACAGAAGCGGGGATGACGACGGGAAAGGCCGTTGACCTCGGGGAACGAAAGCCCGACGACCTCTCGGAAAGACGAGACGCGGCCTGGGCGACTAGGCGGCCGACCCGTCGGCGGCGGAGCGACAACGTCACAACGGGGATGGTCGTAGCAGTCTCCTCGGTATCCGCTCGGACGGGGGTTCGATTCCCCCCAGCTCCACTCTCGGGACCGCCCGGTGCCGTCAGCCGCCGCTAGGCGGATACCCCGAAACGGCGCCGGCGCCGCCGGTCAAAACTTCGACGCCCGTCCCGGTTACCAGCACCGTGTGCTCGAACTGCGCCGTTCGTTTCCCGTCGGCGGTCACGGCCGTCCAGCCGTCGTCCCACATCCTGTGCCGCCAAGTGCCGAGGGTGATCATCGGCTCGATCGTGAAGGTCATGCCCGGCCGCATCCGCAGGTGGCTGTAAGGGTCGAAGAAATGCGGCACCTGGATGTCGGTGTGGAACTGCTCGCCGATGCCGTGGCCCACGAACGCGCGCACCACGCCGAGTTTGTGGGCCTTGGCGTGGTCTTCGATCGCCCGACCGATGTCGCTCAGCGGTCGCCCCGGCCTCACCGCCCCGATGCCGCGCCAGGCGCACTCCTCGGTCACGCGGATCAGATCGCGGCTCTCGGCGTCGATCTCGCCGACGGCGAATGTCGCGTTCGTGTCGCCGTGCACCCCGCCGACGAAGCACGTCACGTCCAAGTTGACGATGTCGCCCTCGGCCAGCTTGCGCGAGTCGGGTATGCCGTGGCAGATCACCTCGTTCACCGAGGTGCAGACGCTCTTCGGGTAGCCCATATAGTTCAACGGGCTGGGGTACGCGTTGTGCGCGATGCACAACTCGTGCACGACCTTGTCGATCTCGTCCGTCGTCACGCCGGGTTCCACCGCTTGTCCGGCCAGGCGCAAGACTTCCGCCGCCGTCGCGCCTGCGTGTCGCATGCGCTCGATGATCTCTGGCGACTTGACCGCCGGTTCGTTCCATCTCACCACTTCGCCCGAGTCGGCGTACGGTGGGCGGGCGATCGTGCTCGGCACGTCGCGCCGCGGGCTCACGATGAGACGCGGTTACCGTCTCGTGGTGGTATCTTGCCGTCCAGTAGGTGGGCGAGGATGAATTTGACGTGGGCGTTTCCGTCCTCGTCGACTGCCGTCACCTCGGCCTGGGTCAGCTCAATCAATCCCCTTGCGATGTCGCCGCAACGATCGAACCATTCCGATTGGTCCGTGTCCTCGGCCTCGGGGTCAAAGGACATCTCAAATATGGCGTCTTGGAACTGGTCAATTACGTACAATCGCGCCTTCTCGGGCGTCATCGGTCCTGTGGTCATAGCCTTCAGGCTATCACGAAACTACCTCTTGACGACAACCACCCCCCGTGATATGCTGCAAGTGGCGAATTCAACCGACACGAGGAGGATATTGACATGTCACTAGCGCCTGTAACAATCACCGGAAATCTCACTGCCGATCCGGAGGTGAGGTACTTCGATTCGGGAACATCAAAGCTCCAGTTCTCGGTCGCAGTGAACAACTACTGGACCGACGCCAAGGGCGAGAAGCAAGAAAAGACATCGTTCTTCAACGTCGTCGCTTGGAGAAACCTTGCGGAGGACGCAGCCAACATTCTCGCCAAGGGATTGCGGGTCACCGTCACTGGCCGTCTCGAGCAGGAAAGCTGGGACGACAAGGAGACCGGCAAGAAGCGTTCAACCGTCCACATTCTGGCCGACGAGATCGGCGTTTCGGTCCGCTCGATCGAGAAATTCGATCGCAAGCAGCGTCCGCAGGGCGATGGCAACGGCAAGGAACAAGCACGTCCGAGGCCACAGGCTAAGCAACCCGCCCGGGTTGGCGGCGGGAACCCCGACGCCTTCAACGGCGAAGAACCCTTCTGACCCTAACTTTCGGCAGTCTTTTCGCCGGCGTCGGTGGCTTCGATCTTGGCTTCGAGGCCGCCGGTTGGCGTTGCCAATGGCAAGCGGAATGGGACGAGCAGTGCCAGCGGATTTTACGCAAGCACTGGCCCAACACCCCCAAGTATTATGATGTGAAAGACGTTGACGGAAGGCTCCTGGAGCCGGTGGACGCGATCAATTTCGGTTCGCCGTGCCAGGATCTTTCCGTCGCCGGTAAGAGGGCCGGCCTAACTGGTTCTCGTTCTAATTTGTTTCACGAGGCAATGCGGATTATCAGGGAGATGCGCGATGCAACAAACGGAACTTTTCCAAGGCTCGCAATATGGGAGAACGTCCCAGGGGCCCTCAACTCCAACAAGGGAGCTGACTTCGGGGTCGTCCTCGACGAAATGGCTCTCGCAGGGGCTGTGGCTATCGAGTGGGCAGTCCTGGATGCGCAATACTTCGGAATCCCCCAGCGACGGCGCCGCGTTTTCGTGTGTGCTCTCTTCGATTCTGGCGCCGCAGAACGAAGTTCCTTCCCGATATTATCTGTCTGCGAGGGCGTGCGCAGGAATTCTCAGAAGGGCAATAAGAAGAAACAAGACCCTGCCTCCGCGCTTGAAGGCGGCGCTGCAGGCGGTGGTGGACAAGGACCCGGACCGGGACAGGGACAACTCGAGTTCGGAGTGAATGAGGAGCAGGACTCCACGGCGTTCAGGATGCGCGGCTTCGGCGACTACACATCGGACGGGACGGTCTCCGCGATCAAGGCGCGCGATCACAAGGACGCTACCGATCTGATCGTGTCCGAACCGGAACCGTTCACTGCTACGAGTTTCGCCAAGTACGTCGAGGGAGTGGGAACTCTCCGGGCTGCCGGTGGGGACCTCGGCGGGGGCAGCGAAACGCTTCTTGCCTACGAAGATCCGGACACCATGGTGTTCCACCCGCACCGTCAGGACGGAGTGAGAATGCAGGGCGACACGATCAACACGCTCACCGCCTTCATGGGGACCGGGGGCCTCAACACCCCGATGGTCGCCCAGGCGATCGGTTTCTCCCACACCCAGTGCCTCGATGCCCAGCCCTCGGAGGTGGCTTTCCCCACGCTGAGGACGGGCGGGGCGGGTCACGCCGTCGCCCACGCCGACATGAACGACGGACTGGCCATGACATTGAGATCTGGCGGGGACGGAGGGGTGCCCTCGTCCCGCGGGGAGAACCTAGTCATTGAGCCGGACCGACCGATCGCCTACGACGAGTACAACGACAGGCTCGTCGACGGCGACGTGCATCACTCCCTTCGGGCCGGGACCAAGCAGTCGAGCGGCGTCATCCAGAACATGGTCGTGAGGAGGTTGATGCCGTCGGAGTGCGAGGCCCTAATGGGCTGGCCGAAAGACCACACTAGGTACACCGACGACGGCAAGGAACTCAGCGACACCCATCGGTACAAGCAATGCGGTAACGGGGTGGCGGCGCCGGTGGCCGAATGGATCGCACGAAAATATGCGGTCATTTTTGAATAGGTTCAACCCAGCGCCCCTCAAGACATGGAACGACTCGGCGGCCAACGCCCTGTTGATGTTTCTCCCCGGCGACCACGGCCAGTACATTTGCGAGCCGTTCCCCCTGCCGCACTACTTCCCGATGTTGAAACACGACTCCGACCTCATGGGCAGACTCGGCAGGCTGAGGATGTCGGTGGACTATCTCATCGCCCACCAATTCGAGGAAGACGGAAGCATCAAGGCGTCCAGCGTTGCGGCCGACGGCGTCATCCAGTCCTGGCGGCAGATCGGTTTTTACGGTAGGGAGTTCGGCACCGTGGCGTGTCCGTTCTCCCCCCTGGATTTCAAGAGCGTGGCCAAACACGTCCACCACGTGCTCGTGCGCAAGCAGACGGACTACGGGCACGAGAACATCAGGAGGTTCGGGAGAATCGGATTGATCGTTCGCATGCACGACAAGGTGGCGAGACTTGAGAACTTGGTAGCCCGCGGGGCGATCGACGACCCGCGCAACGAGTCCATCTTCGACAACGTCGTGGATGTGATGGGTTACTCGGCGATAGGCATCATGTGGGAGTCGGACAGTTTCCTTCTGCCCCTCAGGGAGGACGCTCAGTCTCGGCTGGAGGTCTTGCCGCTGTAGATGTCGTAGACGGTGGCTATCCCGAGGGCGTTTTGCCAATCAAACTTGGGAAGTTCGCCCAGCGGTTTTTCGTTTTTGTCCCGCGGACGGGCGAGCCGGACCACGAGCGTCTCGAGCTCCGAGATTCTGCGCTCCATTTCCTCGAACCTCTCGTCGATGTCAATCCTGTCGTTGTCTTTCATTTGTGTTTGAATTCCACCCAGGTCTTGTCGCCGACGCCATAGTACTCCCGTGCGTAACCGGACTGGATGATGTCCTTGTTGAGGCATGCCGTCGTCGGATCGTCGATCTCGTCGGACGAGTAGATATTGGCGAGGATTCGCCCGTACTTGTCGTTCTTGTCCGGGATCGTGTTGACGAAAACCCAGTCATGATTGGTCAGCCAGTCCAAAGTAAACGACTTCGCCTTCAATCCGAGCTCTTTTTCCTTGAGGTCTTTTGTCCGCGACTCTGGTGCGTTGACACCGAACAAGCGGACGCGGATCTTATGGTGGATATTGAAACCAAGGTCGATCATCAGGTCCAGGGTGTCGCCATCCACGACGTTGAGCACCTTGGCTCCGTACCAGAACCTTTGCATCAGTTACTCCCGAAATTTCTTCCGGGACCCCTTTGGCGACCTCGGTTCGGATTATTCGGCGTCCTAGTTATCGGTTGCATACGAGACGGAGGATTCTTTGGCACGTTGCGACCCGGAATTTCGCGAGGATTTACGGTCGCCGGTCTTGGTCGTGGGTTGTCGTCGGTCGGCATTCTTCTCGGGTAAGTGGGCTCTTGTCGCGGTCTCATTGGTCTCATTGGTCTCCGTGGGGCGGACGGCCCTCGTTCAAACCCTCGTCCGCCCCTCCCGCCATCCCCCCTGCGGGGCGGGTTCGGGTACCTGTCGGCGGGTCTCGGGTTGCCCGTCGCAGCCGATGGTCCTGGCGGACCGGACGGCCCTGGTTCAAACCCTCGTCCGCCCCTCCCGCCATCCCCCCTGCGGGGCGGGTTCGGGTACCTGTCAGCCGGTCTCGGGTTGCGCGTCGCCGGGGAAGGTCCCTCGGGCGTCTGACCGGGCGGGTACTTTTTCGGCGGGGGGTTGGGGTACCTGTCGGCCGGCTTGGGATTTTTGGTCGCCGCGGATGGGGGTTCTGGCTTCTGTCCCGGCGGATATTTCTTCTGCGGGTCAGGGTACCTGTCGGCCGGCTTGGGATTGGTGGTCGCCGGAGAACGGACCCTCCCTCTTTCGATTCGATTCTCCTCCTCGAGTCCTGCCATGTACGTCATCTTGTCGTACGCAGCGCGAGCCTTCGCGCGGGCGTCCCTCTCCTTCTGCGAGCGGTCCTGCACCTTCGGGTTGCGCTTGATGCCCTGTCTCCTTAGTTCCGAGCGGACGAACTTCCTGCGATCCATTTCGTACTTGTTGTTGCTCTGCCTCTTGTACGGGGCGCGCTGCTCCTGCGGGGTCCCCTCGAAAATAATTCCGTCCATGTCGTGGTCGATCGCCTCGTCGGCCGGTCCCATGGAGCCCGAGCCGATCGCGGCGCCGAGAGCCTTGACCGACGGGCGGACGGCGACGGACTTCGTCTCGGTGATCGGGCCTCCCGTCACCCACGCGCGGCAGGTCCTCTTCGACGCGCACTTGAAGTCGAACGCCTCGCAGTAGCCGAGCCCGCCGGCCGCGTCGATCGCGTCCCACTCGTCCTTCCGCGTGGGACCGGTCACGCCCTTCTGTATGCACGATTTCATCTCGGGCGTGACGATGAACATCGAGCAGTTGCCGCACATCTGCTTGCGGGCCTGGTCTGGGGCGACAGCCCACTCCGTGGCGAGCTTCTTGTAGAAGGCGTCGTTGGGCTCGTCGGGGTTGAGGGGCCCGTACGTGGCCGTCTTGATGGCCTTCGTCCTGTTCTTCAGGTTGGTGGCGATGTCTCTCGTGGCTTTCGGGCAGTTCCCGGAATTGGCGGGTTCCTCCTTGATCTTCATCCTGCGCTTCCCGACGTTGGTGGGCATGACGGGCATCTGAGCGGCCGGGTCGTAGACGCCCTTCACCACGCCGTCTGGGATCACGGCGAACCTGCACTTGCCGCCGTCCTCGACCTTCTGGGCGATTATCTTGCAGACCCCGTTCCCCGCGTACAGGGCGCAGTTTGCGCACTTGACGCCGATGTGCGCGACGACGTTGTCCTTGGCCGGCTCGTAGCCCGCCCATATCCCGGTCTCGTCCTCGTTGAACTTGCCGTACTTCTTGGCGATGGCGATGAGGGCATCGGCGAGCTCCTGCTCCTCGGCGGCTAGCTTGGGCTTGACCTGCGCCGGCTTTTCTGGCTCGTCCTGAACGACCATTACGATCTCGCCTGAAACAAGCCTGCCGAGAATGTCGTTGATGTCCAAGAAATCTCCCAAAAGATGGTAGTTAGATTATTGCACGTCTACGATGAAATAAACATAACCCATGTTCGCCGTGAAAGGCAACGCCCCCGTCCCTGCCGAATGTTCCTCGGCCGAGACGGGGGCGACGCTTATTCCTGCGTTAGTTCGGATCAGGCTGGTGCGCTGTTGAAGGTAACCTTCACGAAGGCTTCCGGCCTCTTGACCGCCAGCGCCAGGCGCTGCTCGGCCAGGATGACGATCGCGTTGCGGACGAAGAAGTCCGAGTGCTGTTCGCTGACTCGGATGCTTGCCTGCTCGCGGTCGTATAGCTGGGCGCCGGTTCCGAACGCACCGACGAGGGCGGTGCCCTCGGCGATTGCCGGTGACTCGACAACCGAGGTCCTCCACAGCCTCGGCTGACCGCCGAGAGCCACGGAAACCGCGACTAGGTACTGACCGTTGTCATCTTTCGAGAGTTCGATCTTCTCCCAGTCGCTCGGGTGCATGACCACGCCGGTCGGCTCGTAGTAGGCAAGGAACGACAGGGTCAGGGCGCGACGAATCGCGTCTCCCCTATTGTCCCCGGTCTGACCAGACGACCAGTTGTAGGTCTGGATTCCCGCCGTCTGAAGGACGCCCCTCAGGTTCTCGCCCGACCCGCTGCCGTTGAGGATTTGCGAGTCCTCAAGGAGACGCAAACCGTACATGAGCTCGTTGTCGATGATGCTGCGGAGCTGCGGTTCGTCGGCCAGCACGTTGCGGTGCGCGGCTTCCCAGTGGGCAAGCGTGCGGACCGAAGCGGCTTCGGCGACGAACTGGAGGCTCGACTGCGGCTTGGCAGCGAACACGTCCGGGTTCGGAGTCGTGTCTCGCTGTGCCACCGCAGCAGCGGCGTTTGTTGCCGTCGTTCCCGGCGTTGTGTAGCCGAGGTGACGGAAGTACTCGATCACGGCCGCAGTGGTCGTGCGCGACGGGAACAGGTCCCTGACGCGCTTCGTCCTCGTCGGCTGGGTGACCATCGGGTCGCGCTGCACGGTTCCGAAGTTCGCCGTCGCACCGTTGGCAAGGTTGCCCGTCGGCATCGCCGAGAACACGTCCTTGACACCGTACTCGGTGAGCGAACCGGTGTACTGCCATGGTGAGGCCATGTTGGCACCGTTGCGTCCCCCGTTGAGGGCCTTGAACTCCGGTGAGTCGACGAACTGTTGTCCGATCGACCTCGGGGCTTGCTGAACTGGTGCGATGACCGCTGCTTGGGCGGCTATCGATGCATCGGCCGGGGATGAACCCCAGTCCTTCACCTGGTTGAGCGACTCGAGACCCTCAATGAGTCCCTTGATCTCGCGGATGTCGGACATGTTCTTGTCGAAGGCCGACTTCTGCTCGGTCGTAACGACGACCGTTCCGTTGTCAACGCGGAATGAGTCCGCGATCTCTTTGTTTTGCTGCATCTTTTCGCGGAGTGCTGACTGCAACTCGCGGAGCCTGCTCGTGTCTTCCGACATGATTTTGCCTCCTGGGCATTATTGTTGTTGCTGTTCTACTAGACAGCGCTAGGTGAGCACCCGCTGCTTGCGTCTGGATTCAAAGTTAGCAGAATACTAAACGCCGTAGTGTAAGTAGCGTATTTTTATGTGGCTATGTCTATGCCGTAACCGTGGCTACGCATGTCTGCGTAGATGTCCTTCAATTTGTCAAGCATTTTGCGATTTTCTGGGGTGTCGGCAAGTCCGTAATGGGACAGGGGTTGGTCCAGACACGCCGCGAGTTGCAGCGCCTCAAAGGCGTTCAGGCCTGCGCCGGCCCTCGGTCGATCGGAAATCCTGTCGTCGCTCATCCCTACCTCCCAGAGAACGGAATAGTTATCGTTTGCGTCTTGCGCACCTCAATTTTACTGCCATCGGGGGCTGTCCTGTCCTTGTACAAGTATCTTAACAGGTAGGGGTGCTTTATCTGGAGGATCTGCGGCGCACCCAGCTGCCCGAGGAGCATCTGTCCGACGAGGAGGGGTTTCGTCGGGTCCTTCTCCGAGTCCCAGATGTACAACTCGTCGAACAATTGCCTCTCAATGATGATGGGAAGTATCTGCTGGAGGTTCCACTGGATCTGTTCAACTATCCCTTCCGGCACGTGACGCCCGAACTGATCTTCCCTGTTCAGCACCCTTTTTTGGATGACTGGCAACGGTGCGAAGAAGTAGTGGCCGACGATGTTGTATCCCTTCTTGCGCCAGTCAACCAGGTCCTGGAACCCGTCGTTGAACTGTCCGCTGGTGTCGTACACGAGGTCAAGCCCCTCCTCCGTGGCGGCCCTCGCCATCACGGCTGCCACCTGCCGCGACTCTCGGTGCACCAGGCCGGACGCGCTCTCCAGCCTGCGCGCGTACCAGAGCCTCGTCTCGGGCATCATTATTTTTGCGTCGTCCGGATCCGCCACGATGGCGCTGTCGTAGTTCGGTATGCCCGCCAAACCCATGTTCCTCGCCGTGGACTTCCCGGTCCCTGATCCTCCCCCGAGTATGTAGGCGGTCGGTCTCTGCTGGTCGTTGGGAATGTCGCCCCTCCTCGCCCGCTCGAGACTCAACTCCACGTACGGCCTCCATAACTGCTCCACCCGGTCCTTGTCGCCCCAGGCCGCAAACAGGTCGTCCCCGCCCCTCGAGGTGCCCACCCTGTAGAACCCTGCGGTGTCGCTGCCCTTTTCGAGGTGACTCGGCGGCATCTTGCTTTGCACCGACAGGAGACCGAGCTCGCGTGGCAGCGAATCATCTATGGGTTTGTCCGACATGCCCGCCTCGGCGCCCGGTCCGAATCTCCAGGTGGATGCGGCGACCCTGTTGCCCCACGGCATCAACGGGTGGGGCATCTTGTTCGATCCAAGGAACAGCTTCCTCCCCGTGGCCCTGCGGATGTCGTTTATCTGGGCGATCATCTTCTGGTTCCTCACCCTCGCCGCCCGCGCAAGCATCCCGAGTCTTCTGTTGATCGACAGACTCAGGTCGCCGTACGGATCCGACGACGGATCGTTCTGCAGGTTTGCGACCGCCCTTCGTATCCACTCGGCATGGCCGAAGGCGAGCCTGTGCTGGCCCGCGGCTATCTCGGAGAGAGGAACCCAGCGAGCTCCCGACGCATCCGAGGCGGCGACGAGTTGCGTGTCCCAGGGGACGACGAACATTCCGGCGCCGACCCTCACCCCGTTGACGAACCTCGGGTCCCAGTCTGGGGCTTCCATGGCGCCGAGGTAATCCGCCTGCAGGGCGTTCTCAAGGGAAACCCCCACCTCTTCGAAGGTCTCGCGGGTCGCGGTCGTCATGAGGTCCTCGCCATCGTCCTTCAATCCGCCGACGAGCGCCAAGGCATTCCTGTACGGGCCGCTCTTGCGCGTGATCATCGCTATCTCCGCCGTGCGAAGATCCAAGTCCCTCATCCTTATCATCACGGAGTCGGCCCCCTCGACGTAGATCGCGTCCTTGTTGAAGGACCAATTGCTGGTGCTCCAGTTGATGTCGTCTTCGGTGTAGTCAAGGTTGTGAAAGATGTTGAACGGCGATCCCATGGATATGTTGTCGGCGACCTTTCGCAGTTCCGATTCGCTCATATCGACGTCCCCGTAGACCCCCTCGAAGTAACGCCTCTGATCGACTTCTTCGGAGCGAGCGAAGTTCCCGACGATGGGCTCGATCATGTCGGCGAAGTTCCTCGCCATCCCCGCCTCGGCGTCGTCGGTCTCGTCCGGCATGTGCTCGTCGTTGTCGAAGTACAGGCGCATGCTTGACTTCAGTTTCGTGAGTCGCGTTTGTTCCGAGTTGTCGGTCACCATCGCGTCCGCCCTGTCCATGGCGTGCCTTATCGCCCCCAGGAGGTCCGCCGGTTCCTGGCCGTTGTCACCGAAAATGAGACGAGAGTTCGTTGGGCGCACGGCGTCCGCCGAGAACGGGGATTCCCCTCCCCTGAAGTCCACGGGGGAGATTTCATTGCTCGCCGCCATCAGTGAGTAGATGTCCATTAGGCGCTCGACCTCGTCGACCAGCTCCCCGTCGGTGGCCGTCCCCACGGCGACCGATATGCGTCGGTCCGAGTTAAACCACATCCCGTTCGCGAGGAGTTTGTTTCGCTTGAGGTCGTCACTTCTGTCCGTAGAGTTTGTTCTGGCGCGACTTGGCGACATTCCCGCCTCCGGACTCAACGGCATTCCGCTCAAAACCCTTGCCGTAGCAATTGTCGCCTCGATGACGTCCGGGCTTATGTTCTTTGATCGAAGCGCCTGTTTCACGCCGTCGTCGTTTTCGTTGCCCCTGAGCCTGTCGTTGAGAATCGCCAGGATCAGGTCGCCGAGGTCAATGAATTCGTTGCCTCTTTGCGAGGAGGCCTTGAGTGCGCCGATCAGCGCCCGGTGTGCGGCCTTCGTCCATTTGGTGGGTTTCGGGGAGGGACCGTCCTTCGGGGTGGTCACGCCTTGGAGGGCGTTGATCATGTTCTCTACCGAGATGTTCAGTCTTCTCAGGGCCGTCAAGTACGTACCAGTTTCGGGGTGGGTCATCACATATCTCCAGGCCCCCAACAGGAGGTGTCCTGCGTTTACATCGGGCGACCCCGACTTCGCCGCGTCCTCGTAGGCTTCCACGATTGAGAAAACTGTGTCGTTGGTGAACCGGGCCATCACCATTCTGGTCAGTGCGGACATGCCCGCCTCCGCGCCGGTTCCTCTGTCGCCTCTGTCGTAGGTCAGCTCGGGGAATCCGTTGGCGTCCAGCCATTCGTTGAAGGTTAAGAGCTTCGCGAATCTCTCGTCGTCGCTTAGCAGCGAGTCCTTGATCGGGTCTATCATCTCCCTCTTGTACCTCGGCAGCAAAATCCTCCGTTTGCGCGCCCGCTCGGTCGCAAGTATGAAGGGCTCCATCTCCCTGACGGCCTCGCCGAGCGTCTTGACCGACCCGTAGATGCCGCTCCGTATGTGCTGCTCGAAAAGGGTGCCCAAAGTATCCTGGGCCTCGGCGTAGTACCTGTTGTACCGGGTTAGGAATTCGCTCTGCTCGGGGGTGAGCTGACGAACATCGTCGGCGCCGTCGGCACCCGTGTGCCGTGCGATAATTCCCAAGAAAGTGACCCAACCGTCCTGGTCGTCGTGAATCTTTTCTACGACAGTCTGGCCGAATTCCAAATCACCGAACAGGGAATGGACGTGCGCGCGGGCGACCTCCTCCGCCAGCTTAAGGTGCGTCTCGTCGTTGATGGATCCGCTCTCTCGCAGGGTGTTCAGGAGTTGCTCTATGACATACATTTGTGTCTGGAAATCGGTCTGTCGCATCCCAATCCCAACCCTCATAGTGTCCAAGCCATTCTTGAACGCGGCGACCTGCCTGTATCCGATTTCCATGTTGGATCGGTGGGTCTGCAGGATGCCCTTGATCAGCGGTATCATGAAATTGTTTCTAAAATCGTTAGACTCAGGCCCGTCGGGTCTGCTCAGGATTGTGTGGGCCAAAGTCAGGTGCGGTTTTCCCCCGAACATTGTGATCACTTCGAGCGGTGACGTGATAAACATTTCTTTCATCGCATTGATTGACTCCGAGAAACTCTTGCCCGTGACGGGGTAGATGTCGTCCATTCGGTCCAGGTCCAGCCACGGGAAGATATTCTTCAGCTGACGAAGGACGGCGTCTTTCGTCACCGTTCCCGCTGGGATCCCTTTGATGATGGGCCCGATCCACTCGTCGAAGCGGTCCAGTTCGGCGACTGGGTAGCCCATTCCCAGAAGCCGTCCAAAAGCCCTTTTGAGCAACTGGCTCGGTTTCTCCTCGACGAGCGCGGCATCCTCGAAGGCAATCATCGACGAAACGTAGTCCGCGAACTCCTCGGGGTGCATCTCCAGTATCTGATCGTCCCCGAGTTCACCGTAGGCGGATGCGGTCTCCCACCAGTACTTCCCCGGGGTCTCGTCTATCACGCGCTGCAATTCTCGTAACGATTCTCTTTCGGCGGCGAGTGCTTCGGGGGTGAGCGCTGAGCTCGCCGCGCCCGGCTCCGTGATCGGGTTTGTCTCATCGTTCCAGCCCGGCAGGTAAGGATTGCCATCCGGCCCGGAGTAGACGATGTTTGGTCCGTACATCGACCAGTACCCGTACGAGTCGACCCTTGGTCTCGCAAACCTGAACCAGTCGGTGTCGTTGTCGCCAAAAGGGTCAGACGACGTGGTGAGGGGCGTATGGAAGGGCGAGATCTTCCTCTTGTCTCGCGCGGCGATTGATTGGACAGCCTTCCTGTAGATGCTCGTGGCGAGCACGTCGGCGAGGATCCTCGCCAGAATCTTCGTCGACTCGATCATTTGCGTGGCTTGGCGCGCGGCCTCGCCACCCGACGATGGGTACAAACTGGACCAGGCCTCGGTCGGCAGTGCCTCCATCAAGAGCAGTCCTGGTTGCTCGGCCACCTCCTGCAAGGCCTTGAACAAGGAGTCGAAGGTGAAGGCGAACACTTGGTCATCCATCTCCCTCGTCGGGATGTAGAGCGGATCGCCCAGCATTCTCTCGGAGCCCGGCTCCTCGGGGATGTTAGGGGAGGCAGTGATATACGGGTTTTTCGGCATGATACTTCCGAACGCGTCCACCATCGGTTCAACCGCCGTGTACATGCCGTAGACCCAGTTGGCCATCATGATTTGCCTCGGCGTGAGGTTGTCGACTATCTTCTTGGCCTCGGCATTTCCCTCCAGCACTGAGCCGAGCAGGAGATTGGAGAACATGGGGACGCCTTGCAACAACGGTAAGTCGGTATTTGATCCCGCTTCCCATGCCATCGTCCCCTCCGTCGTCGATGGCGCTATTTGGTCACTCGGCTGGTCAATGGTCCCTGTCGGGGTTGCCCCGAACTTGCTTCGCAGCAGGTTCCTTTCGTCCGTCGCCGCCATCATCGGGATGAGCAGGCGCATTACTTTCTCGTCGCCCGGTTCGAACATCGGTGGAGCGTCGACCAGGTTCGGGTTTCGCATGATCTGCTTCATCTGCCATAGCTTGAGGCGCAGTTCATCATTGACGTCCTCGGGAATTTCCGGCGCGGGGAGAATGCCCGATGCTACGCCTTCAATCAGGGTGTCTGTCCCAACTTCGACTGATTCGGAGGAGATGCGGTCCGAATCAGGGGAAAGTCGCCTGAACCATTTGTCGTAAATCGCCTGGAGCATTCCCCTCAGCATCGGCATGATGCCTCTGTAGAGGCCGGTTCCAAGGAATTCTCCTCGTATCACCGATGGAACGGTGTCGAAGCCGAACAGGGGGAACGTTGAGTTCTCCTGACGCGTGGCTATATCGAAGTTCCTGAATCTCTTGGCCCGCATTTTCCCGGCATCGCCCTGCGCAACATCGCCAAGCATCCCAATGTCCACATCTTCGGAAGCCAAGTCGTCGAGGTGATCACGAGTTGAGCCGAAAATTGCGTCGTGGGTGGTCTCGTCGCCCGTCGTGTTATCGAGGTATCCGCCCTCCAGCGCGAATGACGTCCAGAGGGATATCACCCGACCCAGCATCTGCATTCTTTCCGGGTCCTTCGCTTCGCCATCCACGCCCAAAGACGCAGGCGAGCCGGGGTTGATGAAGGGATCGGCAACGATGGCTGGTGGCATCTGAAGTTCCGGGTCCACGGAAGTGCCGTCCGCGCGAGTCGGCCTGTCCTCTCTCCAGTTGGCCGACGGGCCGTCCGACATCGGGGTGTTGTCGGGCAACCTGCGATTTGCCATTCCTGCCTCGGCCCCGCCATACGAGTCGTACGCATCGTCCATCCGCGCTGACCCGCGGGCCGATGCGAGTATCGAGTCGAGAGTCTTCGCGCCGATTCCGTATTTCTTCATCAGCGCTCGTTTTGAGACGCCCGACGAAAAATCGGCCATCACTGCATCCCCGTTTTTCGCTATCCACTTCGGTGACCCGACCACTTCGGGCAGTAGTCCTTGCTTTCTGAGTTCGTGCAGGGAGTTTCGGACGGTGTTCGGGTTGAACCCGGTGGCGTCGATTATGTCCTGTTCCCTGAACCCCGACGCGGCGAGGATCTCCACGACGCCCTTCCTGCTTCGTGGCGCGATCGACGAGGCGAAAGCCGCTGCGTCCTCCTGGGTTATTTCCTCCAGCCCGATCTGGTCGTAGAAGCGATCGATCGTTCCGTCGTTGAGCAGCTCGGACACCTTGTCGGCCACGAACTGGCCGTTGGGCATCTCCGCCGCCGCCGCGAACGGGTCTGATCCTTCGTTGATGGCGGCTACGACCTCTCCGGAACGGTCCCAGGTCGAGGCGAGCCAATAGAAATTGCCGGCGTCGGCGTCCGACTGTGGGATGTCAGATGGCCACACCTCGGAGGCGGTCCTGCCGAAGGCCCGTGCCAAGCGCTCGGCTTCCGTCGGGGAAACGGCGGCGCCGTCCCTTCTGAACTCGGCGATCACCTCGAGGGGGGCGCCAAGGAACCGGCTCAACGCCCTGTCGGACATCTGCGAAATCCCCGGCACGACGGACGCGAGCGCGGATATCTGGTTCTGGCCGTTGCGGACCATGTCGGCCCTCTCGAGGCCCCGGGAAGCGTAAATCGGACTTCTGCCGTTTGCCGTGATCAGTTGCCCACCGAAGGCACCCGTGGTGGTGTCGTTCCCCGAAATCATCCTGGCCAAGGCAGGGTACGGCCCGTCCATTGATCCGAAATCCTCTATCTGTTTCTGCAGCTTGGACAATTCGTCGTTGACGCCCATCCTGCCGAGGGAGTTGAATGCCTCCTCCGAACCCAGCCACGTCTGCCTGTCGCGGAACGTCATGAAGTTCCAGTCGAAGGGCAGGGGGTTGTGCATGTCCGACAGGATCCTCCTCGGGGGCGCCGAGGCGGAGATGAGCTGGGCCACGTCGTCCGACACGCCGAAGGCCACCGGGATGGAACGCGGATTCAGTCTCATCAAATTGTTGAGCGATATCGCCGAGTTCAGCTTTTGCGTCGCCCGGTCGGATGATCCCTTCGGGGTGAAAATCGAATCGAGATACAGCGGACCGAGGTTCCTGAGCTCGGGGAATCGGTTGTCCGTCATTCGGCGAACCGATGCCTCGCTGTAGGCCCCGGACAAACCCGATGCGTACGATTGGGCCATCCTCAGGATGTTGCTGGTTTTGCTGAGCAGGGTCTCCGTCGCTATGGCGTCCGAGACGTCTTCTGGCTCCACGCCGAACAGGCGGGCCGTCGCCGACACCGGGTTGAAAATCGCGAAGTATTTGGCGTTGCGGATTGCCTCGGCGTACATCACGAGGGCGGCGTCTATGTCCGCCTCCTTGACTCCGTTGGCCTGCATGGCGTCGGCGATCCCGTCGACCATGACGTCCTCGATTATTCGCTTGGTCAGGCTGGGCAGGGAGTTGATGGCCAGCTCCGAGAAGCGCTTGTAACGAGCACCCATGATTTTCCTTGTCGTCGCGTCGGCCTCGGCGTCCGCGATCATCATCAGGACGGCCGTGCTCTTGGCCTGCTCGATTTCGGCAGGGCTGCCGAAGCGCATCTGCGGAACGACCCTGTCTGGTTTGCCACGGCGAAGGGTCGCCATCGCCGTCCTTATGTCCGGGATGCGTTCCATCTCGTCGACGTTGACCCTCGAGAGGATTTCGTTTACTTTGGCTATCTCGGCGGCGAGTCTTTTTTCCTTCGTGGAGAGGAGGACCCTCTTGTCTGGGATTTGGATCCTTTCCGTTCCGACGATCCCGAATCTGGTGCGACCGACCGACATGCCACCAGCGGGTTCGTCCGACAGGCCCGACGGGTCATCGGCGAGGTGCGAAAGGGCGTTGTTCACTCCTCTGACCAGTCTCATGCCCGCCTCGGCGTCCCTGCCGGTTAGTTTGGCCGCCGCGCGGATCTCTTCAATTCGCTCTTCTATCTCCCCTCGTTCGATTTCGTTGATGGCCCTCGCCCTCGCGGACGCCTCAGTTTCACGGCTAAGATCCGCGATCAGGTTCGTGGCCTGGTAGATCGCTGGTTGTATCGTGAAATAAAACTTTTGAATTTCATCGACGGCCTGCTGCGGCGTGATCTCGCCACGCGCGGACTGCCTGAAGAGCTGGTCTCGATGCCGGTTGTACGAGTCGAGTAGCACCCCCCAGGCGGAGTAGGTGGCTTGTATCCTGGCCCTGATTCTGTCCTGGTAGTTGACGCTTAACATTTTCCAGTGCTGCTCGAGGTGGCGCAAGCGCTGGTCTAGCCTGTGTATTTCGCCCCGGATGCCGCCCGTCGAGTTCAAGGCGATGTCGTTGAGCACGTTGTTGATTTTCGTGAGGGCGACGGAATTGAAGCGGGCCTTTGCCGCTGCCTGGGCCGCGGAGTACAGGGATTTGAACTGTGCGTCCGAAATGTTGTTATCCCTCGCCCACTTCCTCAATCCCGTCAGAATGGCGTCGGGGTGGAAATTGTCCCCGTCCGTGGTCTTCGCGACCGCGGCGATCTCGTATTCGTCCATGAGATTTCCCGATGTGAACATGCCCCACCAGGACTGTCTCGCGACATCGCTGGCCTTGGCCGAGGAGTTGGCGATCTTCTTCTGCTTTGCCAACTTGTCTTTCGAGATGCCGAGATTGGCGATCGTGTTGGGGTCAGGGTAGCTCTCTAGGCTCGGGAACGGGCTTACGATGTCCGGGTCTGGGCCCAGGTCTTCCACGTCCTGCAAGAGTCGCGGCTGTTGCTTATGGAGGGGGTAGTCCGATCCGATTTTGAGGAACTGATCGGCGACTTCTCGGACCACCTTGTCGAGGTCCATGGAACCCGGGTCACTCATCACCTCTTCTGTGATGAAAAAACCGTACTTGCTCGGATCCTTCTCGTAGTGCTGGCCTCCGAGGATCCGCGAATACCTGTTCGCCTGTGAGAGCCAATCATGGAAGCTCGGGAACAGTCTCTTGTGTTGATCGATCGACTTACCGATGGCCTTGACTGCTGGGTGCTCCGACGGGTCCCCGGTAAATTCCCCTGCTTGGTCCTGCCGGATGGAGTTGTTCGGCTGACCTGGGTCGTAGTTTAGTTTGTAGTTCAGGAGATCGTCCCCGACACTCATTTGGAAGTCGTCCCGGGTTATGTTGAACGAGTAACGAACCGGATCACGACCGTGTCTGATGTCCTCGATTGGGAACATGTCCTCGCCCAGCGTCATGTGGAGCAGCAGGTACTCCTTCAGCGCGGCGAGGAAGAAGTTCGCTCTTGCTTTGTTCTGGTCGTCCCTAACGACGTATGGGCCGTCGGGGAAGTCGAATGGCGCGTTGGGCATCCGCCTGATCAAATCAAGCGTCGCGTTCTGGAGCGCCTGGAAGATGAGCTGCGAGGCAGAGTATGAGCCGTCCTTCCTCTGACGGATCGCAATTTCGTCAGGGACGTCTCCCTCCTGCGCGCGGAAGAAGGCGGCCAACGCCTTCATCGCGTAGTCGTTCTCCTCGGGCACCGAGATCCGTGGAACGGTTGTGTCCCCGCTCGTGTAGTCGCCGCTTCTTATGAGGTCATAATCGTCTTTGCCGAACAGCGCGACAGCGGTTTCTTCGGGCAGGTCCAAATTTTCGTTGTTTCCCTGTTGGTCGCCGAGAGCCATCCCGGCCTCGGCACCGATACCCATGTACCTGTTAAAGTTCGCCTCGGAATCCGGTAACGCCCCCGATCGGAATTCGCCCCAAGACAAGACCTCCCCATCGGTTTCCGCCTCGGCGATCCTCCGGGCCCGCGCCGCCGCCCCGTACTCGGCGGGATCGTCGAAGGTTTCCGAGCCACCGGAGAAGAAATAATCGATTATCTCGCTGTAATGCTGGCGTTCCTGCGGCGTAAGCAAGGACGGTTCGAGGATCTTCTCGCCGAAAGCCCCAGCTAGGGCCTCGTCCGTCCTCGAGAGAACGTCGTCAAAGGTCCTCTTGGAGCCCTCCGTTCCGAAGGTCAGCATCATCATGCGCCTTCCTAAATTGTCGATCTTGGCCCTCGTTTGGGCAATCGGGCCCTGTTCGAGCCTTGCCTCGTAAGCTTGCCTGTCCATCCTCTGCAGGATTGACGGGATGATGTAGTTGTCTCTCAGTCGCTCGAGTTGTGCGTCTGACAGCGCTCCGATAATTTTCGCGGCGGAATCGGGAGATCCGTCATAGGTTCGCAGGAGTTCCGCAAGATTCGGCATCGCCGCTTGGCCATCCGCGGGTTCGGTGACGACTTGGACCATCTCGTAGCCTCTTCCCTCCTTCGGGAAACGGTCAATGACGTCGCGGGCCATTCGCCGGCCCCCGTCCCGTTGCGACCGAAGAACACCGATCGCCTTGGCCCGTAGTGAGGTCAGCCTTTCTGCGTCGGCGATCTTCGGCGGCAACAGGGGGACGATGAAGGTTCCCTGCGAGTTTCTGCCCATTTCCCACAACACATTTACGAGGGAGGCCACATTCTCCTCATTCGGCTCCATTTTCGCGAGAGCCCGTGAGACGGCACTATCGTCTTTGGCAAGGATCGCCGAGACCAGGTCCCTGACAGGCACCGACACAGATTCGTCACCGAGGACACGTCTAACCTGGTCCCCGAAGAACCTATTTTCCGCGGGCTCGCGATCCGCCAACTGCCTCACGCCGAGCAACTTTCTCGCGACGGTGGCGAACGATATCGCCCGCAACTCGTTCTCGGTCAGTTCTTTTGCCTCGGGCGTCAGGATTTGAGCGGCCGACAGGGACGTGAGTTGTGCGTCGTTGAGCGAGGCGACGAAGGCAACGAGGGACTCCGAATCAAGCGGGGTTATGGCGTCGGCCATGGCCAGTTGAGCCATGTGCACCGGGGTCGGTATGTATTCGCCGCGGACGCCGGACATGCGATCCGATGTCTTGGGTGCAGGAGTCTCCCCGGTGATGAGCTCGATCAACCGGCCCCTGTCCAAGGCCAGAGCCTGTAGCGCCGCCCTGGCTTTGGCCTTAACCGGGGAAACCGCATCGATGTCCGACGGTGTCACTGTTAATTCGCCCTCGGCCGGCAGTAGGTCTTCCCACAAATTGACGTTGAGGTTCTGGAGCAGTTCCGCATCGGTGAAATTTTCCGCGGACTCCGCCATAAGCTCGGGTTCGTCCAACGCCATTGTCATTTTCGCGGCGTTGTACATGACGGCGTAGGGTGAGTTCAATCCACCTTCGGTCATATCCAATCTCGCCTGCGAGACAAAATCGGCCACACTCTTCCACATTTCATTTATTTGTGAATCCGACAGTCTGTCTATGTAGGGCTCCAATCCCCCCATTTGCGACGCCGCCGACCGCATGTAAAAAGGCGAGCGCTGGTCGGTGACGCCCCGCGTGATGAAATCAAGGAAACCGCCGGGTTCCGCCATCCCCAGCAACCTTCGTCGTCGCACCTCCACCGCACGCATCGCGTAGTCGCCCTCGTCGCTGAGGGTTGCCACCCTGCTCAGCTCCCTAGCTCGGCGTTCGGCGACGACCCTCCCCCTGATCCCGTCCATCGTGGGACCGACCATGCCTGCCTCGGCCCCGTCCACCGGCTTGGGCAGGTCGATCATGTCGTAAAAGTCCGGGAATCTCCCGGTGACCTTGTTCCTGATCGCCGAGTCCGTCAGGTAGGAGTTTCCCATCAGTTGCTCGGAGATGTCGGCGCCGCTTGCCAACCCGTTTTTTGCGCTGAGGGAGCGAACCAGGCTATGGAAATCAGCGCTGTCCCTCACGCCCATCAGCCTTTTCAGGTTCGAAACAACTTTTTCGGTTTTGTCCCCCGCACCGACGCCAACCTCGTCCAAAACTATGTCAAGAATGTCGTCGATGGACTCGACGGCATCGGTTGAGACACCAGCAAAGGGGTTCCTGAAGACGGGCGGTTGGCCCCCGGATGCGGCGGGGAAGGTCGTGTCGGCCACGTCCTTGAGTCCGTCGACGTCGGCAAACGGGATGTTGGCTCCCGCCGCCCTAACCTTCTCCCTCCAGGAGTCCAAATCGTCGGGGTTGTAGGCGGCGTTCGGGTTCTCCAACGAGCGCACGAGCCGCAAAACCTCGTCGTAGAGCATAACGGTGTCCGCGTCGGACACGCGCTTCCTGGCAGGCGGCGGAGCAACGGACGGTTCTGGTGCCACCCCCGGTTCCATGGTCGGCTCTATCTGATCGTCCGGCCCGGCGCCCATGCCGGCCTCCGGTTGCCTGTCGCCGGCGATGATCCTGCGGGCCAGTCTGCCGACGGTTCGCGAGGGGATGTCGCCGGTTCTCAGGAAGAACTGCGTGTTTTCGTCGTCCATGTTGTAGGAAATTTCCTCGAGCGCGTCTGTGAACATGCTCGCAAGACGCGGACGCTTGCTCTCGTCGGGCAAATCCTCAACTATCTTGTTCATCATCTCGGCGAGGTCTTCGTAGAATGCCGCGATCGTTTCCTGATCGAATTTGAATTGTTCGGCGGTGGCCAGGAAGGTCTCCGCTATGTCCACCACCGGACCCTCTGGATCGTTTTCGATCCTGCCCAACAAGTCGTCTGGCAAGGCGTCGTCCAGGAGCTCGCTCGTCCTCGACATCAGCTTCCTTTGCATGCGCATCCTCGGCGTGCCCCCGATCGCGGGGCGTAAAGAGCCCGGTTCATCCGCCAAAGATTCCCTGATGTCCTGTCGCACAAGTCTCGCGGCGTCCATTCCCGCCTCGCCGCCGCTGGACACCTCCGGGAATATTCCCCTCTTGTGCGAGGTCACCGAGCGCGGAACCGAGTATCCAGGAAGGACGGTGAGGCTCCACAGGGCGACCTCGTCCATGATGTTCATGACGCTGTCCTCCTCGGCTGGCGTCGGGGCAATCTTGGCCGCTGCCGACAGAACCACGCCGATGGATTTCAGGAGCCCCATCTTTTTGCCGGGGTCGAAGATTGACTCGAGGTTCATCGGATCAAACTCGTCAAGAGCCAGGTCCATGTCGTCCCTGCTCCTCCAGCCCTCGCTGGCGTAGTCATCCAACCTCAGGGAGCCAAACTCTATTTTTTCCTTGAAAACGTCAATTAGTTCCGCCGCCTCATCGAGGAGTTCGGGGTAGGCGAAGTCGACAAATCTAGCCAAATTGGCTGAATTTGCCGCCGGCGCACCGTAGCGGATCTTGTAGCGCTGAATCGAGTCGCGGATTTTGTTCGCTATCGGCGACCAGTCCCCGCTCTTCCTGCGACGCTTCGGGTAGTTCCTGCCGTAACGGAAGGAGAAGTTGCCCATCGCGGCCATAGCCTCGTCCCCCGAAACCATCGCCTCGGACACTCGGGCCACCGCCTTGCGGGACGCACTCCATGTGGAATCGTTCTCCGTGGCGTTGGCTATCAGGTCCCTCGCGACCATGAGCAACTTGTTGCCTGATCTGGCTGTGGACACGGATCCGTCGTATGCCGCGGACAATCTGTCCCGGTTCGCCCCGACCAGCGACGAAAAAATCGCCGCCGTCTCCGAGGCGTTGCTACCGACGAGTTCGTCGACAGCGTTCATCAACTCGGGGGAGTCCGAACCGTTGGCTATGGCGGACAGGTGGTAATCCTTCGCCCTCAAAAGATGGACCGCCACCTCGAACGGGTCGTGGTCTATTCTCGTCGCCCAGGAACCGACCGGCCTCAGTTTTTTCTTGGCCGATCTCGCCGCCGTTATCATGACACGCGGATTCACCGCCAGAAAATCCTCAACCGATTCGGGGGACATCCCGAGGATCGCTCTCGCCACCCTGGGCAACCTGCCCTCCTCCACGAGGGCCACCAGTTGGGCAACGTACGGGGAGCCCGTTGGGGCGACAAAATTCCGCAAACTCGATTGGTTGCTTAGTGCCTGGTGGAGGAGCGATGCGTTGAGCGAACCGAGTCCGTCGGCTCCGCCCGCCGCTATCAGTCTTGCCGCCGCGCCGTCTGAGCTCGTCGGAGCGCTGATCCTTGACGCGTCAAACACGTCGAGAATGCCGGTCGGTATGCCGATCAGGTCCAATCGGTTTCGTGTGATCAGGTCTTCGTCCACCAAATCCCGTGGGGTCTTTTGGGGCTTTCTCGTGTCGGGCTCACCGAAGCCCGTGGCGGCCCTCACCCTCCTGATGACTTCGTCAATGGGTACCGCGCGCGCGGCGTCCGATGGCGACGGGCCGGCAATCGTTTCCGCGTCGGGAACGTTGATTACCTGGTCCCTCACCCTCCCCGTGCGCCGTCTGATGCTTGGTCGTCTTACCGTTGGGCCAATCTCGAGTGAGGACGGTCTGGGCATGCGCTCCATCGTCCGTCTCGGTTTCCCGCCCGGTATTTCGGCAGATGGAAGGTTGGGGCTGTCGGGCACGAGGGATTGTATAAGGTTCGACCCCGGGGTCGGGTCGGGGATCCCCCGCCCCATGTTGATCATCGGCAGACCCTCCAGGACCAGGCCGTCGAGGTCGGCGTCGATGGCGGTGAATGGGTTGAGGTTGACATTCCCGTCGACGAACCCGACGGTCGCCCCAAGCGCCTTTGTCTTGACGTCGTCAGGGAAGGCCGCCTTCACCATCCTTCTGCGTCGCCTTCTCGACGAAACGTCCTGTCCGGTCACCTTCCTGTAATCCGACTCGTTGCTGCACGGCATCCAGACCGTTCCGCCGGTCGTGGAGCTGTACTGACGTATCCCTATGCAACCCAGCATCCGGGCTCGGGCGCGGGCCGATTCCTTGTCAACGTATGCGTCAAAATTGTCCGGACGGACCTGCCGCGGACCGAAAGAGAAACCCTTGGTCTCCATTTCGTCCTGCGAAATGGGGCAACAATCGCCCTGCTCGGTTGAATCGTCCATTTTTCCCGTTCACTCGCGCTCTGGGCGCGCTTTTAGTACCGATAAGAATACCCCAACAGGAGCATTCGCAGAGTTAGTCGGCCAAAAACCGGGATGTTGTCAATACTTGTTTGACTTCGGTCGCAATTTTTTGGTAGCGCGAGGCTTGGGATTTCGAGGTGAGGCCAAGATTCGGGGTCGAGACGATCTCGGATGGACCCCGTTCGGTCAGTTTTTCCCATCTTTTGCCCCTCTTGCGGCGCCTGCTCCGCGGTCCCCTGCCATCCATCTCGGAAAATCTTTCCATCACGAGGGTCTTCTTCACGATGATCGGAAAATCTGATTTCACGAGATTCTTTCTCGCCTGCGCGGCCGCGTCGGTGTTCGCGACGAACTGGCGACCGCGTTTGCCGCCCTGGACCTTCTTCCTGTTCGTCGCGGCCCTCTGGGCGGGCGTGAGCCTCGACCAAACCTTGGCTGGCAGGTAGCGTCTGGTTCCTCCCTGGCGGATTGCTGGCTTGCCGTCGGACGTGGTCCATTTCTCCTCGGCCCACTTTGATAGAGAGCGTTGTCTCTTGTTCTTCTTGCCCCTGTAGCCACCGCCGCGTTTCTTATACTCCCGGGTCACCAGCTGGGCTTTCCGGGCCGACCATTGCCCCGGTTTGCCCCCTTGCGAGCTGGTCATGATTCGCTTCTTGATGCTCTCCCTCATCGCCGGCTTGGTGTAGTTGTCGGCGGATTTGTTTTCTCCGAACTCGGGGGGCTTCACGTCGAAGGGTTTCACGCCCCTCTTTTTCCTACCGTTCATGTCGACGTTCACGGCGGGTCCGCCGATCGGGCCGTTGCCTGAGTGCACGTCTTTCTCGTTCCTATTCAGCCAGTCGTCGTCCTCGGCCGCCGACGATAGACGATTCAAGGTCTCGGCGTCGGCGCATGGGAGCCAGTTCCCCGAGTCGTCCTGGTGCGCACCCCTGCATCCCATGTATCGAGCTATCTTCAGCGCATCGTCCCTGGACGCCCCCTTCTTCACACCAAACCACCCCACGGCAACTGCTCATCGGCGAACATCACCCATTCCTTGGCGAACCGGTTGTAATCGCTAGCCGTTTGAGACTTCACGGACTCTTCAGATAGGCCCGCGTCCCTGTACCCGCGGGCGATGACCTCCCGAGCAGCCTCCTCCGGCGAGTAGCCCAGGGACCTCCAGGCGCGAGCCTCAACGAGTTCTTCGGAGTACGCCTGAAGGACGGCATCAAAGGAGTCGTAGGGTTTGTTCTTTTTCACGAATTCGTCGAATTCCTTCGAGAGCACCAACACGAAGTCGTTCTCCTTAGCGTTCGTGGGGATGCTGAAGGGCGGGAATCTTGCGTCTTCGGCGACGGACTTGAAATCGTCCAGCACTTCGTGCATCTCGGCCTCGGTCATGTGGTTTGTTTTGAATCTGTCGCTCATGTTTCGTCCTGCGCCGTCGTTCCAAAATCAGGGTCGTCGATCCATCTTTGGTAGTATGGGTTCCAGACCTTGGACGGGTCGTCTGGTTTACGAATCTGCGGGTTGCGTATGAGAGAATATATCTCCGCCTCGGCGGCCTGTGTGACCGGTTTGTGTAGCATCACCAACGCGGTTCTGTTGAGAACCATAATGTGGTCACCGATCACGGATGGCCTAAATAAGGCGACCGGGTTCTGGGTCATAGGAAGGTCACCGCCGGATTGATACACATCCACGCCGAACAGCATCCCCATAGTCACCTCGTCGTTCCAGAACGATAGGATCTCCTGCGCGCTGACGAGGTTCGCCAGTCTTTCGTTCCATGGCACCTTCCCCTCGGCTTTCAGTTTTGCCATCTCCATGGATTTCAAAACTTCCAGTTGAACCATCCACCCGAAAATTTGCATTCTCGTGGCCCTCCACCACTGCTTGCCGTACAGTGGATCGGCCTGGGCGTCCACTCTGGCCCCCCGTTCAGAGTCCCAACTGAACTCGTTGTCGTTTCTCGAGAACAGGTCCTCGGAGATCGTCAGCAGGATCTTGGCCAGGTCGCGTATGGCCTCGGGATCCGCCGTGTCAACTTGCGGGATGGTGATGCCTTTTGCTCTGGCGTGCGATTCTAGTGTCGCGCCCCCGATTTGGCCTCGGTGGGCACCGACGCTCTTTTTGCCGTAGGGCACGAAATAACCGTGGGCCGTGAGGGACCGGTTTGATCTGTAGAACGGGTTGGCCATGTTATCGTGCGACCAGTCGGGGTCGTTGTCGGCGTCGAGGTCTATCGGCATGGTTTTCTCGATGCCCGAAAAGTGGGTTATTGCGCTGAAGAAGGCCCCGTACATCTCTAAGAGCTGCCCGTGAATGGCGCTCATCCTGTCTTTATTCTCTATCCGAGTGGTGCGAGGAATCAATGCGAGGACGATGTCCCCGGAAGGGTCTCTCCCCCCGTAGTTCAACATGCCCGCTCTTCGCGCAAAGTTGATTCCGGACCCCCCGTGTTCGCCACCCTCACCGACGATGTATAACGGTCCTTTTATGAGTTCCGCGGCCATCTGGTTCGTCGTCATGGGCGGTTTAGCCATTGCGATCCCCCTGCGCATCTCTACGAAGTTCATCACCCACTGATCGCCGCTGACTGGAGGGACGGTGACTTCTTTCAGCATTGTTGATCCGGCGAGCAGCTCGAATTCATCTTCGGTAACCAATATTGGCCGCCCCTTGGCCCCCGTCGCCCAATATATGGCGTTGTGGAGGGCGTTCCTCTGGGGGTTGCCCATATGATGGCGCCCGAGGACCTCCTGAAGCGGCCTTTGTGTCTCTGGGTCTTTCAATTCTTCCACCGCCATGTTTATCAAAGCGAGGGTGCTGATCGCTTCTTCGCTCAATTCAGCTAGCTCGATCGGGTCGTCCGACGTCAGCGTTCGGGGAATGTGCGGGAGGAAGCCCAGGGTGGTGTGACGCTCGACCATGCCCAAAATTTCATCTACCCCTCGAGGCGGGAGCGGGGTGCCGTCGAGGTTGACTGGCGGAATTAGTAGGCTCTCCTCCAGGCCTGCCACGTTTCTCAAACCCGACTGGACCGCGCGCTTTCGCAGGCGCCCCATCTCGTTCACCACCCTTGCTGTCCCGGCGCTTTTTTGTCGCACCGAGTCCTCGACCTTGTGCATATTGTTCTCGAATATGTCGGCAAGAATGGTCTCCAGCGATTCCAGCATCTCGCCCGCGAGGATGAACTCCCTGCGCGGTCTCGGGCTCCTGCTTGCCGCCCCTTTGACGTTCCTCCATTTATTGAGGGCGTCCCGGCGCCTCTCCCTCGCTTGGTCGTAGGCGTTTCGCACCGCTTCAAAGGCCGCGAACCAGTCGTTGGGGTGGTCCGTCGACAGGGCCTTGTTGACGGCTAGCGCTATCTCCTGTACTTGGGTGAGGTTGTCGCGGTAAGCCAGATGCTTCATGGAAAAGTTGTCGGGGTGCCTCCAGAGCACGACCATCTTGCGGACCCGTGGTTTCGCATCAGCTGCCATTCCCGGGATCAACGTTTGGAAATCGTCCGAAGGGTCTTCCGCCGCGAAGATGCTGCTCAGAATAGCGGAGCGGTAGTAGCGATTAAAATCGTATCCCTTGAGATGCTCGGGGAGCAAGCTAGTATCAGGGATGTTCATCCCCTCCCGGGCATTGGTTGCGTTGGCCCGTGGCGATCGTGCCTGGGTTGCGCGCGATTGAAATTCGAGGAAATTCGCTGGCCTGCCCGCCGCCACGTAGCCCACGGCGATGTCCGGCCTTCCTATGTAGTTGAGGTAGCTCTCTATGGGGTCAGAGCCCTCAGGGATGTCGACGACGTCGAGCATTTGAAGCTTTTGTTTTTCGCCTTGGGGGATCGCGTTGTTCAGTGTCGATGTGTTCAGCAGAAGCAGGGCGGCTTGACGAAAGCTGTTCGTGGACTTGCCTGGCAAGACCCCGGGGGCGTAGTAAATCTTCGTCCCGAGAAGGTCCTTTGCTAGCTCTTCGTCAATGTTGAATACCCTGGCCAGCACCTCGGTCACTGTTAATTTTTGGGGTCCTTCGTCGGATAGCCCGTACTTTCTCCCCGTGTCGTCTTTTGACGGCGTTATGGATGGGTAGCTCACGAGGTCTGGCAATTTTTTCGATGACTGCACCGGTCCCAGCGCGTCGGCGATGGAGATCTGGCTGTTAATCGAGATCGGCACCTGCGAGTAATCCGTCAGGTAGTTGCCCGTAACGGGGTCCCTGTAGAGCCCGAGGCTGGGTTCAAAGACGTAGAACACGTCGTCTATCAGCAGCGAGTTGGTAAGGTCGTACTGGTTCGGCCTGCCGAACGACGACAGGGGCTTCGTTTCCTGCGTTCCGTCTTCCAGCGTCGTCGTGACGACTCGGTTGGTGGCGTCCACGACCACGGAGACGGGCGTCTTGGTTGCCTCGCCGAAGTCTCCGAGCCTGCTCTGTACCGGCGACAATCCGATGGGGACGTTCCCTTTCGGGGGGGACGGAGACGAAGTGGGTTGTTGGGGCGGCGTCGGGGCGACGGGCGTGGCGGTGACCCTGGGCGTCCTTGACTTCCTTGGTTTCGGTTTGCTGGTCTTGGAGACCTGCGGGACCAACCCGACGTTCGCCTCCGACAGGATCTTGTCTCGCGCGGGGATGGTGAGGGCCGACCACAAGGGTTCCATCGAAGGGCCGACCTGCCCCCGGGTTCCATAGACCACGGGCGCGGCCGAGGTAACTAGCTCGTCCAGCACGATCAGGTTGTGTGCGTACTGCTGGATCTTGGCCGCATCATCCGGGGCGAGGTTCAAGATGCGGGTCGCGAGCACGTCCTCCGTCATGGGCGTGTCCCCCGCGATGTTGAGTTTGCTCCGCAGATAATCTGCGATGCCATGCCTCAGCCTATGGGCGCTTTCGATGATCGCCTGCTGCTCCAGCGCCGTGTACTCCGTTATCTTTTTCAAGTCGGCCGGTTTTTCGGGCGTGAACACGAGTCGACGAGGTTGGATCTTGCTGAGCGGCAGCAGGAGGGATGTCATCGATCCCCGCTCGCGCCACTTCGGATTGATGACCGTCCGCTCCCCGATGGCGCCCTGGGTCCTCCGGTGACTGGCGTCCCTCATGTCTCTTCTCTGGATCTCCGCCGCCCGCGACACGACCGACCTGTTCCTGTCGTCAATCATCCGCCAAGCAGAGGACTGCTTCGCTGGGTCCGTGGACGAGAGGATGTCGTCTATGGCGAGCAGGGCCGTGACGTCCGGGTACAGGTTGGCACCGCCTTCCGTCAGGAAATAGTGGCCGTCGGCCACCGCGTTGGCCACCGACTCGGGCGTGACGACCCCGTCGACTCGGTAGTCCGGGTCGCCGGGGAGTTCGGGCGTCATGATTTCGTTTATGCTCGCGACGAGTTGGTCCCGGCGAGACCTGAGTTGCCCGACCAAACTTGACTGCTCGGCGGGCGTGAAGTCGGACCACTCTATTTCGTCCTCGGCGAATCTGCTGTTGAAGGGCCGGCGCGCGCCATTGGGTTCCGTCGCCCTGAGCGCGTCGATCGCCGACAGGAGGTTTCGCTTCGACGCATCGTCCATCAGCCACGGGTCGCCGACGACACCACTTGGCGCATCGGCGGGGGTGGGCGGAACGGGGACATCGTCCATGTCCGCGGTCTCCGCGGCGTCGGATCGGCCCAAACCTCTTGAGATTCGTGAAAGACGAGCCGAGAGCCTGTCGAGTATGCGCTCCCCGTCCTTGCGGGGATTTTTCCCGTGACCGGATCTTTGGCCGCCGCTGGAGCCCCGGGCGATGTCGGCCTCGGTTCTTTGCTCGGCCGCACGGACGATCGGGGATGTCTCCGGTGACTCGCCCCTCTCGTTTCGCATCGCCGCCATCGGTCCATCGCCGAACGGACGCGAGACGAGGTTGCCTGCCTGTGCGAGGCGGGATTCGCCCTCGAGGATCCGCCTGTTTTCCCTCCTAGTCCTTGGCCGGTCCCCGATGAAGGAGGATTGCGTCGCTGGCTTTATGCTGTCGGCCAAGTCGGACAGCCGCCTCCTGAGCCTGCTGGCTCCCGCGGCGTTTTGCGAGGCATTGGGAATTAGGCGGTTCAAGTCGTTGGTGGCCGCTGCCAGCGCGTTGATCCTCTCGGCTTCGGCGTTCCGTCTGGTCATCCTCGACACCCTGGACGGTTTGTTGAGTATGTTGGCCATCCCACCGCCGAATGACCTCACCCCGCGGATCATCTCGCCCATCCCCAGCGGGGTCGGATCAAGGATTCCCCGTCCCATGTTGATCCACGGGATTCCCTCGTAGATCAGCGTGTCGGAGTCGGCGTCCCTCACGATGTGGGGCGGGGGCAGGTTCACCAGACCGATCGGCGCCGATTTCTCGAAGTAACCGATCCTGTCGAGGAAGACGAAGGCGTTCGTCTTTATCTTCCTGTCGAACCTCTCGAGGACGTTGGTCAGATCCATCGCCGGCCTGGGCATCGCCCTCCAGCGACCGTCGAACACGGTTGCCTTCGAGCCCTTGACGCACGTGATGAACGATGCGAAATTTTTGTTCCTGGTGAATTGCCTCGCTTTGAATTCGACGGCGTCCTTTTTGATCTGCACGTCGAACATGCTTATGCCGACGTCCGACATCAGCCAGGTCTGTATCGGTTCCGATTCGGGTTCCTGTTCCTCCACGGGTTCCGGGGGGAGCGCCTCGGTGTCTCCGGTCTCCGCCGATTTGGACTCGATGTCCGGGAACTCGATGCTCACCGGCGCGTTCGGGGCATCGCCTTCTATCAGTGCGATCAGATGTTTCGCGGTCGTGGGACCGAACAGGGAGTATCTCGCCATCAGGTTCTCCCTGCTGAGGGGGACGAACTCGGTCATCCTGAGGGACGGGTCGAGGGACAGACGTATCTGGTCCAACGATTTGGCGCCCGCGTTCACCCAGCCCGCCCAGTCCTTGCCCTGCTTGACCGAGCCGTGGGCAGTCATTCTCCCCTCGTCAAGAACGACGACGGCGAAGGTGGTGTTCGTGTCGCAGTCGTTGACCGTGGAGAAGAAAGTTTCAGACCCCATTGATGACGTTCCTGATGAACTTCAGGGATCCGGAGAGTAACCTCACCCTGTTGTCGTAGATTACCGAGACTATTTCCATGTGGCGGCGCTCTGCCTCCGAGAGTTTCCCGTCTATCGCCATGCGCCTGTAGAATTCTGCCATATCGAACTGCCGTGCTCGCTCAAGTATTTCCTCCAGCAACGCCTCCGCGCGCCTTCTCTGCTCCTTGCGCAGGCGCATGAAGAACGCTCTGTACATTGAGTTTTCCAGCTCGTTGAGGACGGCGGTTTTGGGCATGTTGATTCTCTGCTCCAGCTCGTTCCTCGTCAGGCCTGCGCCACCGGATGACGCGACCGGCCCCGCAAAGGTCCTTTTCTGGGACGAGTCTCCGACGGTGAACAGGTTGGACGGGTTCCTTTCCCTCACGTCCGTGAGCATGTCGGCGATCATCAACCTGACCATGTCCTCGGGGTCGGCCAGGTCCATCCCCGTGCTCCTGGCGAATCGCCCGAGGGATTCGGAGTCATTGGGGTACGAGACTATATAGGGTCTCCGCGAGCCCGAACCGGTGAACCAGACCTCTGGCGACAATGCCCCCAACTGGGACTGCACCTCGGCGGCGACCATGACACCTATGTGCTCGTTGGCGAGAGTGGGCGTCACGGCCGTCAGCAGGTCGTCGCCGAGTCTGTAGCGGGTCATGCGGTTGTTCAGTCGCCTGCTCTCCGAAAGAGGACTCAGGTCAAGGGCGGGAATCCGCAACTCGGGCGCGATGTTGCCGATCTGGCCCCCTTGGTTCAGCATGTTCACTGCCATGCGGAGATCGTCGATCATCCCGGCCTCGTCCTCGATCTGGGTGGGCCGAGAGGACATTTGGCGCGGAGCCTTCTCGAGCGCGAACGCGTCGCGGTACCAGCGACGCATCTGGCGTTGTTTTTTCGTTCTCGGATCCATGACGGTGATCATGTCGTTCGGCCCGCGGAGATCACCGAAAGATTGCTCGTAGGCGACAGGGCCGTCCATCTCCGCGGCAATGTGCTCTATTCTTGCTCCTGCGTCGGATCCGTTCTGCATGTGCTCGGCCTCGGCCACGAGCCTGCCGAGTTTTCGTCTCTCCCCGTTGCTCAGGTTGCGGGTCTTCCTCAGGGTGAGCGTGCCGCCGTTCGGCAAAACGTAAACGAGGGCATTTATCCCGCTGTTTGAGAACATCCCCAGTTCGTTTCCGCCTATCTGCGCCGGCTTGGCCACGTACAGGACGTACGCGGCCCCGTCCATGTTCCTATTGTCTGGCACGGTCCTGAGAACGGTCGGCGACACGAGGGGGCTGAGGACGACGCCATCCCGCCTGACCAGCCTCGCCACCGGTCTGGAAAAGTCCGTCATTTCCGACGACACGTTTTTTATCGCCGATTTGTACAACCCGAAATTTGGGGAACCGACCTTAGGGATCTCGATTTCGGGTTTCCTGATCACGGAGACCTGGCCCATTTCCCCGATCGGCTTTACGGGGACGCCCGAAATGTTCAATTCGCGCGGGAGACTCGGGGAGCGCAACTCCAGCGTCTGCGAGGCGCCCGTCAGGATCGAAACGGCGAGGGCGAACAGTTTTTTGCCGCACGTTGAGTAGTACTTGTCGGTGAATTGTCCGCCGAACTGGAACCCTTCCGGGCAACGGAATCCCCTGTCGGGTTTCGGAAACGACGCCGCGGCGGCCCTCGCTAGCGGGTTTTGGACGATCGATGACACGGGCGAGCCGCCCCCGGGCGTCAAGGCCGACCACATCGCCGACCTGCCTGGGCTCCTCACCGTGGACATGTTGCCGGGCATGGCGACGGCGACCGCCGACTGAAGCGCCCTGCCCACCGGGTTGGACGACCCGACGAGGCCGACCTTGAACTTGATTCTGTGGTCGTAGATCGCGCCGTCGGGGCCGACCTTGGCCATCTGGTAGCACTTGAAGTCGACCGCATTCTGCTTGCTGGTCGCGACGGACAAGGGCAAGGTGTAGACGTTGTCCCTCGACACGGCGATGGACGGCAGTATCGTCCTGACCATCGTCCCTTTTCGGGGACAACATTCCGTCGTTTCGGTCACGTCAGACATCCGCGTCGAACATCTCCCAGTTGCTGTCATCGCAGATGAACGCCACGAACTTGGCTTCCATTTTCACGAAATCATCCATGACCTCCCATGCGTGATCCCAGTCGTCGTCGGTCACGACCGGAACGAACGGCTCGTACGCAGGGGCGGAGTCGATGCCGCCGCTTGACCGCAGGTCCTTCTTCTTCGCCACCCTGCGGGTCAGCTTCCTGAGCCGATCGTCGAAATCCGAGTCGCTCCAGATTGACCCGCTCACGACCCCGCGCAGCTTCCTCCTGCAGTTCTTCATCCCGGGGTGATGGCAACCCTCGTTGGGCCACAGGCCGGTCGTCTCGTGGTGCAGCCAGGCGCAGATGTTGTTCAGCGGGTAGAGCTCGGGGTGGTCCGCGAGTATCACCCTGCACCTCCGGAAACCACCGGGCTTTTTCATGATCGGACGCCAGTAACGGAGCAACCTCTCGAGGTTGCCCCTTCTGGGCCCGTAGCCCCTCAAGATATCGCCCGTCACCACCTCCTGCGGCAGCAGGCCGCCGAGCGGGTCGAGTTTTATGTCTATTTTGTCATTCGGCATCGTTCAACATCCTCCGGATTTTGTGACTGATTTTTTCGAGCTCAGCGACCTCCCCGTCAGTCGAGACGCGGGCCGCCTCGGCCCTGTCCGCGTGGGTTTTCGCGATTATCGGTATGGCTATTGTCATCAGCAGCTCCTGCTGTTCGGGGGTGTCTCCGTTTTGTATCGAACGCGCGAGAGTTGATTCAAGGGCCCTTTGGAAGCGTGATTTCGTGTAGGGCGGGAAGAAACGATCTGCCCTCTTCTCGAGCATCTTCATGACGCTCGCGGTCGCTTCGGCGTTGCTTGGCATCCCTATGAAAGCCCTGAGTTCGGCCCGGCTCATCGATTCGATCTTCCGTCTCAATTCAATAGCTTTTTTGTCTTCTTCGTAGTCCATTGTGTTCAGCCTCCTGCGCTGGTTCTGTTCATGACCGACCTGGCCCAGGCGATCATCTCGGCGTGCAGTCTTTCCACGGCACGCCTTTCTTTCTCATTCAATTTTCGCATAAATTTCTCCATTTTCATCAGCATAACTGGATGTAATTCCGCATAGGTTTCCGAATTGCTGGCCAACTGGAACTTTGGCAGGAAGTTATGGTTGTCGTAGTCCGCTGGACCTGCGTAATCCGTGATTTTGGACACCGCCGACTGGACGAGCCTGATTTCGTCATCCGTAAGGTTTTTCCAGCCGTTGCTACCCTGGACGGCGTACCACCTGTTCACCACCTGGGCGAGCATTGTTGTGTCGTTGCTCGTTGCGTCCTTCAGGTACTCGGTCGGGCTGAACGCCCCGTTTTGGTCAAACCAGGGACGGTTGTGATGCCGCCCGTAAACTTCCATGAATTCCTTGACGACTGCTGGATTCTCTGAGATCAGGTTTGTCATCAGGATTCTGCCCCCGTCTATGTTGACTTGTTTGATCATCTCCTGGGTGACATTGTTGACGAACCAGTCGTTTGCGTAATCGAAACCCTTGATTTTGTTTTGCGCATCGGCATAAGCGTTGCGGGAGTTGGAGATGTAGGCGTAGAGCCCGTTGGTGTGCTTGCTGTGCGCAGCCACAACCGCCGAGACCAACGCCACGGCGCGCTGGGCCGGTTTTGGCAATCTGTCTATTTTTTTGTAGGCGCCCTTGATCATTGGTTCTATACTCTCCGTGTAGAACCTGTATTGATCCATGTCGCTCAGTTTCGTGATACTGGCGATGCTTTTCTCCCCGATCTGCCTCAACCGATCCATGGCCTCCTGGGCCGTTCGCAGCAATTTTTCGGGCTGGTAGAGCAGATCGCGCCGGATGATGCCCGAGTTGATTATCTCGCCAGTCGTTTTTTCGAGTCTCTTCGGACTCACCGCCGGCCCATGTTGGCTGTCGTCGGCGAATCCCTTGTAATACAGGTTGACCAACCTTTGTCTGTCCGAATCTCCGATCCCCGCGGTCAGGATGGAGTCAATCAGCGGGTCCAACTCGGAAAGCTCGTCCTTTATGTCATTGGCGATAGCTAGAGCAATCGGAAAATCCCCTAATTCGGACTTGGCGCGAATCATTTCCAAGACCGTTGATTTGACGAAATCGCGAGACACCATCTCCGAGAGATCGTCCCTGATCGGATGGTCCATTCCCAATCGCAGGGATGCCAGGGTGTACAGATCCCGATCCTCCTCGTATTGACTGTTTATCCCGGTCGACGCCTTAGACATCGCCTGTTTGTACCCAGGGGAATTCTTGTAATCACCGATGAAATCGAGCCCGTGCCCAAACTCATGTGTGGTCACCACGAGCGACGCGGCCTTATTCGTATGGGAGTACACCTCGGCCATTCGTTGCTCGAGGGATCGGATCGATTGAAGGGCGTTCTCGTTCGGCACCTGCGAGTTGGCGCTCCTCATCTGCGCTATCTTTCCTTCTAGGTCTTCCATTTCCTGGATGCCGCCCACTATTACCGACATTGCCACGGAATCCAGAAGCGGTTGGGTCGTCTCGCCGGTCTGATCCAACACGTTCTGCCAGAAATCGAGAAGTTGTTTTTTCATTTCCATCATATCGCCCGGCGGGTTCGCGATCTTGCCGTACGCCTTGTTGGGGTCCTGTCGCAAAACTTGCAGCGACAGGTTGAGCATCCCGGAGGGGATAAGCCTCATCAGGGCGCCTTTTTGGCCTTCGCTCTTGTAGATCGGTAGCATTATGGCTATCGGTATTCGCGCGCCGCTGGTGACCCTGCCTCCTAGTATATCCATCGCAAACTGACTCATGTCCTTGGCGCCCGAGACCGCCTCTTGGGGCATAGATAGACCTGCCAACCGCGTTTGACGCTCGTTTCGGGAGTCCTGCGATATGAGGTAATAGGTAGGCAACGCCGCGCTGCGGCCCCCGGCGTGATCACTTTCCGTCGCTTCGTCTGGGGGGTTTGTCGCCGCGACGAGGAGATGGACATCCCTGAAGGCTTCGGGATATTCGAGAACGTTCGCGGCCACGCCGTAGTAGACGCCGTAGTCGTAGCTGGACATCGGGGTACTGTCCCCCGAGAACCGCGGGCTCACTGCGCTGAGTTCGGGTTGCATCTGGGAGGCGAAATACGGGATATCTAGTTTGAAGTTGCTGCTTCCGGACTCTCTTGAGTTGACCAAATTCTCCAGTCTCTTCAGGCTGTCGGTCGCATCCCTCAAAGTTTTCGGTTTCGTCCCCAGTACCGCGTCGACACGGGTTTCGACCTCCTCGACGGAGGCGAAAATTTCGTCCATCAACATAATGTTCTCGGGCCTGGAAAAGATTCTCGAGCTGTACATGGCCGCCATCGGCCCGTCTGCGTGGCTCATTGTCATCAATGGGCTCGGCCGCATCGCGCTCATTCGTTTCGGGGTTCCGAGCTCGGCTTGCGCCTCCCGTCTCAGCCTCCTGTTGAGGGGTTGGAAATTCCCCGGAGTTGGGTCGATGATCCCTCGTCCCCTGTTGATCCACGGGATTCCCTCGTAGACGTAGGGGTCAAGGTCGGCGTTCCTCACGAGGTGGGGCGGGAGGAGGGGTTTAGCGCCGATGGGTCGCAAGATCTTGGTCCTCACGGTCTCCGTCAGCTGCGTCACGGACGACAGGGCGGCATCGGTCTTGTCGTCGACGAACGAGTCGCGACCCCTGCGCCTGGAACCTATCTTTCTACGAGTCATCGGCTATTCCAGATTTCGCGCCATTCTTCCAGATTGTCGTCGTTTATGATCGTCGGCTTCTGTTCGGGTTCGTTGACCTGCAACCAACCCCACTCGTACGGCTCGAGGGAGGAGTTCCGCACCACAACCTTGTACCACGTCGTCTGGCCGTCCTCGGACATGATGTAAAAATGGCCTCGGTCTGTAACGAAAACGCGCTCACGCATGGTCTTGGGTCCCCTTATTGCCGGACGGAATCCCAGTCAAGTTTCAATGCTGGCACTTTGCCCAACATTCTCTCCAGCCTAGCAAAATGCTCCTTCGCTTCCGGTGTCAGGTTCCGCACCGCCACGTCAACGGACCCGTCCGGAATTATCCGTTCCAGCATTTCCATCATCTCCTCGACTTGCTGGAGTTGTTTCACGCTGAGCGCCTCGCGGAAACGCTCGGCGTAGAGGGTCAGAACGCGGGCCTCGGCGACGGCCTCAAAGATGTTCGTCTGCCCGTACTTCGACGACCTGCCCAGAACCCGCATGACGTCGTCGGTCGGCACGCCAAGCGTCGAGGCGAACTTGGAGTCGTAACCAAGCACCTGATCCATGATCCGCTTGTGCGTGGCCAGGAACTCTTCCGGCGTTTGCCCCTCCAGCACCTCCGTCACGATCTTTCTCACGTCCTCGGGCCCGAGGAACTTCGTTTCGTCCGAATTGTCGTCCAACGCGAGGAAGAAACTCCCCACTTTTTCGGGCATTTTGTTCCTTGCGATTATCGACCGTTTCTGGTCCTCTGTCAGGTTCTCGGGAAACGTGCCCGCAAACGGATTGGCCGCCGTGTCGTCGTATGTCTGCAGCGCGTCCACCATCCTGCTGAAATTGTCTGCCGATACGTTCTTTCTTGTGGATCCCGCCGTTCCCATGGTCTCCATTAGTCGTTCTCGCATGCTTTCGCCAGTAAAACCGCCACCTTCTTTTCGGCGTTGGTCCCGAACTTGATTCAACCTGTAGAGGCGCTCGACTATCTCGTTCATGGAGTGGTCGAGGGGCGGAGCGAGGTGGACCCAACTGATGTCGTGGGTTTTCTGCGACTCTTGTACGTCAACCCACTCCTCGGGTGTCGCTTCGATAACTGAAGCGTGAGTTTCCAAGTTCGCTGGGTCTCGTAAGGGATTCGTCTTGGCGAATGTCTCCCGAACGTCGTCCCAGGTTGCATCCTGCGGAAAATTGTGTCTCCGGGCGATCTCCGTTCCCATCAGGCTTTTGTCAAGGCGGCCGTCCAGCTGCTCCGACAACGGAGGCGCGTCCCGTCCGACCTGCAACCCGAGGCTCGAGTACCACGTTTTGTAGTGCTCCAAGTGCGCGTACTCGTGCACGCCGAGCCCGAAGTGATAATCGTCGGCGCCGGCGAAGCGGATAACTTCAGACAGACCCTGCCCCTTGGACAACGGGCCTTCGTCGGATCCGAAGAACAAACTCGAGTCGAAGGCCAATATGGTGGGATTCAGCGTTACGACGAGCTTGACCTTGCCGTCTCGACCGAGTTCCGTTTGCGCATATCCGGCAAACTTTCTCCAATCCGACTTGTCGTTAATGTGCATTCTGATGGTCGTGGCCCGCCTCAGTGACGGGTCCTTCTCCAGTGCCGGCTCGGCCCCAGCCAAAACATCGAGGAACCCCTGCGCCATCGCCTCCCTGACCTCCCTCCTTCCCTCCTCGGTCTGGGCCAGCTCGAGGGCCGCCAGTTTGGCCGCCCCCTTCATGTGGTTGAGTTCCCTGTCCTCGAAACTGTCATTCGGGTCGGGAATCTGATCTTCTTTGCCGTCTTGTTCGGCGGTCCTCAGGAAGTAGTCCATGGCTTGGTCCAGTTGCTCGCTGAACGTCATGGGCGTGCCACCGGGCCACGACCATCCGCTCTCGCGCGCGACGCCCATGTTGTCCATGAGCTCGTCCGCATAGGACTCAACTGGCTCGCCGTGCCTGCCCGGTGCGTACTTCTCGACGAGGGCCTTTCTCTGCTGGGCGATCGATGCGGTGAGCGCGTCGGAATCCGCAGTCACTTGCGTCAATGTCTGCGAGTCCCTTGCCGAAAATGGCGGCGGCATCGCCATGACGGTCTTTGCGTCGGCATCCGTGTCCCTTTTGAGCGCCGGACCGTTACGCCTCTCCATTTCTGCGTTTACTGCGTCCGCGCGGGACATCGCCCTCCCCGCCTCCGCCATGCCGGCCTCTGGGCCGAGACCAGGTTTGTCCCTTCGCCCCGGCGGAACCAGGTCCCTCCTGTAGTGCACGACCGCTCCGTCCTCGGCGAACAGCCTGTCCGCGCTCTCGAAGTTGACGAGATCTTTGGCGGTGGCGCGAGTCTCGAATTTGCCGTCCCCGCCCTTTCTGTAGAGCGAACCGATCCTCTGCCTCTCCTCCGTGGAGAAGATCTCCGGCCTGTCCCGGAGCGCCCTGTCGATCACGCCGATGAAGTTCTGCTTGGACTTTTCGTCTTGCCACGTGAACCCGTTTCTGGCCCAGTGGGTTGCCCCCGTCTGGAAGACCATGTCCGGCATCTCCGGGTTGTCGGAGTCAGGCAACGACGACGAGGTGCCCTTCAGCGTGATGCTCCTTGCCCCGATCGCCTTGTAAATGTTCTCGTTGCGGGCGTTGAACTCGCTGGCGAGACCCATGCCCCGGTATTTATCATAGACGACGATATCGGCGTGCTCTATCTCGATGTCGCCGTGACTGTTTACGTTGACGAAGTTCGTGGCGTGCCCGTAGAGGACTTTGCCGTCAGGCGAAGTGAGTTCCATGGGTATTTCTATCCTCAATCCACCGTTGCGGTTGGCGGTCACATGCGACGGGGAATTCCTCACCCTGATGCGCACGTCGCGCACGCCGGCATTTTCCCTGTCCAACCGGAAATTTCCCGAGAAAAGCTTGTTCATCGCCCAATAGATGGCGGCCCTCTCCTCGTAGATGGCGTTCTTCTCCGCCGGGGTCTGGCCACGCCGATGACGCGCGCCACGGGCAGCGTTCGCGAGACTGCGTCGCGCTTCGTCTATCTCGTCTCGCTTCGTCGAGACGACGTCCGCGTGTTTGCGCACTAATCTGCCGTAAGTGCTTCCCCCTTCTCGGCGTGCTCCAGCCATGCCAGCCTCGGCCTGGGAATCTAAATCCCTTTCATTTCTTCGCAACGCCCTATCCAGCAAAAAGCTCGCTCGCTGTTTGCTTATTTTCAATTCGTCAGCAATATCCTGGACTTTTCCACCATTGGCCCGTATTTCCAAGATCCGGTTATCGCGATCATCAAGTTTTCCAATATTTTGAAGTTTTCGCCGCTCCGGCGTTTTATCGGCCATCAACCATGCGTCTCCAAAAATCTCCATGGGGTTAGCACCAAGGGCCGAAACAACAAGCCTGTCGGCGTCGAACGGCTCAATCGACGCGTCTGGTTCGTGCATCTTGTCAATAATTTCCCTGGTAACCCCCAAAACCGATGCCTGTTCATCTCGATTTTTGCGGCGCAATCTGTCAAAATTCAAAATTTCCTGCGCTTTAAGTGCTCCGCCCTTTTTAATTTTATTTGACGTAAACCAGTTATTTCTGGCCGGCAACTTTTCGTTCGGTACCTCGCCCTGCGGCAGGCCCATTCCGGCCTCTGCGACGTCGCCGCGCGGTCTCCCTATTCGCCGACCCACCTCGCGCGCCCTCCCCCTAGCCGAATCGACGATCCCCTCGCCCATTTCGGCGAGCCTTCTTCTGTTTTCGGGGGTGTTGATTCGCTCGTTGAAAAGATCCGCCGCTTCCGAGAAAGCCCTACCGAGTTGTCTCCTTGCTCCGTCCGGAAGGCCGTCCGGGGCTATTCTGTCGACGGCCGCCATGGCCCTGCGCGCTTGTTCGGCGTCTATCTTCCCTCGCTTGAGCAATTCGTCTATCGTGAATTCGGCGAGATCCCTTCCGCCTCTTCTCGCCGCCTCCACCGCGACGTAGGTAGCCGCGCCGGCGGGCCCCCCGGCGCTGAACGCCGTTGCCAATCCGAGGCCTATTTTAACTTTTTCCTTGGTTTCCTCGTCCGCCCCGGTTCTTTTCAAAATCTTGTCAAGCAACTTGGCCAGGGCGCGGTCCCTCAGCGTTCCCCTTGTCACCCTTCCGACGGTGCGAGACCTGTCGCCGCTTGCCATCCCCGCCTCCGCGCCGATCCCGGGACGATCCTGACGGCGCCATTCCTCGTTGAACCGATTGGACTCCCGCCTGATGATTTCTTGGTCCCGGCGAGACAATCTTCCCAACATCCCGGCATCCGCGCTGCCGACCATCCCGCGATCCCTGTATCCGTCTCTTCGGGCGTCGTAATAACCGTCTCCGTCGTCCACCGAAATGAGTATCTCGTCACCGCTATCGTTGACCATTCTGTGGAACCTGCCACCGCCCCGGTTTCTCTTCCTCGGTCCTGTCTGCCGTCCGCTCCCCTGCCCGTCGTCGCCCAATCTGCCGATGGGCCTGCTGATCTGCTGGAATTGCTCTCTCTCCAGAGCTTCAATGAGATCGTCCGGTCGGTCGTCTTCTCCGGCCTTCCTCGCTCGCTCGTACCAAACGTTCTTGAACGTCACCACCCTCCCGTCCTTGTAGGTGACCCTGAGATCGCCGTTTTTCGGATCGTAGATAATCACTCGCGCTAGATCAGAATTTTTGGTGTCCACGAGCATCAGATGCGCTGCGGCTGTGCGCGGTGGATTGTCCGGATCGTCCGGGCGCGCCGCCGTCGGTTTGCGCTTGGATGCGCGGTCGGTGGGGACGAAGCCGTGGAGCTTCAGATCCGCCATGGCCTCGCGGTTTCTTCGGTTAACGTAGACGGTCTCTCCGGTTTCCTTATTGGTCATCCGAATCTGTCCGTCCGCCGAACTACCGTCGAGGAACTGCATGTTCCTCTCCTCCATCTCGGTGGACGAACCTTGGTGCGCCCCTTCGGGGCCGAGCGCCGGCGGTTCGTTTTTCGATATGCGCTCCTCCAATTCCCTGGATTCGCGCGACAACCGATTGTTTTCCGCGTCCGCCTCGTTCAAATCTTCGTAGGCCACCCTGTACTCCGCCCACGCGGCCGGGTCGCCGTCCCCGCCCCTGTCCGGGTCGGATCCGGTCCGTCTCGCTCGCCTGAGGGCGTCGTCGTGGCGAGTTTCGGCTTCCGACACTCGGGCCCGGCTTCGGGGAAGTTCCTGCGTGCGGATTTCAGTCACGCGTAGCCGGTCCCTTTCCCTACCGGGTGGTATTTCCGAAGATTCGGGGGCTTCAGGGACCGTCGCCACCGGTACGGCGGACTCGTCGTCGTCGAATAGTTCGCGCATCCTTCTTCCCTTGTCGGCGTCGGCTCTTCGTCTTTCCGGAGAGACTCGATCGGCGTCGGTTTCGGGTCTGACCGTCGGCTCGACGAGATCGTCGTCGGTCTTGGGTCTGACTGGTCTCTTTACTCCCGTGCCGGTGACCCTTGGGGGAGCCTCGGGTTTTGGTCCGTCAACATCCTCAATAACAACTTCTCGTCCACGCCTGCCAGTGCCCGGGACGTCCGGCCCCACGCCCGAACCCCTCAACCTGCCCGCATCCGGAGCCGGTGGGACGTCGCCCGGGACGTCCGGGTCGTCGGCCCTCGGGACGGTCGGAATCGTTGGTCCGGTGCCGGGGCCCAGGAGGATCGGAGGCCTGCCGATCGCGGCTCCCCCGCCGCCACCCGGGGCTCCCCCGCCGCCACCCGGGGCTCCCCCGTCAAACGGCCCAAAACCCTGGTTTGATCCCCGCGGCGCTTTTTTCCCGTAGAGCCGGTACACCTCGTCCTGCCCGACGTACCTCGCGACCAAGGTCATAAACGTGTTTTCATCAAGGTTGTGCGAGTTCCTTTCCGTGTCGGCGAGGAACTCCCGGATCTCGGCGAGCGCCCCCTGTTTGTTCAGGTGGCTCCTCAGCTCGGCGGCGAATTCGTAGTCGTTCTCTCCCGCGTACGTCCCGCCGATGAACCCGTGAAGCATATTCGAGACGAGGTTGTCGAGGCGCGCCTGGCCGAATGGGGTGTCAACATCGCCCGGCACGAGACTCCTCGGATGCACAGGCTGATTCGTAGCACCGGATAAGGGTCCCAGCCTGCCATCTATTAAGTTGAACGGTGTCGTATCCCGCCTACCGGTGAGCGGGTTGTACGGAAACTCAAAACGTCCCTCGTCCTTGTTCCATCGTCCCAGCGGCGTGTCCAGGAAGTCCCTCCAGAAATTGAGTAACGGAATTCCGTGTTCATCCGTGTAGCCCCGTATCGCCAGCTCTTCCCGGATCTGCTCGAGCATTTTTGCCTGCGCTTCTTTGCTGAGGCGTTGGCCGCCGTGGCGTGGCGCCTCGTTTGCAAGCCATCTGGCGAAGGCCGATTCAACCTGCGAGTCGAACTGGATGTTGAACATGTAGAACTCCCACAGCGCCTTCTTCTTTTCGTAGGGAGTCTTCAACGCAGCGGGGTCCAATACTTGCTGTAGTTTCTCGATCTGCTGCCCGAGGTAGGACACGGGGCGATAACCAAAGATCTCTCCGCTCGCGTCCTTTTCCGCGAGCCGGACGTAGTCTCTCCCGAGGTCGATTCGGTCTATCCACGACCCCGACGCCGGGTCGAATCTCTGGCGCGACAGCCTCTCCTTCCATTCGGCTTCTCCGTACCCCGCGGAGGAGGAAAAATACCCGAGCTTATTTCCCAGCCTCTGCGCGAAATCGTCTATGTGGCTCAACTCGTGATCGGCTGTGTGCATTAGGAAGGCTTCCCTTTTGGGGTCCATGCCGAGATGGTCGAAGCTGAATCCTGTGAGACTGTCCTTCTGGTATTGGCTGTCGGCGAACCACTTCGGGTCGATGGTGATGGTCGCCATGAACGGCACGCTGTCTCCTGAGTTAAGCAACCACAAGGGAGTCGCTCCGTTAAGGTGGTCTAGAGGCTCCGATCCGGGATTATAGGGAAACGGGGTCATGTCGTCGAGGTGCGGGCGTTCGACGAAGCCTTCGTCGCCGAAGAAGCCGGTCACGGCCGTGATCACGGACGCATCCTTGAGATTTGAGTCGGGGGCCGCCGACCTGTCGCGCCAATGCTTGATCCGTATAAACGTCGGGATCACCTCAGCGAAGCGCTTCTTGTGCTCGGGGTTGTCGGTTCCGTCCGGCAGCTTCGCTGGGCCGCCCGTGTTCAGCATGCCTTCCGCCGTCATGAGCATATACTCGGCGAGTCGTTCCGCCGCTTCTTTCCGTAACCTTTCCTTCGCCCTGTCCGACTTCTGGTCGAACATCAAGCCATTATTCTCCGGGGCGTGGACTATCTGCTCGACGATCGCCTCGAAGAGGGTCAGGTCATCCCTTATTGCGCCGTTGACGACCGCGGTGTCGGCCCCGCCCATGAAACTTCCGATGGGCCTGCGGTAAGCGTCCACCAGTGCGTTGCCCTGCGCGTCCTTGAAGGAACCCGTCCATCCATGGTGTCTAACGAACTGGTCAATTTGCTCCCCGGGGTGCGGCGCCCTTCCCGTTCGCAACTCGAAGTCTGCGGCCCATCGCTTGTGTTCGTCGGACCCAATGAACTCTTCGAACATTCTCCGTATTTTCTTTGCTCTCTCGGTTGCCCTTTTTTCCCGCTCTCTTTGCTTGTTCCTCGACACCAACGAACGCAGGCCGATAAATCCGAATCGCTCCGAGCGTCTGGCCGCTATCGTGTCGATCATGCCCGCGGCCGGGTCGAGGTCGTTGGGTCTGTCGGCCTCGTAGTGCGGTGTGTGCCCGCCCCTCACGCCGGTCAACCTAGCCCTCAGCCTCTCGGCAAGGCTCGGGCGCGAGCCCGGCACGTCGGGGCCGTCCGCGGCGTCGGCGAGTTTCTCCCTCGCCCCCTCGGCCCTACCGACGATCTCGTCGACCGGACCCGGCACATCAACCACGCCCCGGACCGCCCCCACGACGTTCCCCAGTATGTTGGCTCCCGGCACGTCGCAACCCGTCCCGAAGATATCGGTGAACCTGTTGGCATTGGGGCCCGACCCGCAACGAATCTTGTTCAGCTCGTCCTTCCACAGACCCCTGGCCCTGAGGATGGCGTCCATGACGTTCCTCGCCATGTCCCTAATCTCCCTGCCGAGGATTCCCTTCTGCTCGAAAGGGGGCATGCTCTTCGTCTCGGGCTCCGGGGCGAAGGCAAGCGCGGGGTTTACCTCGGGCACACCCAACGCTCTCAGCCCTGCGTCGACCACTTGCTCTACCCCGTACTCATCCTGAGAGTACGAGTCGTCGTTTATGTTTTTCTCGCACAGCGTCACGCTTCCGTAACCCGGCATCATCGGCGGGAGGGGGTCCCCGACCTCGTACGACGCCGCCCAGTCGAGGAATTTTTTCGGGATGAACGGGAGCATCCGCGCGAACGGCTCGTCTGGTAAATCCTCCCCGGGTGGTTCGGGCTCGGCGACGGGGGATCTCGATTGCTTGGGTTTCAGCGCCTTGGTCATCGCAAACGACGCCGACCCGCCCTTGGCGGCGACCGCCGTGAGTCGCGCGTCGGCCCAGGCCGAGTTGTGCCCGGACCCGTACGTGCCCGATCCGACGTCCCTGCTGCCGTCGAGGAACATGCGGTTCCTGGCGTGATCCACGAACGCGATACGCCCGTCCTTCAGGGCATACACGAACGTCGTTCCGTGTTTTGCGACCATTTTTGCGTTGAGCGGAACGTTGAACGGGGTTGGCGACATCTGCCCTTGATCCTCTATTCCCGGGGGCGGGATTTGACAATTACAAAACAATTATAGACGTATAGTTGTTAGCTATCAGTATCGTCGTCGCCCCCTGCGGCGTGGTTCCTTGCGCTCCGGATTTCCTCCCACTCCGTCTGGGCCTCGGCGAGGAACCCGTCGTCGTCGGCGGTCGCGAAGGACGCGAGCGCCGACCCTACGGCCTCCAGGGACGACCCGGGTTCGACCACCACGAGTATGGGCCTGGTGTCGGCGGCGTCGTTGCGTCTCATGCGTCCCCCCCGAAGAGTATCTTGCTTTCCCCGCCGTACGGCCAGTACTCCCTCGGCACGAGGAAATCGTGGACGGTCATCAGTTGCATCACGGGGACGTACTGGGTCAGGGAAACGTTGAACCGCCGCGAAGAATTCCTGAACTGGTTCCGTATGAGTTCCTCGATCCTCAGCTCGTCGGCCGTCGACACCCCCACGAATTCGGGGAAGACCTGGCCCAGCAACCTTGCCCTGGCGTCGGGCGAGGCGAGCATCTCCTGCAACCTGTCATAGATCGCCCTCGCGACCGACTCGAACAGCTCGCTGCTGTAATTGTCGAGCGTGGACGACTTGTTCTTCGTGTCCGCGCCCAGCCCCTCCAGCAGGATCTTCGACGCGAACATGCCGAGCTGGTAGTCTTGGTTGAACGCCCACTGCAAGTGCCCGTGGTAGGAGTCGATCAGATCGGCCGGACCCCTGAACGCTACGTACTCCCCGTGCCTGGTGAAACCCTGGCCCAGGTAGTGGTGGAAGAACTCGTGCAGGCCGAAATCCTCCTCCTCGCGGAGGCCCTCGGATTCGTCGTCGTACTTGCGCCCCCGGCTTATCGGCGAGTACCTCGAGGAGAACGCCTTCACGCCCAGCCTCGCCGCGTGACCCAGCACGCTCCCCGGTTGCACCGTGGCGACTTTGAACCTTGATGCTTTCGTCCAGTGTTCGTTGACAACGAAAGCCACCTCTGCGTCCGTCAGGCCAGCCTCCCTCATCAAGTCGTAGGCGGTTTGCGCCCACTTCTTCGTCAGCTCGCCGTGTCGCCTGGCGTGGTCCAACACTATTTCCGCCTGCTTCCTGACCATGGGGGCGAACCTTCTGGAGATGTCGTCGTCTTCCCTGATTATGATGCTCTCGAAGTGCGAGGTGTTCCCCCAGGACCTGTCCTGGTAGATCACGCCAGGTATCTTCTCCTCGGCGGGGGAGAAGGCCAGCCCCGATCTGACCTGCTCCGGCAACGCGTCGATCACGGCCTTGAGGAAGTTGGAATCGCCCTCGAAGTAGCTGAACGGGTCGAGGTGCAAGGGGATGCCGATCTGCGAGGTGTCCCACAGTTTCTGGGGCAATTTTGGGCCCCCGAGTATGACATTATGTGGGGCGAGTGACGCGGATCTGAACAGGATTGCCTCGTTTACCTGGTCCGCGTTGAGGACGGAGTCGGAAAGGTACTCGGCCCTCGCCCTGATCAGGGCGTTGACCGCGTAGGCAGTCAGCAACTCGTCGGCCGTCGGGAATGTGCCGGATATTGCGTCGGCGACGGCCTTCGGGCCGATCAGCTCGTCGG